GTTACGCTGAATCTCTTTGAGCTGCGCCGCGAACTCGAAAGTCAATTGTTCGATATGGTAAATCGGGATGTGAATCACACGATTTGGATCAATACCAAACGATTTCAGGTATTCAGGGGTAATACCGAATTCGGAGTCCAACAGAATACATACCGCGTCTTTGTGCTTCCGAAGGTATGCCGCAACCAACAGCAATGCAAAGTTGGTTTTAAAGTGTTTCGATTCCGCCGCAATCGACAGAATACCGGATGGTAAACCACCCTTGACCCGCCCACTCAATGCCACGTTCAAAATTGGCACGGATGTTGGGGCAAAGTCTTTTTCATTAAACAGTGTCGATTGACCCAGAACCGCGACATCATCGCGGGTCGTGGCTTTCAACAGTCTTTGCATCAAACTCGATTTTTCGCTCATACTTACTCACATAAAGAAGTCTTCAAGACAGATGGAATCTTTGTATTTCCATCCAATTGCATCACAAATTGTTGCTAGTGGTTTGATGAACGATTTCTCATACATCAAATTCCGATCCAAATACCGAAGCATCATATCTGGGTCCATCGCTTCCGGGATTCGCGAACCTGCGAGGTAAGCCATCGTTTCGGAACCGTATTTATTCGGAGTTCTCAGGCGAACCATAGCGATTTTCTCGCCTTCCTTGATCGGATCAACCCCGTCAAGTTTTGCAGCCATTCGGTTGTGGGCTAATACCCCTTTGATGTGCCCCGGACATTTGAATCCCGGTAGCAGACCCGGCAAGCTGTACTTCTGTAGGTTGTTTGCGGAGGAAACCCCAGCAATCTCCCTGTAGTCCACCGTCTGATAGTGTTTCTCGACGGTTGTAACCAATTGAATCAAATTATCCCGCTGTTCCCCAAGGATCATATCAATTGCATCTTTCAATGCAGTACGCACGTAGGCAGGGGTACTACCACGCTGGGTTTCAATGCCCATGATCTTGGTTTCAGGTTCCTTATAGCGGTAACCTTCCATATCCCACACCCAAAGGGCATAGCGTTTCTTCGCGATAAAGAACCCGGTTGAAGAAATCGCTTCACGCTTCATGTACATGACAGATGCGTAATGGTTCATGTAGGTAGCTAGTTCGGCGTACCATTTGTTCAACAGCGGCTGTACTTTCTTTTCCGCGAATTGATCCAACATGTTTACGGTGTCGTTGATCGACCGGTTAGGGTAGAACTTTTGAACCAAATCATCAAAACACACATAGCAAGAGTCGGTATCAATCGCCACAACCCGATCTTTCTTCGGGCCACCAATCGCATTGTTCAACATATCGTTGAAGTGGTTTGCAGACCATTTGATAATAACCTGACCGGTTAAGGTCACAGCCTCGGCGTTGCGAAGGTCGTAGTACCGGAAGAACGCGTTACCCAATGCGCCATATGCAGAGTTGATCGCGATCTTAGCCGCTTTCTGCAACAGGTCGTATTTACGAACGTCATCATGGTTACCAGCCTGCTTGGCCTCTTTCATCAAATTCTTGAACACCTTCCGCTGGTTGAATACATGTTCAACTACGGTTGGAATCACACCCCGGATATCTTTCCGGTAGCGAGTGCCGTTAGCACCGACCGAATACTGCTCGTTGTCCATCTTGACTTTGCCATTGACAAAATCATCGACGTTCGCGGTGTAATATTGATCAATGATGGTTTCGGGACTGATATTTAGTTGACGAATAATCCCCGGATACAGAGATTCCAAGTCGAACGACATGATCCATTTCCAGAACCCTACCAGCGGATCTTTTACAAACGCCCCCTCGAATTTCGATGGGGTATTACGGCGTTTCATCGGAACGACTTTCTTCAACTTCCGAAGGTGGTTGAAAATGATCGAATCCCATTGTTTGATAGGCGAGAACCCATCCTCAAATGTCATGCCCGCGTCATACGTCATGTACATCATGAGGTCAATCAGCAACAGTTTCTCGTTGATCCGTTTAACCAGATCCACGTCCACGATGTTGTAATCCAGATACCGTTGTGGATCGTTGATCGCTAATTCGACCAAAGAACCCTCAAAGTCCAGTTTGGTTTCACCTAATTCGATGGTTGCAATGTTACCCAACCGGAAACTAGAACGCGGCTCAAGAACAAACTTCTTGTACAGTTCAATGTAATCAAGCTGGGCAATGCCTAGCAATTTGATGATTTGACGCTGGCCGTTCTGGTTGTCCTGCATGGTCTTGATTTCTGTACGACCATACGGGCTCAGGGAATCCGCTACAGACTCACCCAGAACCATTGTGATACGGCGGTGCAGATATGGAATATCGAAGCTGTTGGAATACCAACCGGTGACGATATCCGGGAAATTCTCGCGCCAGTCTTGTACAAACTCTTGGAGCATTTCCTTTTCGTTGACAAACTTGTGGAACCGGACTTTCGCCAGCAACTCAGGTTTCAACGTTGATTTGGTCTTTGACCATGTACGATACGAATACACGTCGTATCGATCATCAATGTTGTCATACATCGTGATTGCATCAACAGGCCATTTACAGATTTCCGGGTCAGGAAAGCCGTCAGCCTTGGCGGTTGATGGGTCATTCGGATCGGTATAAGTTGCGGCATGAACTTCGATGTCGAGGTTCTTAATACGGACTATCTTGGTATCCGGCTTTTGATCGCCAAACACGTCGGAAATAAATGCGAGGGTAAAGTTGTCCATCCCATTGACAACACCGTTCGACACAGCTTGAGTATCACGGATGTAAGCCGAGGCTTCATACATGTTGTCAAAATGCATAGGCAACTGGTTTACACCGTAGATATCGGTATAGCCGGTTGGTTTGTTGGTGGGTACAAACAGGGTTGGAGAATAGTTGTACTTCTCACGGAACGGGATACCATTGTCATATCCACGCACAAAAATGTGTTGGCCGATACGGTCAACAGCGGTAAAAAATCGTGACACTCAATATCCTTGCAAGCGTAAGGGCGATGCATACCCAATTATACAATAAAAAAGCCGTGTCTTAAACACGGCTCTCAGTTTTATTTGCGCCGATGTTGTACTTGTAAACCTTTTTCCAACCACCTTCATTTGCTTCTGTGTAAGAAATAATCCTAAACAAGTTGCGCCTTTCGGATGTTGCTTCATTTGGGTTGACAATCCGGCAAAGTTTCCACTCTTGTAAGAGTTTCGCAATGTCGTTTCGACGTTCGGTGTCTTCTTCTGTCATCAAGGCAATGCGCCCATCCAGTTCCAGAAGTTCTTTAAAGTGGACGATGTAAACCTTTCCACGTTTGTTCAAAATATGACAAGACTGGTAAATTACCTTGGACTTGTTATTTGCAATACCAATTCGAGTCAGGGTTTCCCGGATCTTGGGAAAGCTGTCCTCTTGGCTCAGTTCAATTTCAATCATTGTGAAATACTCCTAATCACCGAGTATTTACAGCGTTCCGACCACCAATATTTGTCACTTTGGCCCGAAGGATTTGAAGTTGCTCCGTACTTAGTCGCTCACACAGTTCTGAGGCTTTTTGCATACTGACCTTGAAATAGGTCACCACGTCATCCAGATACTCATGCTTCTCGTTCTTTACCCACTTGCCATATCGCTTAGTTTTCCGAAGCCCATGATACAAATAGTCATATTGCATCTTATTAGGTAGCTTCGAATGCCTATTCAGAAATTCGACATACGGCATAGAATCTAACGTCGCGCTTAGCGTCCTGTTAATAACGAACGGCAGATACTGCCGTTCAATCTGGGGGCTAACCATGATATATTTCTTGTCGTTGATCGAATTCACGAAATCAAACGGCGAGAATTTCTCACTCACGAATAATCTCCATAACTTCGATTTTCGTGAAGTCCGGGATCATATTGCCATTAAAAATCAATCGCCATGTTCCATCCGGGAGTTCATCCAAGTGGATCATTTTCTTATCGGTCTTAATGGCAGTGACCTTCGACAGTTCCAATACAAGATCAGTACCTGTCAACTTGATAGCCCGTCTCACACAAATTCCACGTTGGTCATCAATTGCACCATCAACCAGTTCATGTGAATTTCGATATCCGGCACCCGGCTATACGCTTCCTGATTCATACCGATGATTTCAATCATGGTCGGAATACTGGCAGGCTTCGCCAAGGTATACAGGGTGTCGTAGATCGCACGAATGAAAGTCGGATAATCGCTTGCGAACTTCGGAACCAATGCCCGAATTTCGTTGAACTTCTTGGCTTTCAAATGCCCAATCATAACTTCGACATCAGACCCGGAAGTAACCCGACCTAAAATGCCTTCATCAATCACACCTTTCATCGAATAGGTTTGCAGCGTTACCAACATCGCCCGGTTGTCAGGGAACTTGCGTTTCACCAGTTCCGCCACGGCCATTTTGCTTTCAACCGTAATGCCTTCTTTAGCCAGAATGTCAAGGCAGCGCATAATCTGGCCTTTCATCATCGTAGCTTTCTCAGCTTGTGGAATGCTGAATTCGTATTGCATCATTCGACTACGGATCGGCTCAATGATCTGATTCACGTAGTTACACGTCAGAATGAATCGGCACGATACCGAGAATTCTTCGATGATCCCACGGAAGGCTTTTTGAGCCGCGTCAGACAGGTTATCAGCTTCGTCCAGAATGATGACCTTGCAATTCGACATCATAGAAATCGTTGATGCGAACTTGGTTACATCATTTCGGAACACGTCAATCCCGGACTCTTTAGAGGCGTTGATGAACAACACATCCGCATCGAGTTCGTTACAGATTGCTTGGGCTACCGTCGTTTTTCCTGTGCCGGGGTTGCAGCTAGCGAGAATCATGTTTTTGATTTCGCCGCCCGCAACCATCGCTTTAAAATCCGATTTCATCTGTTCGGGCAGAATGCATTCTTCCAGCGTTTGGGGACGATATTTCGTCTCCCAAAGCCAGTCTCTCGGATTAACGCTCATTATTCAGCCTTGGTAAAGGTACTGGTCTTGTCCAGAGCAACGTAATATTCGATATCGGTTGCTTCAAATTTGGTGATCAGTTTGTACGACACACCAACCTTGTAATCACCACGAACCATTTTCAGCAGGTCTACCGGAACCGACAGGTCGTAGGTATGGCCGCTCAAATCCGTGCCCACAACCACGCTATAAGCGTTGGAGTTCGGGTTCTTTGGATCAATCGCTTTCAGGACAATTTCATCCTTGCTGTTGCGGGTGATCGTCAGGGTGGACAGGCTCAGCGTAGATGCAGCCTTCATGATCTTTTCAAAGGTGTCTTTGGTTAGATCAAATTCGATATCAGCGCCGGGAAACGATACTTTTTTCGACGGACTAACAATTACATCTTTTTCAGAATACCCGTAGGTACACTGCGACGTACCACCAGTGATGGACGCGAATTCTGTTCCGAATGCGATATCAACATTATCGAACAGGTTGATGGTCGAAATGAAGTTGTTCAAGTCGTAGATGCCGCATTCAACCGGGAAGGTTTCAGGTACGATGGCATATGCGATTACAGATTTGTGGTTGTTCATGGTGCTGATTTCGTTACCGGCACGCAGAACAATCGACGGGTTGATGCCGCTGAAATTTTTCAGGGTATCAAGGGTGGCTTTACAGATTTGCATTATTCGGTGGCACTCTCAACGGGTGGGGCAACTGGTTTGGGTTTGGTCAGGGCTTTGAAATCCAGCTCAGCGATTACATCAAATGCTACGCCGGACATTCTCAGGTCGGTTGGCAGTTGATCTTTCGACTGGCGGATTGGGCCGTAGCCTTTAACGTGGATGGTGAACAGGTCTTTGTTCGCTACGATCAGGGTTTCCAGATACCGAGCTTTAACGAGTTCATCGATTGCTTTGTAGACTTCGAAGCGTTGGGCTTTCACCATCCCACCGACATTGGTTTTCTTATCACCGCGCAGCATGAACAACTGATCTTCGGTCAGCTTTTCCATCCAAGCAGCACGAACGGCGATATCGTGTTCGAAACATTCACTTTTGCTCATTACTAAAATCCTCACAAGAAACAGTTGGTTACGGCTGGTTATGTCAGCAATCATACACCGTAACCGCTTGTTCCTAAACACAATCGACTATTTTATTTCGATTCTTCAATTTCAGAAAAACGTCCGACTAAGCGCACGTCGATTCGTCGGTCAAAATCCATAGCGTCTAGCTTTTCGTTATGACTTATGATAAAGACCGATTCCTTGATTCGATCCAGAATCTCGACCAGACATTCGATACCATCGGTATCTGCCGCTGAGTCCATGACTTCATCCATGACCATCAGGTTCAACATCGAGCCTGTGCGTTGATGGATCAAATCCCGCCATGCGAACAGGATCGCTAGATCGATTCGGAATTTTTGACCCTGACTAAAGCTGTTATAGCTAAAGCTCTCCATCCCACGGGTCTTGATGGTTTCATTGAATTCCGAATCCAGCTCGAAGCTATAAGGAGCGCCGAAATCAGCTAGATATTTGTTGATCAAATCATTGACAACCGGAATGAATTGGTTTATGACAACCGATTTCACACCCGTGTCTTTCAGCATGGCCGTGATTACCGCATGGCAATACTTATCATTGACCAAATCATCACGTTGCTCGCGTAGCTGTTCACGCTTGGTTTTCAAGGCAACCAGTACAGCGGAATTGTCCTTGAATTCCTTCCCACGGATCTTTTCGATTTCCAATTTGATGGATTCGATTTGAGATTCGTACTGGCGGATGTTTGCGGATTCTACCGCCACGGTCTGTTTGAATTCAGCAACCTTGGATTGGATCAATTGATCGCGGGTCTGCACCTTCCGATGGGTTTCCAGCGATTCGGTGGCAATCGAGGTTTCAAAGCCCAATTGATCGATTTCCATATCCAACGCAAAGATTTTCTTGTTACGGAAATCCTGTTCAATCGCCTGAGTACAAACCGGGCAATTGGAGTTGTCAGACAGGAAGCCGCGCATCTTTTCAGCAGCGCCCACCTGTGCCCGTTGGTTACCAAGGGTTTGCATCAAAACTGCCATTTCGGTTTTGTACGAACCATCACTAACCGCAGATTCCAATTTCTCAATCGAGGCTTTCGATGATGCTACCTTGATTCTCGAACCACCCAGCATTTGATCCAAATCGGAATGTCGCACACCCAATTCAACAATCTTGGCGTCTGCTTGATCCTTGGATTCCGCCTGTTGCCGCTCAAGCAATTGATTTTTCTGTTCCAGCAAATCAATGTTGTGGTCAGCTTGGGTAATGCTGTTCTGGATCGTTGCAATCAGTTCCTTGTTATCGGCGGTCATCTTACTGAATAGATGTAGCTCTAGGAGGTCTTCAACGACTGTACGGCGGTCGGCAGTCTTCATCTGCATGAAGGGGGTGAACCCAGCCGTACCAAGCACCACAAGCTGTTTGAAGGTCTTGTAGGACATGCCTAGAATGGCTTTCTCTAGGTAGGTCTGGTAGTCGCCCACAGAAGCGTCTTCCGGGATCAAAATCCCCTCTTTGTAAATCTGGAACAGATTCGGGCCAATACCCCGGCGAATCTCAAATTCGGTCTTACCAATGCTAAACCACAGGTTGACCATCAGACCCTTTTTGTTGAAGGTATTGACCAATTGTGGCTTATTGATATCACGATACGGTTTGCCGTATAGCGCAAACGCCAACGATTCGACCAGAATAGTTGACTTACCCGAGCCGTTCTTACCGGAAATCAGGGTTTTCTTATGAGAATCCAATTCTATCGTGATTGGCTTGTTACCAACCGACATGATGTTCTTGGCTTCGATCTTAGTGAATTTGATCATTTCTGTGCGTCTGCTAGTAGTCCGGCCATGATACGTTTGATTTTATTCTTATCAGCATCGGTTTCTTCCAATGCATCAATATATTCGTCAACAATTTCATCGACTGTACGGATCGCAGACACGGTGATTTTACCCGAGGCTGTAGCCTGACTCACATCGATTCGATCAATTACCGAGATTTCATGCGCAACTGCTGCAATGGCTTCGATCAGCTTTTCGAACTTCTTGACATCACCGCGATTTTTGACGGTAATCTTGATGTTCATCCCGGCGTATCGTTCCAGTTTTTTTGCATCAAATGTATCAGCATCGAAATAGATACGACTGAATTTCGGCATGTTATTTGATACAAACTCAAAGCTGCTATCGTCGGTGTCAAATATCCAAACCCCGCGATCATCGTCCGCATCACCATAGGTCAACTGGTAAGGGGTGCCGATGTACTGGATATGCTTATTCTTCGAAATGGTGTGGAAGTGTCCAGACCAAACCTGAGAATAGTTATTCAGGAAATTTGATGATTCACCGGATGATTCGATGCCCTTGTAATACTCAAACCCAGCCAATTCAAAGTGTCCAAGGCAAAGGTTGCTGGCACTGGAATTGATGAATTCCATGATTTCCTGACGGTTATCCCGGCAGATCCAAGGAATCATATCAATCGCAATACCATCAATTTCTACAGTCTTCGGTTGGTTATAGACCGTGAAGTTCTGATATTGTGACAGAAGCTCTTGAACAGAGTTCGGGAATATATTTTCCCGTAGGTGCATATCATGGTTGCCCACGATCACATGCCATTCTTGACCTTTGGTTTTCGGAATAAAATACTCACGAACCAATTCCATCGTATCATGGCGGATAGCCTTCCGGGAATCGAAAAAGTCCCCGGACTGAAATATGTGTTTGATCTTGCGTTTCTTGATCAGCGGAAAGATGAATTGATCAAATACCTGCATCTGGTATTCGGCAGTCTCTTTATCGCCGTTGCGATGACCGAAATGCAGATCACCGAGTAGTAAAATTTTTGCCATTAAACTAAAAACTCACTTAATCCAATCGACTCGTCCGACTCTGGTTCGTCTTTGTCTTTGTTGTAGGAGAACGGATCGCCCTTGAGCTTTTCACCCATATCTTTATAGAATGAGTAATCAAACTGTATTGGGTTGCCGTCTTCATCAAATTCCTCAAGGTCGGGAATCGCCTCAAGGTAATAGCGGTACTTGACTTTCAGTTGTTTGTTTTCTTTCTTCAAACGATTGATGAAAGCCCGTTCACAGGTCTTGGTAATATAGGCGTGAACGTTTTTGTATTGGGTATCGTACTTGTGCAGGTATCGGCAGCAAATTTCAATTGCATCCCCTTCCATTTCCTGCTTCCAAGTGTAATTCTGAAACTTCCACAGCTTGGTTAGTCCATTAGCGATTGATAGAATGGCATTTGCAATAAACGGACTCATTTCTGCATCCGGGTTTATTGCGCGCCGTTCTTGCCATGCAACCATTTCGGCGTATAAAATTTTATTATCTACATAAGACATCAAGGTTCTCAGTTTCGGGGTGTATATCACATATAGTACCACAGTTTCAAGCCATTCTAAACAGAATGCAAAAAGGCCAGATTCAATCAAAACTGAATCTGGCCTTCTATCACACTTTCGTAGTGGAACGTCTGGTCAATTTAACCAGAACCGTTGAAGCCGTTCCCCAGCGGTATACTGGTTCTCGACCTCTTAGTCTTTTAATGTCACGATTTTGCCAGCTCTGATCGGTACGCGACCTTCACCCATGACAACCATTTGGTAACGGTCGTTTCCGAGTTCCATCAATTCTTTCCAATATGATTTCCAAGGGCCGGTGATTAGAAGTGTCCAACAACCATTGCTCTTGGTAATTCGATGATATTCGCCGTTTGGAATATAGATCAAGCGGCTACGATTTCGATCCATTGGTATAATCTTTTGATCGATTATTTTTTCTTCGATGTAGTTACCCTTGAGCAACAGACTTATCGAATTGAATGAATGGGTATGAAACCGATCTTGACAACCTGTACTTTCATGGAAGTGAAACAGCTTTATGCTGAATAGCGGCTTCCATTCCAGTACGGTTAGCTCAGTGACGTTTTGATCGCCATTATTAATAGCTTTCCGTTTCCAGAATACCATCATTCATCCTTATTTGGTGCCAGATGCGGGACTCGAACCCGCACGACCGTAGCCGGGAAATTTTAAGTTTCCTGCGCCTGCCAATTACGCCAATCTGGCAAATTTGGAGTCCAGTAGCAGAATCGGACTGCTCTAGGTGGATTTGCAATCCACTGCCTAACCACTCGGCCAACCGGACATGTTTACTATTACATCAAAATCTCAAGCACACCTTTGGCATGTTTGATATGACCACCGCGAATCAAGGTGATTGCGGTTTGCTTCAAAATCACATCAGCGGATTTTGAAGGCTTGGAATTCCTGAGAATCTTTGCATCAATCTTGTTCAAAATTTGATCAAGTTCGTTGTCTTCGGATTTGAATCCACGATTGACCATACGGGCCATAATGGAATAACCCTGACGAATACGTGGATAATTATCCAGATATGCAAACTGAGTTTGAAATTTGGTATCAATCACGATCTTACCGCCACGCTGAATTCGCGCATCGATATAATCGCACAGGTTTTTGGCTTCTCTCAGCCCACACCCAACTTCTTCACGGAACTGTTTGATCCATCGAATTTTGTCGGCTATGCCAACGCCACCATCGGTTACTGCGCTGATTTCATACATCATAATCTATTTCTCTCAAATTCGTTCCAAGAAGATTTCTTCTTGGTGTCGGTAAACATTATCGGTGTAGATATCCGCCAGCTCTTTTCTCAGGGCTACACGCAATACCACGTCCTTGGAGCTGCCTACGATAGCATACGCGCCACGGGATGTTCCACCATTTAATTTCAAACCTCTGGTAAATTGCATTTTGATACATTCCATTTCGGGAAAGTATTTCTCGACAATCCATTCCATCAAACTACGACTGAATGAAACCCGATGCAATTTATTGGTCTTTGGGTCAAATATTCCATAGACTAAATCGGATGATTTGCAATTACAGCTTACTTTCTATTCTTTCATGATTTTACCAATAATGATAAGGGACGCTGATACTAATCCCATCGGGGAATGTTCTTTTGTCCGGGTTTAGAATCAGGTATGTGATTTGACCATAATTTAGTCGAATTGGGTTGAACCCGGCTGCCAATCTAGTAGGATCGACAAAATAGAATTCAACAAAGCATTCGGTAACAGTATAGAACGATACAGCCCTATCATTCGAGCTAACCACAAACCGGTTCCCAGAACGGGATATCAATGTAGCGGCTAACGATGATTTAAAATCCGATTCGTTCATAGTTCTCTCAAATTTGGTGCAGTCTACGGGACTCGAACCCGTGCATAGGGGATTTAGAATCGCCTGCCTTACCAACTTGGCTAAGACTGCTTTAACAGGATGGAATTTTATCTACGCGCGTCTACCAATTCCGCCAACCCGACTCAATGTCCGGGTGGGGGACTTGAACCCCCAATATACGTCCGCCAAAAGGAATGATTAAATTGCTGTTACCATCCTAAAACCTTTACATCAAAATTTGGTGCCGAAATGGGGAATCGAACCCTTACCAACCGTCAGAACGTACTCGCTAGCAGTACAGAAAATTGAGTTGACCAACTGTCTCCTTCAGGGGAGCCGTGCGCCTTACACTACATCGACATTACTGGATACCGCCCGATTCACGCCGGGGGTTGAGGCCGCTGTCCTATCCATTAGACGAACCCGCACACGATGGCACAGGTACTGGGATCGAACCAGTATTAGCGGCTTGAGGCTGATAGATTGCTGTCAGTATCCAAAAACATGTGCCGGTGTCCTATGCCATAGTAGACGACCTTTCGGGCAGGAATCGAACCTGCATTTCCGGCGAAACTTTTTAATTCCAGTAAATTACCGATGGCTCAGACGGATTTTCATGATCGACCGTTACAGTAAACCCATAAGGCTCGGCTTTAAGGCGTTCAATCAAATCATCACCAATACCGACAACCAGTGAGAATTCACCTAGTTTCGCACGGGCTTCGATCTGATTCAGAATCTTTTCGAACTGAATCTTTCTCAATGCTGATTCAACTGCAACAGCATTCATCTTTTGCCGGGTAATCATACCGATTCCTAAAATTGGGGTGAACTGGAGATTCGAACTCCGACAACCGGGTCACAACCGGAAGACTGTATCCAGACAGTACGGGTCCACGATTAAGCATTTTGCTTTGTTTCAAGTCGCAGTTGCCGTTGACTTGAAACAAATATACCACGTTTTCATCTGATCCTAAACACAATCAGTCAAAAATATCTAAAATATCCCCAAGAGCCTCGAAACCAACGGCCACAGCTTCCAGAATATCCCAGTTGCTGCTAGAGGATTGGTAGGGTTCGGGTGGCTGATACACCGGCTTTGGTAGTAATTCCTCGTCAAGAGGTTGTATCAAATTCTCATCTTGTTCTGTCACGATTAGCCCCATGTTGCGTCAATTGGTTCTGAGTATTCCGATTCTATCACGATTTTGCGGTCTGACAAAAATGATACCGGGCCAAGCTGGATCGGGAAGTCGCCAATGTCATAGGAAAGGGTGATATGTGGAATGTAGCTAGGGTGATCCCACGTTCCGTTGTGGGTTTCCATCAGATCCTTGTGTCGAGCTGATAGAAAGTCGCAATCGTATTTCAGGACCAAAGCATTCTTACCGCTCTGGGTCTTGAACACAGTCAATTCGAAACAATTCGTATTTGACGTAGGAGCTACCGGGTATTCGCCAAACGGAACATAATTTGGCAACGGTACGCGACTATAAAGAAGGGTACTATGGAATTTGTGTTCCGGTAGTGGATTTGGGATCATCAGGGTTTCTTGTAGAAGCCGCAGATCCCGGATCGTGTACTGGTCAAATCGAACCCCAGCATACGTTCCGCGAACCCCTTCGATTAGGAAGGGGAGCATTTCAATAAAATTCAATTATTTTACCCTACCAACCCAACGCCCGTCCGAATCCATCACAAGCGGTTCGAGAATCGGCATCGAATTGATGATTAAACCAGTGCCGATAATTGGTCGCTGGATATTGACGTTGTTGTAACTAAATGCTAGGGAATCATCATCGACCAGACAACCCACCTGTAAGCCCCAGTAAAGGCCGGTAGCGTTGCCCCAGTACCCAACACTGAATGAGTTGTGATAATGGCCCTGCACCGCGTTCATGCCCATCTGCTGGCTTAGTTGAACCACTTGCGAGGTTTTACCGTGATGGAAATAGCAAAGCTGCCCATTCGGGAGTTTTACGGTTAGATCAAACGACCATTTCCAGTTCGGCCCAACACCCAAAACCTCGTTATAGGATTTGATGTAATGCTTAGGAATGCCGTTGGTCTTCGCCTTACGCCACACCAAGGAACCGTGATTGGATTCAATGATGTCCATCTTAGGGAACATTTGATACAACTTGGCGATGACTTCCTGACTCTTTTTCAGTTCATCACCGGCAGACATCAGGTCCGGGTCATGGTCATGGAAGCTCAGGGCGTGTTTGTCTAGTTCATCACCGGTACAAATTACGCGGGTAGGCTTGTATTTCTTTTTCAGATATGCAAGGAACTCTAGAGCGTCCGGGTGCTGATACGGGATATGCATATCAGATATGATCAAAATGCGATCATTGTTTTCCATTGCAGCATCAAGCTTGCGAACTGCAAACGATGCATTGGCGATTTGAGTAGGCTTACCAAATTCTGTGCGTAGGAAATCAGAAACTGTTGACTTTGGCTGTCCAACGGTTTCGGAAATTTTACGCCACGAATAGTTCTGTTTAGCCAGTTCAATAGCCTTTGATTTCCATTCAACCATCATTGTCTCACTATTGGGTTATATTGTTTATTTATGGCAATAAAAAAGGGAACCGAATGGCTCCCTTTATTGAATGATCTAATTATGATCGTGCGATAGACGCGGCTAGTGCCCGGTCAAACTGTCCCGGATAGTTGCTACCCAGAAATTGCATCACGGCTGGAACGCCGGATAGTTCGTTTGTGGCGATGATTGAACGAATCTGATCTTCGGTAAGCTGTTTTGGCAACAGAGTTTCAAGGACTTCGTTTTCTTCGATAAGCGTCGGCTGCGCCCGGTGTTTAAGGCTATCGGTATTGGATTGGATCAATTTCTTGACGAACCCAATGGTATCGGTATCCGTGAAATCTTTCGACTGGCTACGGGCCTTCTCAGACGCCTTGTCCAGTTCACCCAGAAGCACACCCAGTACAGTAGCGGTAACAGTGTTCTTGGCCTTACGGGCATCAAGTCTCATTGTTTTCACTTTATCGTAAAGCGACATAATCAATTTCTCATTAGATGGTAGCGGGGGTTGGATTTGCACCAACGTTCTCTGGCGTATGAAACCAGTGAGATACTACTTCTCCACCCCGCGACAATTAGCGTTTGGACAACACATCAACCAGACGACGGAACTTATGTACGATATCAATCAATTGTTTAGCCGCTTCATCATCGATGTCAGCGAGCATCTTTTGTTCAATACCTTCGAGGCCGAATTTCATTTTAACGAATTCAACCCCACCATCCGCACCACCGAATACATCAAGTATTCGATTGATATCATCTTTAACCGACATGCATAATCCTAATTTGGTGTTCCCGGTCGGTAACGATCCGACTACCCGTTGCGTGTAAGGCAACCGCTCTCCCTTTGAGCTACAGGAACATTTAACAGGTTACAATCTTGGTTTCTGTTCGTAGTAGAAGTTTGGATTGCTGTTTGTAACCTAAATTGGCGGGGGTAACAGGTAACGATCCTGTGATACCGATTTCAAAGACCGGTGTGATACCATTTCACCATACCCCTACAAGCTTTAATCGATTCTGACGTAATCAGGAATATCCTGAATGTATTTCTTGATCAGAATCTTTGCATGGCTTTTAATTGCACCGGCAAGTGCAAACCGATATTCGGCATCCAATTCTTTTTCCAGAAGGTCGGCTTTGGTAAACCTAACTTCCAGTGGAGTTTTCGCACCCTTTCGGACTAGGAAATCCCCAGAAAATTTTGCGTCACTGACAGTACCTTTCATGACAAAATGGGCAATGCCCGTTCTGTGCCATTGTACCTTGACAGTTTTTACATCAAACAACATTATGAGTCGAAACTACACGAACCTGAATCGGAGCTTGTAGAACCAGAGTCATTTCCACCACAACCAGTATCGGGTGTGTTGTAATATTGAGTCGATTCGAAGAATCCATCAGTTGCGAAAGGTGTTGGAGACGACGGCGAATATTGACGACGGCGTTTCTCTTGTTCACGTTTAGCGCGTTCTCTCAGTTCTTGAACTGTAGGCATCACAATTACCTGTTTAATTAATTTTGGCGGATACAGTAGGTATCGATCCCAAACCCGTTAGAGTCCAAACGCTTAGCAAGCGCCGCTGTCACCTTGACAGATCAGTATCCAAGTTATTCGATCAGATTTTCAACCGCATCTAACATATACGTCGATTCGAGATAATCCAGTTTATTTTGGTTCACAGAGCAAACCATTTCAATTCCGTATTTCTCTTTCAACAATTTCCCGGCTTCGATGGCCTTTTGTAGAAGGTCCAATCTTTCAGCTTGTTGTTGTTCGCGTTGTTCTGGGGTAAAACTATCGTTGTACGCTTTGATTCGACCAGCACACAGATGGATTCCGGTATGGTCACAGTAATCGCATTTCATCACTATTTCTCACCACGTCGATATGAATTTCGAACTTTCAAAAATGCCTCAGCATATTCGAACGCCATACCAGCCGCCACATCAGGCGATTTATTGGATTCTGGGGCACATAACCGAGCTACGAAAATTTGCAAAGCAATATTTTCTTTAACAGAAAGTTGTTTGATATCAGTAGACATAGATATTCACTAAACTGGAGGGATGTTTTCATGGCTTATCATGAACTATTAAACCCGGCATCAGGGCATCCCATTGTTCGGAGCAATGTCGCGGAGTCGAACCACGTTGTATCTATCTGTCCGGGCCAATTTATCCCAGCGTTTAGGAAGCGATCCGTTGGCAACTTAATCAGGTCATCAATACAAGACCATTCACAAAGCAGAATTTGATCCAGTGTTTACTAAAACCGCAGAGTTGATTGCCACTGGAAGGGCGCGGTAAACCTACATATGTTTGGTGCAGATATCGGGGATCGAACCCGGATCGTGCGGTTGAAAGCCGCGTGTTTTGTCCATTTAAACTATATCTGCAAAGCTGGCTGCATATACTGTAGTTACCAAACCAGAGTTAGGATTCTCTGCTGGGAATCGAACCCAGATAGTTTTCGTCAAAGGAAAGTTTAGTATATTGGTTGCTGTTAGCAGCCGTTCCTGTTTTTGGTGCCCCCTGAGAGACTCGAACTCTCACGCCTTTCGGCACCGGATTCTAAGTCCGGCGTGTCTACCAATTCCACCAAAGGGGCATTTTGAAATCTTTAGCTAGATGCATCATTCTTTAATTATTCAGGGGTATCCCCAGATCAATTTAATGTGTTTGCTGTTAGCATCTAAAACCGTTGTACATGTGTTTATTTTACCATGTTTGAAACACAATCTAAACACATTTGAAACATATATTTGGTGGAGCTACCGAGATTCGAACTCGGGTCTTCAACGTGCAAGGCTGACGTATTTCCAACTTTACCATAGCCCCGTGGTGGTTCTACCCGGCTTTGAACCGGGGATCTGTCCTTATGAGGGACTTGGTTTTCCAACTAGCCTATAGAACCAGAAGGCTCCAACGTAACAAAGAACCAGTCGATGTCAGGGGATGAAGCGCGATCTTTGGTCCCACTATGAAGAATTGAACTTCGATCTATCGGTTATCAGCCGATTGCATTACCATTATGCTATAGCGGGTTGTATCAAAATTTGGTCTTCCCGGTCAGATTCGAACTGACTCTATATCGTCCCAAACGAAACGTGCTACCGTTGAACACTACGGAAAGAAATTAGACAGGATGGCACCCTTTAACTTTTGTATCGGAGGTCAATTTTCGATACTCACACAGTTATTACCCACTGTTCGGTTTAGGATTCCGCCTAATCGGTACAACTGGAGCCTAAACGGCGATCAGTATTTTTGAGGTTTTGCTGTATTCCATCCTAAATTTTGTAGGGTTAGATAATCCCTACGACACGACACTGGGGAGTGGCTGTGTTCTGTATCACTTGATATTGGATAGCAAGTGATTTAATTCTGCTTGTTCCTGTGCAATCGCACGTTTGACATTGTTGTCATAACGGGTTTGCATCGCATCTGGGGTCATCAACACCACATCTTTTACATCAAATGTAGGCCGAAGTTTCGACTTCATGATGATAGTTCCATCAGCTTTCATGATTCGACGGCATGTAAACGTACCCGCCCTTGAGCCAGCGGCTTCTACAACAAAATAACCTTCTCGATCATTCCAGTGATGGTTACAGTAAACAACGTTTCCAATCTGTATCATCTATTTATACCAGTGTTAACAGGTGGGCACGGATATTTTCGGCATGTTCCAAAGCTTTCTGGAACAGACTTTCAGGATCAACCTTTTCAGCATTTTGAGCGGATACCGCATAAGTGGTCTTTGAATTCTTAACGATCAAATCGTTAGGCTTCATCACCCGTCTAACTTCAAAAGTCAGAGTATTATGCTTTGGGTTGTCAGTAACCTTCACGACCTTACAGATACCGTCGCTGGATTTGTACCCGGAAGTTACCCGAACCAAATTCCCGATTTGAATGTCTTTACCCAAATCAACCTGATACTGCTTGGCCTTAGCTATCGCTTGTTGTTGCTGGTATGAATTCATCAAATACTCACAAGTTAGTTTGAATCACCGGGTCAGTTACGCAACATCCTTTCGGACACCCAATCTTACAGGGCTTTACCGGCTAGCTGATTTTAGGGCTTTCGCCTTCGATTCAAATTGGTTTTGAACACCGGTACTGATCCCGGCTTTGTGTGATGCGACAGAAAACCCACACATCTACAGGGCTTCTACTGTCTTCACCCTTGCAGCACATCAGTCTGTGCATTGTTCAAATTTGATCTATCCCGTATGGTCTTTGCCGGGTTATTATCCCCATACGACTTCCGACGCCATGACCAATAAATTGGCTTAACCGCTCGCTTGGGCCGAAGCCCGGATAAATTTTGTTTGAGTCTCGTTGACTCGGTATGGATCAAATACCAAATTCGTCACAGACCAATTGGGCGGTATGATCACTCTCGTTACAACTCGCCTGCCATCTTTCCTTTATGGAAAGTCATGGAGACTCAAAATTGGTGCCGGAAACAGGACTCGAACCCGCAACATCCTGATTACAAAACAGGCGCTCTACCATTGGAGCTATTCCGGCGATTTAAAACTGTGTCTCATTACAAAACGATTCATCAACGTATTAGCTAATGGATCATTCAGTAGATTCTTAATCAAGTCTGGATTCATCGGTTGGACCGACAGAATTTCTCTTGCGAGTTGTTCCATGTCCGGCATATCAACCACAACCTTGACTGCATAACAGCAACCACGATGTTTGTGATACAACATCCGTAAAGATCCAAACTTCCACTCAAGGGGCTTTCGATTTTGAAAGAACGGCTTATTCAGCTTGCTCCACCAAATCTTATCAACTCCGAAGTGCATCAGAGCGGCTTCGTAAAACCGTTCTGGGATATCTCTGTGACTGAGGATCATTTCCCACGTTTCTCTGTCAGTGATTTAGCAAAATTGCATGGCGAACACATGGTTGTGGTATTGCCGATATTATCAGCACCACCGGCAGACCGTGCCAAGGTATGGTCATGGGTAAACAACACCTCAGTACCATTTACATCAATTCCCCAGAGATTCAGGTGATATGGAAAATCACCGGATTCGTGGGATGGACGTTCAACCGCATAGAACTGAGCTTCTAGGCCGCAGGCCGAGCATTTGGTTCCATGCTTGTAGAAGGTCTTCAATCGAGTACCTTTACTAAAAAGCTTGACTCGCTGACCAAAATACTCAGCCTTGGCGGGTGGTTGCTTACCCGGCTTGATGATTCGATCATACTCGCTATCTTGGGCCAGTCGAACCGTTTGGATGTCAACTGTACCGATGCGGTGGTATACGCTAGTCATTTCAGTATCTCTGTTTGGGATATGAATCAATCATACCACACTCGAAACAGATTCTAAACACTTTTGAAACAAATTTGGTCGTGGGGGCCGGACTCGAACCAACGACCTTCGGCTTAGATGCCGATGCTCTTAAAAACCGATAACGACGTGATTGTTCTCCGGGAAGCAACGCCCATCCTTCAAATCACACCCCGACTGGCTCCTAGCGTCTAATCCCCGGTGCGCTCTCCGGCTTTCAACATTCGGGATTTAATCCAACTGAGCTACCCCACGTTAAGTCATGGTTTTACAGTCCATGAACTGAATCTTGCCTAAACGGCTACCTGATACTAAGTCGGGGTTCCCAATAAAGGGGTATCCAACAATGGCATCAAATTTGGCTCCAAGAACAGGGTTCGAACCTGTAGTGACCTTACGGTCGTCCGATTAACAGTCGGGTGCGATACCAATTCCGCGCATCTTGGAATGTAAACTTATTTAGTGACTCGAAAACCGACGAACCACAAATCAACTCGGACAAACCAGTTACCATCGTTCAATCCACCACCAAGGCGAATCATTCGGTTCTTGCTATCCATTGGAATCTTTGTCAAGGTCATATCAAATCTCTGGGTTCAAATTGACAACTGTGTTCGATAACATATTCGACACCCTGTCTATCGTAGAACTTAACCCAAAATGGAGTTTCGCCAACTTTATACACAGAATGTGCAACACCTTCTACCCAATGACCAGACCGTCGCCACCCATCTAGGACAAGTCCTACTTGATGACGTTTGCCATTTTCAACAAACGCTTTACCGACAACTGGGTAATTCAATTCAAGCAATCGTTTATCAAACATAAAGCTCTCACAATAAATTTGGTGGAGTCTGATGGAAATGCACCACCGTCTTGCAGTGTCCAATGTTATCTGCTGCTTTACTAACTAAGCTAAAACTCCTTGTCACCCGATTCTTACACTTCGGGTCTAGCGAGTGTTCGTTACCTTAGACATCGGGGTATCGAATTTGGCTCCGGTAGTAGGACTCGAACCTACGACCTGACGGTTAACAGCCGCCTGCTCTACCAACTGAGCTATACACGGAATTGAAATCATTACATCAAAATTTGGTGGGTTTGAATGGAATTGCACCATTGACGCATCGGGCTTCGACCCGACCGCTCTACTAACTGAGCTACGCACCCAGATCCGGGAAGTTAACCACTGACTAGTATCGCGGTCTACTTCCCTGCTCTGTTACAGATATCACATTCTCATTACATCACCGTTCCAGTGATGGAGGGATTGCACCCCTGATATAGCAACAGCATTCGTGTTGATCGTTAGATCGAATTTGGTGCGGACGGATGGAATTCAACCAACACTGTCACCCCGCAAATGGGGCTGCCTCTACATTGGGCTACATCCACTTTGACCACTGTTCTTTTAAACTGCATACGTGGGTCGCAGTACATACTGTCACCGGCTGTTGCTACACCGATTGGGCTATTGATCCCAAAGCCGCTAAGCCTTTGATGGAATCCCTTGACGCGCCCTACTTCGCCTATTAAGCACTACAGCATGTTTGGTCGATTGTTGCGGATTTGAACCGCTGCGATGATTGACGAATTCACCGTCTACCCAGCCCCGGTCAGGGGATTCGTTACAACCGTTGTTTGGTGGTTCATCTAGGAATCGAACCTAGTCTGCTTCCGCATCGGGTTACAGCCGAGTGACGCGCCATTTGTCATATGAACCATGTTCTATTTAGATCGGAGCAAAAGGCTCAACAATCTGGAATTCAAAGAATTGGTGGTTAGCCTTCGGTGAATGATCGTCGCGACTTTCATCGCTATCAAAACACCACGCCCATCATGCGTACAACTAGATATGTTTAGTTGCCACTTCCCTGTTGACGGCAAGGGTCAGCCTCCCGTTGTCAGCGTAGGACGGGTACACGCATTTGATAGAACCACTATCTAATTTGGTGGGGTTGGCTGGGATTTAACCAGCATTCACGTTCATAGCGAACGTTGTCCTAGGCATTAGACGACACCCCCGTAGTTAGCGCCGGTAAAGGCTTAGTTCGGGTCCGGCGTTGCAACGCCTCGAACTCAGTATGCAATAACTGGACACTTTGTCAGTCAACATTGGTTCATATAATGTCGAACCTATGAAAACTCCATCGGATGGTAACGTCACCCACAAAACCGCCGAGGTTTTATCGATAACCTGAAAACGCCGCCATTTAAGGGTTGGTGGACCAACCGACATATCCCTATATGTCAGAGGATTTCACTGTTTACCCAGTGAGAATTTCGTGGATTGTCGCAGATTCGAACTACGTTCCATAAAGATACCCTTCTAGCTAGTGATATCAATTGCTCTGACCAACATTGAGCTAACAACCCATTAACGAACTGGCTGATTAGACCGGTGATAATTCCCATATCGCTATTTCAGATACTTCGACTAAAACCGCATACGTTCTCATATGCACGATTGATCGAACCAATCGCAAGCCCCCTTTGAAATATCCCCTCCGGTCAGGACATCTATTTAACGTGCGATGACACAGCTTTCGAGGAATCACCCTCAAAATTGGTAGGTTGTGATGGATTCGAACCACCCGGATTACCAACACAAACAAGTTGCGTTAATAATGCTGTCCCTCATAGCAGACAACCCATAATTTGGTGCGGCTTGCTGGAATCTAACCAACATTTCCATTCAGAGCGAATGGTGTCCTAGGCATTAGACGAAAGCCACATATCGATGATTGGGTTCTATTGGTGATCATCAAACCGCAAAACCCCTGAACCTTTGGGGGTCAACGCTTATCCCCTTGGGCGTTGACAGAAACCAGTCGATACCCGAAGGCGTTAGAACTGAGGGAGTTTCCATTTGGTGGGTCGCCCGAGATTCGAACTCGGAACCTTCCGCTTAAAAGGCGGATATTCTAACCGTTGAATTAGCGACCCATGAAACTATTACATCAAATTTGGCGACTCTAAGGGAATTCGAATCCCTCCTTCCTGATAGACAGTCAAGCGTGCTTTCCGCTAACACTATAGAGCCATTTTAACTGGATACCGTCTTTATCTTTCAAGATTAAATGGTTTGAAATATATTTGGGTTTGCTGTTGGTATCCAAAACTGGTGGGGCTGGCATCCGCCATCAATAACCCCGAAAAACTTTAATTACATGCTGGAGCTAATTGAGCATCAACAGTCTGTAGAGCTTGGCGAACCGCATTTTCAATCGACAACTTGCTGCTGGTTCGATTCCCGCTACCAGCGGAATAAATTGCAGCTTCGGCCCGATCAACGATCACGAAAATCTGTTGATTGGTTATTTGCCGATGATTTCGTTCACATCTACATTCGCACATTATGTTACCATTCTATCACAAGTTGATGGGGAACTAAACACAATTTCAAAATTCTTTTAACTAGTTGCCGTTTTGGTTTCTTTATCCTAGAAATTTGTATGCTGTTGGCAACTAAAAACTGGCGCACCCGGTTGGATTCGAACCAACATATATCGGATTAGAAGGCCGATGCACATCCCTTGTACCACGGATGCTTTGTACTTGAATCTATTCTACCACTGTTTCGGGTCAACCTAAACAGTTTAGGATTTTTGTTTTGATTCTTTTTCGGCTAGCCACTTGTAGTAGAAACCACTACCGGGCACAACCGCGATTGCGTATTTCTTCCAACCATCAGGTTCACGACCTTCGTGGTATTGGGAAAAGAAACCAATATCAAAGCCGGTAAAGATTATCCACACAACCCAAAATAAAATATTCATCAAAATTCCTCAAAATTTGGCGGTGCATAAAGGATTCGAACCCTCACCGGCTACTAACCAGTGGCGACAGATTTCAAGTCTGTTTGCCCCCTTGGGCGCTACACACCAATTACATCATTTTCTACGAATTGAAATAACCAATTCGTATTCTTCGGTCAGGGTGTACTTCTGACCCCTGAATAAAAAGTCCGCTTGGCACATACCAGCCAACAGAAAGATTGGTTTGATCCATTCGATATTTGGCTGGGTAGTGACCTGCAAAGCATCACGGATTTCTTGCAATTCAAACTGCGTCAGGTTTGTTTGAACCTGCGCCAATTCTTTCGGAAATGCCATTAGTGCAACCCCAGAATTTTGTTTCGGTGGTCAACGTATTGTTTCTTACGTTGTTGTTCAATCGTCAAGGTCTGACCATGAACGATACGAGTCTTTACAGACTTTTGTTTCGTTTCTTCGGTCAAGCGTTTGATTTTCTGAAACAGACCATCACCGATAAGCATCGTGCTTCGCTGACCTTGATAGTCAACCAATACTCGATGTTTCGTGCTAACACCGTAGCTAGCGAATGGGCAACCACAATTCATAATATGTTTCTCACGATTTGGTCAGAACGCCCCAAGACGCACCACATGGCACAGTAGGGATTCCAACACCGTCAAGTTGTTTTGCAACCCATTCCATCAATTGAGCATGGCTTAATGTATCAAGCCATTCCCGGTTCCGATACATCGTACTGGCGATCTGGAAGGTTGCATCAATTATATGCTGTTTACTTGGCATGTAATTCTCACAAAGAATTTGGAGCGGAAGACGAGACTTGAACTCGCAACATTCTGCTTGGAAGGCAGAAGCTCTACCAATTGAGCTACATCCGCAAAATAGAAAGCATGTCTCCCGACATTCTCGCTATCCGAATACCCAAGGCGTTTAGGTATTTGGTTAACAAGTCAGTTTCGCATAACTTGAAGCTTTGCGACCGGCTAGTAACCGGCTTGCCCTGACTTGTGAATCTACTATAACACTGTTTCGATTCAATCTAAACAGAATTACAAAATATTTTTAAATCTTGGTTGGACACATGGTTGATACCAGCTTGGCGTGCATTGGATGAAAAATCGCTTGAGTTTGCCCAATAGCCACTTGTTCCTTCGGCACCTGATATTTAGCTACAATCAAACCTTCATCTGCGAGCTTTCGTTTCCAGTCATCCTCGGAAATCCAATCACGCATCTGCTTTTTTGATGCAAACCCAAACCGACATGCCCGGTTGAATCGAATTTCCTCTGCGCCCAACTCGGTCTTTTTCAATTGCAGCTCTAGCATCAACCGATTATCGGCGGTTGGGCCGGGGTGCTGGGTTCGAGTGGACATTTCCTGATGCGCAAAGCTGCTAGAGAAATACATTCCGAGACGGCTTTTTGGGCATTCAACCCGGTAAACAACCATTTGATCCATTCTGGTCACCCATGATTTTGTTCGTGGGGAGGATCATACCAGATCCGATTCTGTTTTCAATAGTCTCGGAACAAAATAATTTGGTGTGCCCAGTCGGTAACGATCCGACCTCTATGGCTTTTCAGACCATTGCTTTCACCATGTAAGCTACAGGCACATAAACAGAATGCATTCAATAAGACGGACTCGAACCGAAATCTCCCAGTCATCACGACCAGACGCTTTACCGATTAAGCTATATTCCCAAGGATTGGCGGGAAAGGATTGAGTTTGCTGTTAGCATTCTAAAATTGGTGGATCAGGTAGGGATCGAACCTACTTCGCCAGCGGCATGGGGTTACAGCCCACTAGGACTACCTGTGTCCCGTCTGATCCGATTTACATCAAAATTGGTGCGCCAAGAGGGATTCGAACCCACAACTTCCCGATTCGTAATCGGGCGTTCATCCATTTGAACTTTAAGCGCAATAAAAAAGGGAACCCATTGCTGGATTCCCTTTTTGAAAAACGTTATGACGGGTTAAAACAAATCCCAGTCAATCTCTTTCGAAAGTAATCCATCGTATTCTTCTTGCTTGCCGAAATCAAAGGCAAAGCGATCCTGTACCGGATATCCAGCATTATTCAGGGAGCGTTTTGGGGAGGTAGTCATTGCAGACATTTTTGATTTCTCAGTAAGAAGTTTTTACTTGGTATATGTATTTAGCGATGTGTTTTTCAAAAATTCGAAAATAATTGAAATATTTTAAAAATATTTTTTATCGGTGTCCAAATAGACCAGCCAATCGGCCATCATGTAACCCAAACGATCCCGTTTAGACCATGCGTAGCCGTAGTTTGCGATGTCTCTGGGGCCATGTAACCACATCACCCGTGTCAGTTCCTGCATTTCATTCGAAATCAGCTCATACGAGCTTACAGAGCGTTCTAGCAGGTCATCCATGTATTCGCCTAACCAAGTTTCACCACGGGTGGTGAAGTATTCCTTGTAGCCGATCATGAATTCCACGAATGTCAATTGCATCAAATCACCTAAAGGGTGGGTTGCCCCACCCGGTAAAGGATTACCAGTCGTAGCGTTCGATGTTCACGGCATCCAACATCATAGACATTGGAGTCATTTCAGGAACACTCGAATTCGCCAGAACAGCTTTCATGATTGCAGGGCTGAAACCCGACAGCATGGCAGTGCGTCCGGCACCGAAAGTCACTGGGAAATTCGGTTGGTTGGCAGCAACGATCCAGAAAATGATTTCAGGACGTTTGTAGCCATGCTTCGCGTACATGTTGTCGATCATGATGTACGCGGATTCTTTGCCCCACTCGCCACCTTTCATTGCAGAATTGAACTGCATGTCAGACCAAAGAATGATCTTGGTTGGCATATCGGAAGCCGGAACACGGTTTTGAACCGCAGTTTCCAGAATCAGTTTGAACGTTTTTTCCAGATCGGTAGAACCACCCCACGGTGCAGATCGAGTGATGCGTACACGTTCTGTCAGGCTACGTGCGTTGCTCAGGTCGATCAGACGAGGATTGCTATCGAATGTCAGGAACTTGTCTTTGAACGCGCCTTTAGAGCGTTCTGCAACATACATACCCAACGACACAGCAACTTCCATCGCGGTCAGGTTGTCCGATACCCGAGTGTTCATCGAAGACGATACGTCAACGATTGCCAACAGGTTTTCGGTCGATTCTGCCATGTAGTCAGGCAGAGCCTTCCACTGTGCATCCGCAACACCCTGAATACCGTTCAACCCACGAATTACATCATATGGGAAGATCGCACCGGCATTGATCTTGGTTTTACCCGAGGCCAGACCGTCGATGTATTCCTGATACTGCTCAGGGGCATTACGATGGAACGCCTTCTGGTAGTTCTTCGCAGCCAGCGACGGGATTTTACCGAATTCAATCTGATCCCATTGCTGGGCACACATTTGCTGTTCAACAGTCTTGGACAGACCGACGATCAGTTTACGGTATTGACGCTCGGTCAATTCAAACGAATTCATGAAGAACCGGGAATACTTCTTGCCTTCACGCGGTAACCATTTTGCGCAAAGCCCATTCTTCTCAACCAGAGCTTGTGCGAAGGTTTCGGCAATGATGGAATCGATATGCAACGATTTACCGATCAGAACAAACAGGTCATCCCAACGGCCAATTTCAGGAACCTTGGCGATCAGTCGAACAACCAGATCGGTATGCCCACCATCGGTCAGTGAAACCAGAAGCTTACGGAATGTGTCACGTTCACCGGCACCACCGCGAATGTCACGCGACCATTGCAGAACACGCATTGCAATGTTCTGGTCTTCACGCAGGGCTTTCAGGAAAGCCGGGGTAATGTCACGGGTACGGGCGTTACCAATCTGTGCGAACAGATCAACACACGCATTCAGGGACGATTTCACAGCGGCCATGCCGTTAGTGGTTTGGGTCAGGTTCTGGTAGCTCATTACAAATTCCTCACAATGGATTCAATATATTCTGTTTCGATGTGCAAAGCATACCATGATCGAAACAGATTCTAAACACTTTTTCAAATTTATTTTGGTTTGTTGCGACCGGCAAAGCTATCGGTCTGGGAATGGCAATTAGGACACAGGAACCGAAGGTTAGTCAACCGGTGGTCGTCATGGATACCGTTGATATGATCCAATTGCAGAGTGATAGGTTTCCCGTTCCATTCTGGGCCAAGACCACATTCAGTACATTCGTATTGCATCAAACCATCGCGGATGATTCGAATTTTCATACGATTGATATTCGTGTACGCGGAATTCTCCACAAGAATAGTGGATAGCGGCTGTGCTTTCGCTTGGGCGTTTGCATGTTGGGGTTTGAAATGGGATGTCGAACATTTTAGTTCGATTAGGCGTTTCTTCAAAAGCTTGGAGCTTGTACCACCACGGGGAGATAGTCCAAGCTTTTGAAGAACCTCAGTGTATGAGGTGCAAGACGCGACCAGTGTTAGAAACTGATCGTCGGGAAGTACATAAATTTTATTCATGTACTATTTAGTTGGCAGGTTAGCACGGACTCGAACCGCGAATAAGTGATTTGGAATCACTGGTGTTGCCATTACACTACTAACCTAAAGACCGGCCACGATTGATAATATGTCATTCCTGACAGGGCCGGTGTCGAAGCTGGGGGAGTCCGAAGACAACAATTCCTGCTTCTGTACTTCTATTTATACCACAAATTTCTCAAAATCTAAACAAAATGCAAAAATTTTGAAAAATATTTTTCAGTACCATTCCCACATACGCTTGGCTTCGTTGGTGTACGACTCCAAAACGACATCGAAATCACCGGTACGCATTGCCTGACCCAGTGCCGCTTTATGTTGACGTTTCTGGCGAAGCGTATCAACACGGTGGTAATAGCCGGGGCATTTGCTACGTGGTCTGTAATCCATGTGGTACTTGCGGATTTCCAGAGCGGTGTATTCTTCGTAGGTGGTCTGATCGTCTGCGCCGTCTTTCCAGTACAGATGTCCTTGGTGATGTGGCATCGACCAGTAGGAGTACCACTTACGGTTTTCGTGACAGATTACACCCAACCCGATGTAACGATGGTATTGGCGGCTTGGTTTACCGCGACGTGTTGTTCTTGACATGCGTATTCTCTCTTGAGAAGTTCGGGATTGAACTTCAAAATCGAGAATAGTTGTCGTAAATGAATTTGATCAAATTATCCACCGTGAGCGTTTAACCAACAGGTCAGTTCGGAACGACGTACATGCTCTCGGCATGTCACCGCGCCATTATCAATTTGATACATCACGTATCCACGCCCGACATCTTTCGCATTCAGATACCCGGCAGTGCTATTCAAGGTGGTAGCATAGCGACCAGCCGCACTTGTCCCATCCGCATCACAACCGACCAATGCGATTGCCATAAGGCAGATCATTGCAATTCTTGTTTTCATTCTACTACCTTGACTTCGATTGAACTGAATGAATGGGTTGAATGGCCGGGGCCATCCCATTCATCGGATTGTAATTTGAACGTCAACGAAACACATCGAGGTTCAACCCCCAGATCAGCCGCGATCAATTTCTTGATGTCTTCGGCATTGAGGGATGCGGTGGTGGTCTTGGTGACCACAGAGCTTGCTTTGATCAGGCTCATACGAAACACATCTTACCGTGACCGGTGCCAGATTCCTTGACACACTTGTGAACCGGGCGTTTCCCACAGCTACATTTCTGTCCGACTGGTTCCACCACAGTTCGCTCTTGGCGTTTCTGCACAACGATTTCTGGTTTGTTCTTCATCGAGTTTGCTTCCGGTGTTGTTTGTACTGGCGAATCTGTTTCGCTTCGGCCTTACCCGGTACATGTTCACGGGTAGCCAGAACCGATTTAATCAAATTCACATCGGCTTCAACAGCTTCCCGCTGTTCTGGGGTTGGTTCGCCATACAGACCATTGATCAAAGTCATACTGGCACGGGTGCTGCGCAGTTTATCAATCAATTGGCGGGTGTGCATCTTTTCTAACGATTGCCTTTCCATGAGGATGTATGTTGCCTTTTCTTGGGGACAATTTGTTCGATTTTTGCAATCATCGCGCAGAACTCAGCTTCTGTTAGCGTAATCGAACCGTGTAATTTCACATGACGGATTTGATCCCGGCATTGCTGCCTGACCGGATGTTTTCCATCAATTTTCATGTTCCACCCGATAACCCTTATTGGATTTGTTGTAGTGGAATTTGATTAAATTGCCGTCAAGATCGTACCGAACATTCCCCTTGCTATTCAGGGATTGCAGGTTTCGGCGGTTACGCTCTTGCTGGGAAATCTTTTTGGATTTCATTCTGGTAGATACCCGCAGCGAAGGCAGCGATCAAATTTATGGAATTCCACACGACCAGTGCAAGTGCCCATGAATTCCATCCGCAAGATGAACTTGTGCCCGAACAAGCGACACATCAGTGGGAAATGCATTCAACAACCTCCACCGGTTCGAACATCACCATATTGAAACCATGCCCCGGTACACCGTCCAGAAACAGAAATGTGTTGAATGGGTTCGGGGTATGAACATAGTTCACGGTGTATTCGGTATCGGCTTTCAACAGTCGATAGCCTTCCGCGATTTCCCCGGCATGGCCGAATTGACCAATGAATTTTACTTTGGAACCTGCCACGATTGGGGTATTCATTCTACAATCTCGAACATGCAAGTGTTGAAATCGATGTGCGGCACTTCTACCAGATACACATCGGAAAAGTAATCACCCATGTCGATGATATCCAAGGTATAAATTTCATCCACGGTCAGGTATTTGTCTGCACGGAATTTATCAGATTCATAACCACCGTTACCCGTGAATCTGATTTTGTCGCCATGCTTGCAATGAAGAATTGACATAAAATTCTCACGAAAAATGGTGCATCGGAAGGGAATCGAACCCCAATCCTCACGGTTATGAGCCACGCCGCTTTACCAATAAGCTACCGATGCGTTTATAATTAGATCAAACCCGTAACAGGTTCGCCGGTATCTACAGCATCAAGCTGCTTGGAACGCTCTTTGACGGCTTGTACCAGCTTGTCGTCATCATCCAGTGCATCAAGCAACATCCACTCTGATAGACGACCTTGGGCGTATCCCTGAGCCAATCCATCAATTTCAGATTGGGTGAACCATTCACCACCAGCACTTGTGTAGACCATTATGATACAACCTCTTGACGACCCCAGACCAATGCATGGGAATCCCAGTAATGTTTTGCCCGCATGTATTCGTGGTTATCACGAATCGACAGGTCATCAGGTTCCTTTTCGGCCATACGACCGATATAGGCAGTCAGCAATTTATACTGATCACCGTTGCGCTTCATCACAACCGTGATGTGGCTGCAAGGTTCCGGTTCCCGATCCAGAACGAATCGAGTAGTCCAAGGCCGACCCTCACGCTGCGCATAGACAATATCATCAAATCGATCTGTCTTTACACAATCGGTTGTGCCAATGACCCGGCCCATATCAATTTCTTCTTTGATGACGGATTGATTTCCAGTGGTGATGCCGCTGATAACCAGCCCCAGATGTTCCAGCACATCGCTATGCTGCTTCAAATGGGATACCGGAATATCAACTACAACGCCATCAGCGGATTTCAATTTCATTTTGATAACCTACGCATTCTGTTTCGATATGCGTAGGTTATCAACATCAGGCAGGTTCTGCAACCCTTTTTCCAACTTTAAATCGCTTGCCAGCTTTCAGGGTGTCCCGGTCAGCTACAGTCGATCCGCACCATGCCTCTGGTTTCAGTTTCGGTTTGAATCCGAATGTACCCATGACATACCCAACCGCTTCTTTTACAGCGCAGTTGGATTTGTGTGCTTGGTCAGGGTTTAGATCCAGATGGATTTCAAATGGGCGCCCTTCGAGGTGGTCAACAAGGTGGTAAGCCATTTCAACTGCTTTGTAGACCTCGTTCATCAGTCGGCCTTTGATGTTTCCATACCAAGGCTCGACTTCGATCTTTTTAAAGACTCGACCACCATGATTTCCATCAAAGTGCAAGCAAACGACAGTAACGTAGACAACCTTGTTCTTCACTCGCTTGGAGTCGGCCCCCACATAGATGCGGGTAGACTGGCTGGAAGCTTGAATTGCATCAATCACTTCCTGTACATCCAGTTCTTTCAGGGTATAGGTTTGGGGCTGTTTCTGTACTGCCATGCTATTCACCGCTTCCTTATTCGATCCCTAGATCGATTCTTTAGAATTCTTCATTATGCTTTCCAGATTGTTGAATTCGGGTTTTCATACCCGAGTTTTTTACGCAAAGCGAGTATGTCCGCTTTGATGACATCCGCATAGATTTGACTCTTTGTATCAAATCTATCCGCCATTGCTACGTCAACCAATCGATTTTCGAGGCGACGTAGCTGATATTCCTGTAGCCAACGTATCATTCTGTTTCAATATCCACTGTCTTGACAACCCAGTCCAGTTGCTCATAGAGCGCTTTCAGGGTGCTATTGTTGTCGATGATGAATTCACCTTCCAATGGCTCAAGGCCGCGTTCGGTGATATGGGAATCACTCAAACCGGTTTTTCGCTGGATGTGAATGATCGTACTGTTCAAGCCACGCAGGAATTCTATTTCATGGGGCTGTCTGCAATCTGTTACGACTACATTATCATAGATTAGCTTCAACCTAAACAGATCCGATTCAAATTCTTTCAACCAGATGTGAGAATCGATTAAATTGACTCCGATATCTGTTCCGATGACTTGCATCAATCTGCGAATGGTCCATCCGTTGAAGTCGTACCGGGTTAGATCAATTTGTGGGTATTTATTTAGATCATATCCGAAATCAGCGAAAACCTTATAGGTGGCTTCTTCAAAATCGGTAGAGTCAATGTAAATGATGAAATTATTTCGATCAACGCCATCACCGAACACATCAGCTCTTGACATGTACTCAGAAAAATGTTTTGCCATAGATTCTTTGAATCCAGCGGCTAAAGCATATGAAACGGAATTGGGAATGGTTTTCAATAGATGGGATGCAGCCGTGTCTTTGCCACAACGGGCTTTGGCTGATAGGGTATAGATGTTCATTGGTTTTAAAACTCCTAGATGGTTCATGCGAACCTGTATAGAAGTATTTAACAATGATTTTTGGAAGGGTTCTGTTGGGCCTACGGCCAGCATCTGCGATGCTAATCTATTGATTCTATGATAATGGTATTGATTGTGACGCAGGAACAATCAACCCGAAGGGTTATCTAGAAGCTTCTAAGAGCTTTAGAAGTATTGACGTTTGTTGGAGGCGTAATTCTCCTAAACAGGAGAAAAACGTAAAACGAATTTGACTATTCGTCATCGTACATAATCATGCCAGATTCCCATTTTTGGGGGCCGGGGTAACGCTATCGGCTCTTATATCTGTTCTCAACGCTACGGAACTGCATCAAATCGGGCATGACCAATCTTGAGGCAGGGACAGTTGTATCTGTTTCACAGAGCTGTCATCCTAAAGGAGAATGAAATTGTTTAGGCTTCCAGCTAGAGGCTGATGATCACCCAACTCCAATTTTATCGGAATGACCTTTTACACAGCATTAGCTTGCATCTTCCACATCCAGCGCATTATAGTCACCTTTTGGAATTGATGCAGGAATTGTCAGCGGTATCACACATCCCGCTGTTGCCGTGTTCTTCTACAGTTTGCATTCACTACAGGTCGAAAGTGGATGGACTGCCCGGTAAAGGGTAAGATTTAATCATTTGTGGTCGGTAGTACGTGAACCGGGTTACCGCCCCGGACACGTCCCTCGAAAGGGAATCAATTCATATGGATCAGTTATACCACATAACCGACCCATACCTAAACAGAATTGATAAATTTAAATTGTCGATCCAATCGCGATTTCAAGATCGTAGGTATCGTACATGAATTCAACCACACACGTCAACGGTGATGGGTCTGTAACGGTTACATCATATGATGGACCGCTAAGGCGTACAGGGTACAGCCTGTTGAACGTAAACACCTTCCCGGTAGGGCTATGGTTGTTTGTCATGATGTGGATCGCAGCGGTGCTTTCAGCTTGGTTGTACAGGTTCGTGGGTTGATTGGCGTATGGATCAACGATTTCTTTGATCCACTGCTTTATCTCTACCCAAGCCTCAAGGTCTTCATCCAAAAGGAATTCTATCCTGAGTCTATCGTAATTGATAGCTGTACCTGCGATGTTCCACGATCCCACTTTCGGACTCGATGTTGCTTTGGCCGTACTGATATTTATATCAGGCAAATCGAATTTTTGCACTTGCCAGTTAAATATTTTTGTGTCGGCCTTGTGAAGCACAAATTTGTGGTTTGTGCTTGACAAAGTGTTTTGAATCATGCTAGGACGAGTTGTCATCGTTTACTCACTTTGTTGGGGTGCCGGGTGTTGTTGGAGAACTGGTTGACAATGGCGAGGTTTGAACATTCGTGGTTTGGCTATGGTTGTTACTCACACTGGTTACGTTCCCATTCGCAGCACGATTCAACGTACCGGATGCTTCCGCAACTTCCGCTGATTTTGCCCCGATCTGCCCGGTTTCCTGTTGCGACATCATTCGATCATGTTCCCAAGGGTACATTTCAGATGATGCTTTGAATGAACCCGGTTTGGCTGGGTCTGCCGCCATATACATAGCCTTGTCAGCGTAACGACCATTCTGCTTCGCATATTCGATTTGTTCCGGCGTTTTGTATGATGGGTCATCCTGAGTACCGTTTTGCGCAGCAACACCATTCGCAGCTTTCAGATTTTCGTCCGGGTCTGCCCCATTAAGGGTTTTGGGTTGACTATTGCCGCTAAACCAACTACTGGCCGATACCGCTTTATATACCCCATACGCTAACGCACCAACCGCCGTAACAATTGCTGCCCCGGCTAAAATCTCGGGCAATGCCGCCGCAATAGTTCCCGCAATTGCTGTACCGCCAACTACCGCCGCCCCACCAACCGCCATAGCCGCCGATCCAAGTCCAGATACTGCGGAGCCAACCGCCGAGGCTGCGGAACCTGCCATAGACATAACCATCGATTCCTCTTGGGCATCTAATTGTTCTTTCTGCAATTTGATCATGGCATCTTGGTTTGCCAGTTCTTTAATCCGGTCGGCTGCTGCTGCGGCAAGTAATTTCTCGCTTCTACCGGAAGAACCATTAAGTCTAGCGACATGCCATTTGATATTGCCAATGTCTTTCGCCATAACTTCGGTTAACTTGTTATCCCCACCACTTTCTTTCTGTTGAATAAGTTTCTCAATTCTACCAACTGTGCCATTCTGTCTAGCAGTGTGCCATTTGATATTACCAATGTCTTTCGCAACAGACTTGTTTAGTTCAAGTGAGTTTTCAGCAATTGCAGCATTTTCTTGGGTCAGGTAATCAATGCCATGAAGGTATTCAAGCAATTTTGCATCGCGAACTTTCCCCGGATCATTTGATTTCTGATCGTGCATCGCATCGACAACTTCCGCCATCTTTTCGACAGTTTCATGGAAGGTTTGAATTGCGGGGGTCATCGAGATAGAAGTTGCCTGCATATGCATTGCAGCTTCGGTTAGCTTCTCAACCGCTACGGACATCCCACCGCCAGATTTACGTGCCGGGGAGCCATCCCCACCATGTTCCTCTTGTCCATCGTTCTTTTTATTGGCTGGTCCTAATCTTTCAGCGGCCTTTTCTTGTTTCTCAGTAAGTTTGGCGCGAATTCTTTCCATCCGCTCCATTTCTTTGATTTCAAGTTTCCGGCGAACAACTAAAGTCTTTTTATATTGTTTCCGTTCGAGGCTTGCATTCCCCATTTTCTTACCAAGGATTTTGAATATCGCCCCGGCAATTGGGATACTCCCAATCTCTTTGGCGACAAACCCACCGGCTGCCTTACCGACAGCGCCTAATGCACCCCCGGCTGCCCGCTTAGCAACGCCACCAGCACGATTAAGCACCGACTTCTTGGCGTATCTACTGTTTCGTTTTAATTCCTCTAGGATGGCTTTGTCGGCTCTCCTAGCTTGTTTCTCATCCAGTCTCTGGTTTTGTAATGCGTGGGCTAAATCGCCCAACACATTAACCAGACCAGACTCATTGTCGTTGTCGGCCATTTCTCATTCTGTCCAGTCGTTTCTTTTCCGAATCCAGCCATTGCATAACTTGGGTAATCAAAGTTTTTCTTTCCCAAGGCATCATTGACTCTAATTCGGATAGAGAATATTGGTGGTATTTTTGCAGGTCGAAGTTGGTTTTCATGTAATCACCAAGACTATCTTCGGCCTGAGTTAAGAGAAAAAATCGTTTAGACCTCGCAGTTCGATCTTTGCGGTATGTCCACATTTCCGACATGCAAAATCTGCGTGTCCGGTAACCGATGGGATATTGACAAAGAACGCAATAACTTGGTCGAAAATATTTTTAGGGAGTAATTCCATCAATTCAAGGGCGTCTTCTGTGTTGTAGTCTTCGCCATTATTCATAACAACGCCATCGGCTTTGTAAACAAAGGTCAGGCATTCGGCATAGACTTGCATCGTGGCTTCAATGTCGTCTTCGGCAACTCCAATATCATGACGTGTAATCTGTTCGAAGTTTGGGTACTTCAATATCAGTTTGTCGATGGACGAGGATTTGACTTCGATGATCCCAGTCTGAATTTCACTGGTGGACACTTTAGCTTCTTTGAGTTCGACTACCACACCGTTTGGCTGGTCGCAAGTGACTAATTCACCTTGTTCATTCGTGGTTTGATTCCCCTCGGCATCCAGTACAGGATTTTTGCACAGGTAGAACGATTTGGATTTGGATGTACCGGTCGAATGCATGAACAGTTGGACGAACATGTATTCAATGTCAAAACTTGGTAGTTCGCTTACTACAACATCACCAATGGTGATGCAGTTTTGAATGACTTGACTAACCGCATTCACAATACCTTCGAGTTTGTCACCTTCAGATTGTTTTGCGATCAGCAAAAGTTTTTGTTCTTTGGTTACAAAAGATCGTAGTGTAACCATCTTTCCCAAGCTAGGAACTAAACATTTGAATGTTGGTAGCGAATCTAATGCTAGGTTGGCAAGTTTGCCCATAATAAAATACTCTTAAATGATCTTGGAAATGCGTTTGATGGAATCGTACCAATGCTTGGCTTCGGTAAAGATATTCCCGTCACCCGAATCCGTGGCTTCTTTGGTTACAACATTCTTGAATTTGAATTGAACATCGAATGTCGCAAGCTGATTGTTATTGTCATATGACAATGCCATATCCGATACACTAACTGGATAGGCTTCTGCAATCTCAGTTTTAGATGCCATGTTCCCTTGGCGGTCGCAGAATTTGATATTGATGTTTGCGACGTAATCCTCATAAAACCCGAATTTGAAATTATCCATATTACAGGCTTTGTTCATCCAATCTAAAAAGAACTGACGCTCTTTTTGGGATGGTGTTACGATGAATGTCATTGACATTAAATCAAATTCACTACCAGTTACTATGCTATACGGGATCTGGTTTGAATGTACATCTGTTGTTGTTAAGGTTCTACCCGGAACGCCAACATCCTTTACATACATCCCCAAATCATATGGATATTGTAGGTATTTATCCAACATATCCCCCAGTCCAGCCGCTCGGATAATCTCAGGGCTAAAGAACCCAGTTAGATGTCTGTACGGTTCGGCTCTCGCCAATACTTCTTTGGATAAGGTGTCTGTGATTGATCGGAATATGCTACTACCGGTATACCCATCTGTTGTTTTAATCTTAATACCAATCTTGCTTGGAAACTCGACCTTGAACAAGTTTGCTCGTCCAAGGTCGTCTTTCAGTAAAGCGGCTCTGAATTTGTCGATATCGATTGTTGCCATTAGTGTGTCTTCCCATCCGCCCAAACTTTCCGTGCAGAAAAACGTTTGCCGTCTTTGTCCAAGAATTGTTGTGTTGGTAGATAAATTGCGTTGGCCCAATACATTGGATTGATTTCCACCATATGACCCTTGATCCGTGATCGAATATATAACTTGATCATTTTATCAGCACCCGGATAACGTTTAACCGCATCCCAGTTGATTTTGAAATATGCTTTCGGTCCAAGGTTCTTTTGGCTTAACATTGCTAGGATTTTCTCCATAAAAGCCTGTCTGGCCTTCGGTGGGAGGTAGTGAAGGTTCAAACCCAATTGGTGGGTTGGTGTCACATCCAACATGATGATAAGCGGGAATCGATCCCAGTACGGGAGTGTCTTTTTGTACTTTGCATCATATACATAGGTGTACATCTTGCCCGCTTGTAGTTTCGGGGCAATCTTGGATTTCGGGATACCTTCTACAGTCTCCTTGAACCATTTGATGCTTTTGTTGTTCTTCTTAGCGTTAGGTAGGGCGTCCATTGCAGCCAATGAGGCTCTAAACTGGGCTACCTTGTCAGGCTCTTTACGAACCCTTGGTTTTGTTTCTGCCATTATGTTGTCAGAATCCCATATTTGCGGAGTGCTTTTTCGGTCAGCACCTTGAATATCCAACTGCGTTCATCTGCGAACTTTTTCGCGGCGATCCACTTGTCCCGATTCTTCTGGTAAGTGAATACTTCTTCTAGATGTCGCGCCTTGGACGCTGGGGTAACTCGTTTTGGGGGCAATGGAACTTGGGTCTGTGCGTAGGGTTTTACTTCCCACAAATAGATAATCCCATTTTCAAATTCAACCCAGAAGTCGATGAAATACCGATGCATTCTCTGGTCCATTGTATCCTTGTATTGGATTACAACATCCTCCGAATTCCATCGCTTGACCAATGGTGAAAAATCTAACCACTTCATAACAGCCAATTCCCAAGAACTACGATAGTGAACTTTCTCTATGTTGCCCTTGTATTTATTTCTGTTGGTCGGTGTATATCTCCCCCGATAAGTCCCGGATTGTGAACCGGCCATATACAACCTCATAAATACTATATTATTACTTATTTATACTATGGTGAAATTATGCCGATTATACCGTCCATCAATCAACTAGCAGGTGAAGCCTCTAAAAAAGTTTCCGGGCTATGGGACGACATTACTGGTTTGGTCGGTGGTTCTGGAAACGACACCAGCAAAACTAAAGGGAAATGGATGTACCCCCTGACATTGCAGGGTAGTCACCACACATCAAGATTAGTTTTCAATGCTACCGATGCTATTCAGGGTAATGAGCCAACATCAAGGCGTGCTGAAATATTCGGGAGTCTTACCACAATTCGAGAAAAGAATATCGGATCGGTATTTCTTTACATGCCAGAACTTGAAACTTCATATACCCAACATTTCAACGAGGATGGTCGGGGGCTTCTATGGGTTTTTAACAACGCTATTCAAAAGGGTGGTGGATATGACCATCTGATTGGACAGGCCGGGGTTGAAGGCGCGAAAGCTGTGCTTGGATATGAAATGAACAAACATGCCCCAAGTCTGATGAAGGATTTTGGTAGATCGGTATGGAACCAACACAATTCGGCAAACTTTACTGGTACAGCCCTTCGTAAGCAGAAATTTACGTTTGATCTGCGTCCGCGCAATCAAGCTGAATTGGTTCAAATTGCCGGGATGATTAAATTCTTTAAGGCAAACTCGGCCACCAGTGCGGTATCTAACGATTACATCCGCGTCCCTAGTCGATGGTATATCGAAGAAGTTGAAGCTTCTGGGGTGTCCAATCGTATTATCCCGGTGTTCAAATTTGGTCCTGCGTTCCTAACCAGTGTTGAAATCGACTATACCCCGGATGGTACGTGGAAAAGCTTTGAAACCGGTGATCCAATTGCGATTAAGTTGACATTAGAATTCATCGAAAACACTATTGTAACTCGCGAAGACATTCAGGATTTTAATCTATGATTTTAGATAAATTTGGATCGGTTACATATGAAGGTTATACAATCCCAAATCTATTTGTAGATTTGGGATTGTCATATGACCAAATTAAACACCTATTCATTCATCGCCAATATACGATTATTGGCGCCCCACGCCCAGAACAGCTTGCCTATAGCCTATACGGCGATCCTAACTTGGAATGGGTTCTGTTGCTGATTAATGGGGTTATCGATCCGTGGCACGGTTGGATTCGCCCGGATGATGTGATTCGGGCTTATGCTGAAAAGAAGTATGCAGATTTCGGCGGTGCCGATGCGATCCATCACCATGTTGACCCGGTAACCGGGGATATGTATTACAACGTAGTTCCAGAAACTGGGGTAACGTTCTTTTACGATGGTAGTGAGTCGTACAACGCTAGAATCAAACATAACAGCGTCGATCCAGATAACATCAAATGGTTCAATGTCTATGATACAGCGCTGGAACACATTCAATTTATCGGAACCCTGATCCCAGTGACTAACGTTGAATATGAAATGGACAAGAACGAGGAACTTCGAAAGATCCTCATTATACGCCCCGAAGACATCAGGGTGTTTGTAGACGCATTTGTGAGTAAACAGAATGGGCGTACCTAATGGTTTAAATCAGCCTCAAAATTCCCATATCATCAAATATATCAACCTGATCAACTTTCAGGGTGATAAATATGACATTTCAAGAGTTATGCAGAAACTTTCTATCTTTGAAAGTTTGAGTGGGCAGTTTCCATATCAACATGGAACCATCGCGGTACTTGATGATAATGGGTTACATATCAATTTACCGATTGTTGGTCAGGAATGGCTTGAGGTTTCATTTCAAACCCGGTTGGATGGTGGTGCTATCGGGAAGACTGAATTTGTAAAGAAATACAAGATTACCAAAATTCACAACCTACAGAAGCAAAAAGACAACAACAACCAACTTCTGGTTATGGATTTTGTGTCGGAATCACAATGGCTGTCTCAATCTAATCTATTTTCAAAGTCTTATAAACAAGCTCTTACGTCGGATATTGTAACCGACATAATGACATGTCTTGGGTTGACCGTAGAAGTTGAACCTACATTACACCCGCGTGACTGGATTATCCCAAACACAACTGCATTTGATTTTATCTATAGATTGTCTAACGAATCGACATCCAAAGACAACTTGTCCAGCGATTATAGATTCTATGAAAATCTGAATGGTTGGCATTTCAAATCGATGTATACGATGGGTAAAGCTGCGTTCACACAACGTATCAACGCCAACATTGATAATTTGGTTCAGTTTGATAGGTTGAAGGCTGATCAAGCTTCGAAAGGTGTTCATTTCGATTTGATAGATCGGGTTGAGGGTGGGTATCAGATTACCTTGGATGAAATTGATACAATCCAGAAGCGAGCTGTTACCTCCCAGATTGGGTATGACGACTATGTTACGGCATATCCGACGATGAACCCGGAAAAGATTTACATCGGTTCCGTCGCACCAGAGTATCCAAAGGATATGCACTACCGGGTGCAACCGGGCAATTCAGTTTACAGCACCAACCGTGAATCGACCGTGAATCAGCGATTGAAGCGGATTATGAACCGGACATTGCTGAATTCAACTGAAATGATTGTGAAAATTCCCGGAAACATCGATATACAACTTGGTGATACAGTTTATTTCGATTTCAAGTTTGGTCCTGACGTGGATTTCACTAGTTCTGGTAAATATCTAATTTCCCAAATTAAACATGAAATTACATCGAAAGATTACTACATGACAGTGAGCATTCGAAAAGAATCGAATATCAAAGGTGAGAAACGTGAAAAGTAATACACAATTTGAGTTGAATTGGTTCTTCGGAGTTGTCGAGGCTCGTAATGACCCACTTGAAATGGGTCGTCTACGGGTTCGGGTTTACGGCGCACATACCGCCGATAAAGTAAAAGACCAGTTCAAGGGTATTCCAACCGAAGAACTGCTTTGGGCGCAAACCATCAATTCTGTGCAATCTGCATCGGTTAGTGGTGTTGGTATATCACCAAACGGCCCTGTAGAGGGTTCTATGGTCTTTGGGTTCTTCTTGGACGGCCATCTATGCCAGCTTCCGTATATCCTCGGGACAATTGATGGAATCCCTGTAGCCGCCCCGGACAAAACCCAAGGGTTCAACGATCCGAAGGGGGTTTACCCGAAGTTTTTGAACGAACCGGATCTAAACCGTCTGGCACGATCTGCTTTCAGAACCCATAGGGGACTTGCATCAAAAATTGCAGCTCGGATTACAGGTATCCCAACTGCCGTGAATAGTGTAGCGACTACTGGGGTACTAGGGTCTACAGACGCCCTTGGTCCGAAGTGGGATGAACCGGCTGCGGCCAACAACACCCGCTACCCGTACAACCATGTACGCGAAACAGAATCGGGTCATGTTGAAGAATTTGATGATTCGCCGGGTGCTGAAAGAATGCATTGGATGCACGGTACTACCGGAACCTATGAAGAATGGCAACCGGATGGTTCTGTATCCCAGAAAATTACCGAAGATCAAACTATTATTGTCGTCGGTGGTAGAAATATTCTGGTCGGTAAAGATCAAACCATAACTATTTTGGGTAATGCAAAGATTCTGGTTCAAGGGGATGTGCAGGAACAGGTTAATGGGGATGTAACTAGATTGATTAAGGGTAGCCTATCTGAAAAGATCGAGGGTAATTATACTCGCGATATTCTGGGTGAATCATTTGTTAACACCCAAGGTAACGTAGTACAACGCGATGGCTCCAACAGAACAGAAGTTGTTGCCCTAAACAAAACAGAATCGATTGGGATGAACAACTCGCTCCAAATCGGTGCTAAAAACTCAATTCAATGTTTAGGCGACTGGACACAAACCGCTGCTACCAATTTCACCCATATTACCGGTGGTAACAAAACCGATATGGTTGGTGGTAGTTACAGTATCAACGTTTCGTCTGCATACGGCCTAGCCTGTGCAACATTCAGTGTTGGTGTTTCCGGGGCCGCAACAATTGATGCAACTGGTCCGACCGCTATTTTAGGTTCTCGGATCGATTTAAACTAAGGTGATTTATGTCAGCTTGTAAAAATTTAGACAGCTTAGTTGATTCAGTCAGCTCGGCGGCTAGTGCTGCGGTGGATGGAATTGTTAATACAATTACCAATTCACCAACATCCGGTACAGCCGCCTCGATTGGGGCCAAAATAAGTTCCGCTATAAATACTGTAAAGTCGGAGGCATCAAGTGCCTTGGAATCTGCAAAAGGTGCTGTTGCAACATTTGAACAAACCCTAATGGAATTTGCCGAAGAAACTCAAGCTCAAATCGCAGCCCTTGAACAACAAATGATTGGTGCTGCTGATGAAGTAATCGCGGAATTACGATCTGAAATTGAAGGCTTAAAGTCTTCCGTCGAAGCAATGCTCCCATCGTGGATGCACAAATCCCCAGAAGAATTGCTGCAAGATGCAATCAGTGGGATATGTGACCCTGCGGTGGATGGGTTAGTTGTTCCAAATGAGGGTACAGCGAAAAAAATTCAACCGTCTGTACCACCAACAACAAATCCAGCGGCGACAGAGGTTCAAACCTTCGCGGCCCCATCCAAACCACCACTTAATATCAACCCAATTCAAGTTGATCCAGAAACAGGTGTTACCCCTTAATGACTAATATAACCCGCGTAGGTGATACATGCGTTCCCGGTCCAAGCGGTGGTATTGCAACCAACGCATTGACAGGTTCGCCTAACGTAAATGCTAACCACCTACCGGTTCACCGGGTAGATGATTCGTGGGTGTTACCAAACCCAGACCATAAAACATCTACAGGTTCTGTAAGTGTCTATGCCAATAAGAAGCAAGTGGCTCGGGTATTTGATCTAACTAATCTTGGGTCAATCATTAACGTCGGGTCGCCAACGGTTTATGCGAATGAATCGTTTATTACGGTCTTTGGTGTAACAATGCCGTCGAATCAAAATTCGTTTAAAAACGCCGAGCCCCTGATTAACAATGTTGGGTATTCCGGTATTGACGATGAATTTGAAGTAAATAGTGCTAGTAGTGGTGTTGGTGGTGTTACCCCAATGCCCCCGGTCTATCCGCCTTTGCCGCAAACATCACCACCAACCCCGATCCCGGTAGAAGTACCGGTAGAAGTGGAAGACGATGTACCAGAGCCAGAGCCACCAAGTACACCGGTTTCAGATTGTTCCGCGATTACAACACCAATTGATTACGATTTCCAGTTAAGTGCGAACTTCAAACTGCGCCATTTAAGTATTAACGCATTGTTCCCACACACCATCAAAGCTCAAAATGGTTTAACCGAATCTCAGATTGTATGTAACTTGAAAGCTCTTGCGGAAAACATCCTAGAGCCATTCAGGGCAACATACGGTAGCTTCCGAATCAATAGTGGATTCCGTACACACCAGAATGGCAGGTCACAACATGAGAAGGGTCAGGCTGTGGATATACAATTCCCCGGCAAGTCATACGATCAAATGTTTGCGATTGCCCAATGGGTTAAGGCCAACTTGAATTACGATCAATTACTTTGGGAGCATGGAAATGCCCCGTGGATTCACATTTCATTCAATCAGGCCGGTAATCGTCCTAAAAATACATCGGGGTCGGTGATGACGATGTATCAAAACCATTATTCGCCGGGTCTGAAAAAAATTACCAGTTATGCATAAGGAATTAACATGAGTGAAATACTCGAAAGTAGCACATGGGAAAACTCGATCTACCGAATCGCGAAAGAAGACCTAGTATTAGGTGGTACGCCGATTGTCGAGGACAACGTAGTTATCTCTGGTGTTGCTAACATTGCGTCTCAGCAACTAACCAACCGTACCAATTACCTGAAAGACCGGGCTGATGTATCGGATGGTAATATCGCAACATTAACCGATCAGATGGCAACCGCGAATACCAATATCGCAACTTCCACCCATCGTCTGGATATCCTTGAGCCTGTTGTTTCTACAATTACGGCTAACGTTGTTCTTGCAACCGATGATGCTCGTCAGTCCGCAAGTGCAGCCGCTGGATCGGCTACCGCTGCTGGGGTAAGTGCAAACCAAGCCGCCGCGTCTGCAACTACAGCTCTAACCGCTGGGCCAAATGCCGCCGCTGCTGCCGCATCGGCCACCGCTGCTGCAACTTCGGCAACTAACGCTGCTGCGTCCGCAACATCTGCTGATATCAGCGCGGCAAGTGCGATGTCCAGTAAAAATGATGCTGCAACTTCGGCAACTTCGGCTTCGGCTTCGGCTTCCAGTGCGACCAGCTCTGCGACTAACGCCAACGCCAGTAAAGTCGCTGCTGCAACATCGGCAACTAATGCCGGTGTAAGTGCATCTGCGGCTGCATCATCGGCATCTGATGCATCATCATCGGCAACATCGGCAACATCTAGTAAAACTGCCGCTGCAACTTCGGCTACTGCTGCCGCAACAAGTGCATCCGGTGCAAGTGCAAGCCAGACGGCTGCTGCAACTTCGGCTACCGCTGCTTCTGGATCGGCTACCGCTGCTTCTGGATCGGCATCTGCGGCATCTGGGTCTGCATCCGCTGCTGCAACATCGGCAACTAACTCATTGGGTAGTGCAAACAACTCGGCTAACTCGGCTACCGCTGCTTCTGGATCGGCTACTGCTGCTGCAACAAGTGCAACTAACTCGGCTAACTCGGCTACCGCTGCAAACACAAGTTCTTCGGCGGCATCGACATTTGCGACTAACGCTGGTAGCTCGGCTACCGCTGCTGCTGGATCTGCGACAACTGCTGCAACAAGTGCAACCGCTGCTTCTGGATCTGCGACAACTGCATCAAATGCACAAGCCGCTGTGGCTGCAAGTGCAACAACCGCTACTAACGCTGCTTCTGCCGCCTCGGCAAGTGCAACGGCTGCTGCTGGATCTGCGACTGCTGCCGCAAGTTCGGCATCTGATGCTGCTGCAAGTGCTGCTGCTGCATTGTCATATGCTACACCACATTACAGAGGCTATTTTACTACCTATGCCGCTATGGTATCAGGTGTAAGTTCGCCGGTAGCTGGTGATTATGCGGATGTGGACGCGGGTACTGGAACAGATGCGAAACAATACATCTGGGATACAAACGATAGCAAGTGGGTAGTTGCCAGCGCAACAGATCCAATGACCGCTGCCCAAGTAAAAACATTGTATGAATCCAACCTAAATACCAACGCCTATACGGATACAGAAAAGGCTAAGTTAGGTGGTATCGCTACAGCCGCTACAGCCAACTCTAGTGACGCTGTGCTGTTGAACCGTGCCAACCATACTGGTACACAGGCGATCAGCACTGTGGTGGGTCTACAGACGGCAATAGACGGTAAAGAACCTGTTATTTCGACAGGTACAACCAGCGGCTTCTGGCGTGGTGATAAAACTTGGACCGATTTCGCGACTACAGTTCGTGCGTCCATCCTAACAGGTCTATCGGTTGCAACAGCAACAGCAACATCGGCGGCTGATACGATTCTGGTAGCAATTGGTAAGTTACAAGCTCAAATCACAGGATTAAGCACCAGTAAATTAGATGCATCGGCCAACGCCGTCTCTGCAACCAAACTGGTAACTGCAAGAAACATCAACGGCGTGGCATTTGATGGAACCGCTAACATCACAGTTGCAGACTCGACAAAAGAACCGTCGATTGCAACCGGTACTACAGCTCAGGTTTGGAGAGGTGATAAAACTTGGGTAGCACTGGACAAAACCTATGTCGCCCTAAGCAACGTCGATAACACAAGCGATGCAAGCAAACCCGTTTCGACCGCAACCCAAACCGCACTAAATCTTAAACAAGATAGCTTGGGATTCTCACCGGTTCAACAGGGTGGTGGTACTGGACAGCTTGGTAATAAAGTATACATTGGTTGGTCGGCAGTTGGTTTAAAAGTAACCATCGATTCTACCGATCAGGGGGCACTTGTTTTCGCCGGGTCAAACTCCAGCATTACAAGTCTCACAGGATTGACTACACCATTGTCAGTTGCTCAAGGTGGTACAGGGACTGGTACAGCAACCGGTACAGGTAACTTGGTACTTGCTGCTAGCCCAACCCTAACAGGTACTCCGTTGGCACCAACTGCAACTGCTGGTACTAACACTACACAAGTTGCAACAACTGCTTTTGTAACAACTGCGGTTTCTGCTGCTGGTTCGACACCACCGGGGGCTGTAGCGTTCTTCGCTATGATTTGGGCACCAACTGGTTATCTGTCATCTGATGGTTCGGCAATATCGCGTACCACATATGCAAACTTGTTTAACGCGATTACATATGCAGTTACTTGCAACGTCACATCGGGTAGCAACAGCATTACAGCTACAAGTCTTAACTCGGGTTGGTTTGTGGGTATGCCTGTCAGTGGTCCGGGAATTCCAGCGGGGGCCACGATAACTGCGGCCAACGGCACTACCACCTTCACCCTATCGGCCAACGCCACGGTTACTACAACCGGGGCCACGATCCGTATCTGTCCGGCTGGTGTGGGTGACGGTTCGACTACGTTCAACGTTCCCGATATGCGCGGTAGAGGGCCACGCGGCTGGGATGCCGGGGCTGGTGTTGATATAAACCGGGTGCTTGGCAGTTACCAAGCAGATGCTTTCTCGTCCCACAATCACGGCGTAACCGATCCGGGTCACTTCCACTCGATGGGTGTAACAACAGGTACGGCATACACAGCCGGTGGTGTTTTCAGTGCAATCGCAGGGTCAACTAACACTGGTTCTAAAGCAACTGGTATCTCTATCCAGAACACTGGCGGTACAGAAACTGTAATGAAGAACATTGCACTTCTTGCATGTATTAAATACTAAACATTTGGATGTATTATGATCGTTTATAGCTATAGCTCGTATACACTACAGTATAATGGGCTCACGGATGCATTTGAGTCACCATTGGAGCCGGGTGTATTTCACCACCCGGCCCATACCACAACAATTGCCCCACCAGATTTTAATTCTGCCACACAAACTTGTAAGTTTGTTTCGGGTGATTGGGTTGTGGAAGAAATTCCGGCTAAACCTATCCCAGAGACGCCGACACCAGCCGAGGTTGAAGAATCTGCGGTTCTAAATGGTCGGGCATGGAGAGACACCGAATTAGATCGGGCTGATATTCAGATTAACATAATCGAAGACAGTTCTATGATGGTCGGAGCCGCAACAGTCTGGCGGGCGTACCGGGTTCTACTACGAAACTGGCCTGCTACTCCTGATTTCCCGGAAATCAAACCAGTCGCACCGGATGGTGTGTAATGGATTACATCAAAGCGGTATTCCAATTTGTATTCTTGTTTTTCTCGGATGTTTTCTTCGATCTACTCGGATTGGTGATGGTAGCAATTGCCCTACCATTCCGGGTTGAAAGTGTCAGTGTCGATGATGGGAGAAAGATTATCAATCTCCCTAAATGGGCTTGGCTCTGGGGAAATGATTTTGATGGGGTACAAGGGGATAAACGCGGGTGGTGGGCTGCTAACACACCATTCGGTTGGGATGTAAACGGCTACATGGCGATGTATTGGTGGACTGCGATTCGCAACCCAGCCAATAACATGCGTATGTTGAAGTTATATCAAGCACCAATTACCGGTAGCACAATCACTTATAAAGGTGATTACAATGTTGCCGATAAGCCGGGTCAGGGTGGGTGGCAATTTGTTAAATTGGTCAGTTTGGAAGGTCGTAGTTATTACGGGTTCTATTTTGTCAAACAATGGTCACAAACCCATGCATCTGTTATGAGATTTGGTTTTAAAATATCACCGGATCAACAGGGCACCGTTGATCTACCTAAAGGTGAAACAACACGAATCAACCCGTGGAAAGCAATTTAAATAACCTAAAAGGGGCCAATTGGCCCCTTTTTTATTTGCTTATAAATACACAATATACAAATGGGAATACATATGACTACTGTAATTTATTCCGACATTCGTAAGAATATGTTGATGGACCCGATTACATACGATTTATCCGCTGCTATCAATGACAGAGCAATCATCGATTCTGTCATAAATCTGGTACTGACTGAAAAAGGCGAGCGTCTATATCAGCCAGAGGTTGGTGGGAATATTTCCGGGCTATTGTTCGAACTAATGTCCGATGAAACAACTTATATGATCAGACGAGAAATTCAGGAAGTCATCACCAACTGGGAACCTAGAGCGGTTTTACAACAGGTTGATGTAATTGCCGACTATGACAATAACGCCTATTTCATTACCGTCCGATTCTATACAATTTACAACTTAGAGCTGCTGCAAGTTGCGTCTCTAAACCTCAATTCTAAGGCCACTTCATGATTAATACTGACTTCTCCGCTTTAGCGTTCGCGGATGTTAAGAACCGCTTAATCGATCATTACAAAAACAGCGCAAGTTTTGCGGACTATGATTTTGAAGGTTCGAGAATGAACACCTTGATCGACGGTTTAGCCTATGCTGCATTGTATCAAGGTACATTTGCCAACGCTGCACTGTTCGAATCGTTCTTACAATCAGCTCGCAACCGTGGATCGGTTGTAATGGGTGCCCAAAACATCGGTTATATCCCGGCTTCTATCCGTGGTGCTTCGATTGATATGGGTGTAACCTTAACTTACAACCAACCCGGAACATTACCAAATTCTGCTAAAGTACCGTTTGGGTTCAAGTTCTTCGGTACAATGGGTAACTCGAAATTTGAATTTGTGACTTTCAAAGACACCATTCTATCGAAGAACCTTCAAAACACATATACCGGTGACTTGAATGTTGTACAGGGTAAAATTATCCGTCAACAATATGTATGGGATAATATCTCCAGAATCTTTATTCGAGATACCACAATCGATAGACGTTACATCCGCATTACGGTAAACGGAATTGAATACACCCTTGCAGGCAACGCCGCTAGAACAGGCTCGACAGATTCTGTGTACTACTTCCGTGAAACTCAAGATGGTTGGACCGAAATTTATTTCGGTACTGGTGAATTAGAATTAATTCCCGGTCAGCCCGATTTGATGAAATACGTTGGTGGTTTAAGACCCGCTGTAGGTCAGACTGTGGTTATCGAGTACCTTTCTGTTAAAGGTTCCAATGGTAACGGTATCACCACCTTCAAAGCGGTTGACTCGGTATCCGGGTTTGATTTTGCAATCACACTTGCGTCTGATGCTGTCAGTGACGGTGGTGGGGATAAGGAAGACATTGAGCGCATCAGAGCCGTGGCCCCGAAAGTGTTTGAGGCTCAAGGTCGATGTGTAACGGCTCAGGACTATGAAGCATTCGTGCTCAAAGAGTTTGGATCAATTGTTGAAGCGATTCGCTGCTTTGGTGACAATACCAAGCCGGGTTATGCGTTCATTGCGATTAAACCGGTCAATGAGCTGGTTATGAACAATGCCCAGAAGCAAGCAATTGAAGAATACCTGAAAGACTACAACATCGTGACCATCGCCCCGCGAATCGTAACCCCAGACTATGTGTTTGTGGAAAAAACGATTTCGGTTGACTACAAGGTTGTGGAATTGAGTGTATCGGAAGACCAATTGATCAGTAGTTTGATGCAATCGGTTGAAAACTATTACAATCAGAACATCACCACGTTCTCGTCAAGTTTCCACGTTTCCAAACTGTTAAGCTATATCGACAACACAGATACCGCTGTATTGGGTTCCCGTTGCAGTATTCGATTGGTTAAAGAGCTTGAGGATAACTATCTAACCCCAACCACCGGGATTAACTTCCTGAATCCGTTGGTAACCAGAACGTTCATCAGCTCGCCTATTTCGTTCATCAAAGATTCAGCCCATCCGTATAACGTGAACATCGTTAGTACAGATTCCGGTCAATTGGTGGTAGGACCATTCAAGGCTACAGCCGGAATTTCTGTACCGGTTTATGCTGGAACTGATTTCAACAGACTTGGTACAAGTCCTGACAATAAATATTACCCGATTGGTACGATTGATCATACTTCCGGTAATGCATACTTCAATCTGGGGGCACTCGGATTGCCTCGCACCAACTTTGCTGTTGCGAACCTGCAAATGTATGCAAATCCGAAAGAAACAGATATCTATACCAAAGACGGTTCCCTGATTGTATACGAACCATTACTGCGTCCGACATACATTTCAGTTGCTATCCAACCAATTTTGTGATAATAGAAAATGGCACAATCACCAGCATTAGAAATAGTTCGTATTAAGAATGTCGCCGGGACTTTCGCCATGATTACATGGGATGACCTCGGCGGAATATTCACCTATGAAATTCAAAAATCAGCGAACGGCGGTGACTACATCGCCGTTGATTTTACAAACAACTCTGAATATTTTGACCAGCATGTAACACCCAATACGAAATATATCTATCGGGTGCGTGCTGTATCAACTGAATACACCCCAAGTGATTGGACCCTATCCGAAGAATTTACTACATTCGCAAGCAATTCGTATGTAGTAACTTCTCAGGCGTCGGTATCGATCTATCAGAACTTTATCAACGAAAAGCTTATCAAAGCCAACGGATCATTCGATTTCAATAAAGATGAGATTGATGGGGTTTTGATCAAAGAAGGTTTTGTTTTCGATAACAAGAAAATCAATATCGCAGAACTTGAGGGGTATATCCTTTATCAAGACGAATCGCTGAAACTCTACGGCGATGTCTCGGAAGCATGTGGTGACAGATACAAACTGTTACCGGCATATTTCAATGATATGTTCTTCTCATTCGAGCGGCTACAATCCATTGTTCGTTATTCGAAAAATAATGCTGCGTCATGGATTCTCCATCGCGGTATTCTTGGCCGCGTGGGGAACCCGGTTGGTACACAAGTTGCTGTAACATCCGATGACGCCATGTACATCATGGGATATGATGGAATCTATACCCTGACATTCTCCACCGATGTTAAATGGTCAAATAATGAAATTACGCTAAGTTCGGTAACCCAGACATTCAGTCCGGGCAACACAGGAACATTCCGTATTTCCAAACTGATCGACTTACCACCGGGATTGGGATTGGGGTCGATTGAAGCAATTACGATTGACGAAGCCGGGGCAGTTCTATATGTCGCCTCCGCGAATACCGTATATTCACTGGAATTGAAAAAACTCAATTTGGACATTGGTGGCAATCGTGTATGGAACACCGTCGCAGTATCGGTAACCGGTGACACAACAAACAACGTTCTGATTAAGAGTCTGGTTTGCTTCGGAGACAGCGTGTATGCGTTTGTACCGGGCACTAGGTCAACAACAGGGGTTGCCCTTGATAGTGGGTACAAAGTCGCGCCATCGGACTATGAGGGGGTTTATAAGATCGCATCTGACCTGACATCCTCGGTTCGCGTATTTGGTAACACCACATACGACCGTATAACCCTTGATCCAGTCATTTCCAACCTGTCTCGTTCACCGACTCACATCCTAATTGATGGTATCAACCGTCCATATGATGTAATTGCGGATGATGGTAGTGTGGAACCTTCTACACCGGGTTATGGGGTTGGGAGTGTGGACCCAGAGCGTGTGGACTACGCGGTCAAGTATGCAATTGATCCAAACAACATCGTAACCAATAACCGTGGGTACAGAACCCCGCTGCGTTCGGATGATGGTACAACTTGGGTAACTCGCGAAGAAAACTATCACTACGAATCCCAGTATCTGTGGTTTGCAGGAAATAGAATGTGGGTCAACTACAAAGCCAAATTGGCCTTGATTAGCAAGCGCACCGATTTCGTTCATACCCTAACTAACACATCCGAAACATTAGATAACGGCAAATTCACGTTCTACGCGGATTCGTTCAATATCAGTGGATTCCCCGGATATGTTATCGGGATGGTGTTCTATAAGAAATCGACCGGCGATATCATCGGCTATTACAGCCTTGGTTTCCGTACTCGGGATAATGCGATTTTCACTTGGACCCCAAATCGACAAGTTGCGACTGCCATTCTGGCGTCCAATGTAATTGATGCAGTTGTACCGGATGAAACTCCGACCAACGAATCGGATATTGTTCCGCCGTTAGATCCAATGGTGTATCAGTTCCTACCAGAGCATTTCATTCAGAATGAACCGCTTTATGTATCATTTGTTGAAGAATACCTAAATTTCCTGTCTAGCGACAGAAAATCGGACTACGGCCAGTTATACAATTTGATACAAAACCATGATGTGAACGAAACCGAATATCTGGAAATGTTCTACAACGATCTTTCGAAACGTAACGTCTATCTAGACACCGCGAAATGGAAAGAGCTGTTGAAGTTTGTAAACAACCGCGCATCGGATTTGTATTCGATTAAAGGTGTGAAGGATTCTTACAAGTTCCTGTTCAAACTTCTGTACAACGAGGAAGTGACTGTAACAACAGAAACCGATTCGCAGTATGAGTACGACATTATCATTGCGTCGGACAACCTGACCTCTGATCTAGTCGGCAACCGCCTAACATCCAGCACTGGTTACGGTGATGTTGTGTATTATGACAGATATTTTGATACAAACGGAACCGCTTACTGGCAGGTGACACTAAATAACATCATAGGGGAGTTTGACGAAGGCGGTACGCTATCGGCAACTGTAAACCCAGCCTTCACCGGCACCGTGATTCGCGGTGTGGTCGGTAAGGAAGCCCCGCTTGACAGTCAGGACTATTTGAGACGCGGACCAACGTATTACGCGATTTCAATCTATTCCCAAATGCAAGTTTCGAAATATCGTGATGATGTGCTTCGGTTTGTACACCCTGTTGGATTCGGGTTTGTCGGGATCATGATGATTACCATGTTTGTAAATTCTGGTGTGTCAACAAAACACCAAGAAACTTTGATCGACATCCTACAGACCCTGAAATGGGATATGGGATTGCCGCGTAAATACCCAATGACGATTCCAGATTTGGATACGAACGGTAAATACAAGTTGACCCAATATGGTGAGATTCAAACGATCGCCCATCCATTGGCGGGGCAGGACTTCCCATTACGCCCAGCGTACATGGCGGATAACCCACAAGTGATTGATGGTCAAGATTCGGATGAACGCCGTAAGGATTCATTCCTGTTCGATAGTTCAAACCTGCGTTTTATCAACACACGCAAACTGGTTAACCTACGTCTCAAGGACGGGTTGACACAAAGGAAAGATTCTTAATGACAATTATATATCGTGGGGTTGTAACCCCTAAATTTAGAACCACTGCGATGATGAACTTTATTGGAAGAATTGCGGACGATGCCGACTCGAACACATATTATATGTCGTTCGGGAGGGCAACCCCGTGGTCTACCTACGAATCGAGTTCATATTTCAAGCCGCCGTACCCGGTGACCAACGACACCGGTATTGCGGCACTCTGGGATGACATGCTTGGGTTGATGAAAGTTTCCAAGTTGTCGTGGATTCCGGTAATCCCTCGCAGAGACTGGGGTAATCCAAATTATCAAGATAGTTTGACCTTCCATGTTGATGATGTGGTTGTTGTAAACTCCCTAACCGGTGTGAATAAATATGAAACATCCGATGCTGGCTACATGGTTTATCGCTGTGTGCAAGAGCCTCAAGTCGATGGTGTTTGTAGCGTTAACCAACTTCGAGATAGAACCGCGTGTTTAATGGCCGGTGGGGCATGGACTCCAACCGCCAGCTTGGGTGAATATGACAATATCCCCAAGGGTAAGAATTCCGCGATTGATACAGGTGATGGTTACCTGTGGGCATACCTGTACACGATTCCACCGGATGAAGTTATCAACTCGACAAATGATGACTACATTGTGGTTCCGACCCCAGATGAGATTCAATCAAATCCTAGCAAGTGGGGGATTGTGGATCTAGGGAACATCAACCAAATTAGCCGGACGATCTTTGACATCAACTGTAGCTCTCTGATGGGATCTGCGCAGTTGACAGATAGAGACTTCACAAACACAAACCGGGTGGGGAACACCGGGTATCGTCAGTTAGCAATTATTGTGAACCCGTTGCTTGCGAAAGCACATCAGGGTGACCCCGATGTAAAAGCTACTGATTATTCCTACAACCCCGACCAACTTCTGGTTGAATCTGGTGAAGTTCTTTATGTCGAGAACCGCCCACCGATTTATCGCTCTAGCGATCAAACCGAATCTATCCGAATTATTTTGAGTTTCTAATAATGAGTAAAAACCTGCTTATCACGGGTGTTGCTGGTGATAACACCACGGGCGACACCTTATATAATGGTGCAACCAAGCTCAATGCAATGTTAAGCGAGATTTACGACTCCTTTGGTGAACAAGGTTCGAACCCTCAAAACATTCATTCAACTGGTTATTTCCAAACACCGGCTCGCGCCTATTACACCTACCCAGTAGATCCGGGTAGTATGTTGAACGTCGATACCCGTAACGGTGTGCTAACCGTCAAACTACCAAACGGTAAAATTGGGGAAATGGTTAAACTCCGCGATCCATTCGGTTCGTGGTCAACCAACCCCATTTCTGTAAGAGCGGATGGTATCGAAGAAATCGACAGTCTCTTGACTCCGGTTGTATTGAACGTCAACTTTATTGAAGTAACCTTTGTGTGTATCAATGATACACCCGGACAAGTAAACTGGACTTACTCTCTCAAGAGTTTGATGGATCGTACCATTCGACTGGTTGATACAGTCTTTGTGTTTACCCCATCCACCCCAGTTACATACACAATCGGTAGTACAGATTCATTTACATCTGCGCAATTGTTCGTCACCGGACTGCAACGCACAGGTGGTACGGCTGTTACTTCCTCAGAAATCCATCTTGCTCATGACGGAACAACGCATGTTTATAATGAATCCTCGGTTCTTAGTACCGGCCCTACTCGTGTATATGACATCGATTTTTCTATTCAGTCTGGTTCCGTCATTATGACATTAACCACAACTTTACCACAAGTAAAAGTTGCTGTTAGATCAACTGATTTCACCCGTATCGTATTGTGATGGTAGGCTAAATGAAACAAGATATTATTTTAGGTGCGGCTGTAGATGATTCCACTGGCGATTACATTCGTCAGGGTGGGATCAAAATCAAGTCGAACTTTGACGAAGCATATAACAAGCTGGGTGATGGGACTGAGTTCCACCCAGCGGGTGCGTTTCAAACATGGTCATGGGCCAATGGTTCCACACTAACCCCAGACTTCGGTGAAGCCTATAACATCAATACCCTACAGGGTGTTGTATCGGTGACGCTACCAAAAGGTTCCCCTGCTGAATACGGTCGCGTAATCAAATTACGCGATGTACACGCCTCTTGGGGCACCAATGATTGTATTGTACACCCAATGTCCGGTGACTCTATCGGCGGTTCAACCAACCCAGTTGATTTTGCAACCGACTTTAGCGATCTAACTTTTGTATACACCTCGCCTGCGACATGGCGTTACATCAATAACATGAAATTAGACTCCGTTCCGCAAGCACCGGGAACAGGTGTTGTGGTTCAATCTTTCCGTGTTACCAGTGGTCAATATACTGACGGTTTCTTCACCAACATTAGCACCGCTGGCTATAACGCCGCTGCGGTTCAAGTCTATCGTAACGGTACTTTGCTAACCTATGATTCGACATTGGCAAGCACCGACTACGGTTCTAAAGTTGGTGGTGTTGTCGGTCGATTAAATGGCGTTGATATCTATGTACCATACGTGGTCATTGGCGATATCATCACCATCATCAGTTACAGTAAAGGTGTTGCAAGTTCCCCGGTATCGTATGTTCGTTATGATGTACAGATGCTTGCTACTGCAAACCCAACTGCACCGATATCCGGCCAGAGTACACGAATCAAAGTGGGTGGGGCATACAGCCTGACAGACTTTGGTTGTCCTGCGGATGAAGAAATCAACCCGGCTGCTTGTCAGGTTCTGGTTAATGGTACGGTTCTAGTTGAATCTGGTAAAGCTTTGTTAAACCCGGCTGCAAATGAAGACTACAAATTAAGTGTTGACAGTCTAGGTCGTTGGAACCAAATAACCATCAGCCCTGATTTAAATGATGGTGACATTGTTACGATCATCTATTACAACAACGAAATTGGTTCGATCCTAGAATGGGATAGCCCGGATGGGATTAAATCCCGAGTGGCAACAGCCTTCTTGGATACATCGTTCATTTTCAACCGTTCGAACAAGATTCGTTACACCGATACAACTGCTGCAACTGCACAGAACATGGCCCCCGTAGCCGGTACTGAAACCAACATCCGGTTTGCAAACGTTGTTCAATTGCTCGAATCGATCTACCCGGTTGGTTCTCTGTACATGAACGCGAATAACCCGGCCAACCCAAGTCTTTATATGGGATTCGGTACATGGGCTAGATATGCGAAGGGTAAAACCATTTTTGGTTTTGATGACACATTGGATAATACCAGTCAGCCAGATCCATTGTTTGGTGTTAACTCGGCGGTACTGGATGACTACGGGAATCCGGCGAAAATTGCTGGTAACTTGATCGGATCGCGTCAAGTGCAACTTAGCCTTGCGCATATCCCTGAAATGGTATCGGATCGTGAATACCTGCGGGAAGCTCTATCAGGTACTGGTGAAATCAACCTAACAGGTTGTTTACCAGATCCAGACCAAACATTAATGCCACTGGCAACTTATGAATTGGCGACAGTTAATTTCAATGGCACATCGGGTCAAACCGCATCTGACTTTGCGATTATCCCACCAGCCATTACAACATATATTTGGGTGCGAACTGCATAATGAGTATTAATAGATCAGCCGCTAGTGTAACAACTAAGAACGCGGTAAACATTGCTTTTGATCAAACCTTGTCCCCTCAAGTTGGGGCTGCTACGGCAGCCCAAATTGCGGTGGGTGTACTAACACCAAACGTACAGGCGGCATTGGATCAAATTTGGCATGGTGCAATGACCCAACCCGGTCAAGTGATTGTAACCCTGAGTTCGCGTAACCCGAATCTTGCCCCTACGTCAAGTAGTTCGCAAGTAAGCGTGATTACCGTTACAGGTACACCAACCACCGGCAACCTGTCAATCATGGGTTATACGGTTGCAATTTTGTCAACCGATACCACAACTCAAATCGCGACAAAAATCCGAGCTGTATTGGTTGCTGTCACATCGGTGTTTGCATCGGTTGTTGCGTCTACAAACACTGTGACCGTTACCTTTGTCGATACCACCGCTCACATGGTTGATAACAACGTCCAACTTGGCCTGACCATTGCAACTACAACAACCACATTCGGTGGTACGCCGGGATATCTAGGCTACGGCTGGTGGGAGCTTCTAGGTTCCGAGACTAAATACACCAGAACCTTTTATAGCTGGCTACGCATCGCGTAAGGTGAAACATGACATATACAAATGCTAAGTTGATTTCTGAATCCTACGCCGGGGCAAAAGTCACTTTTGATAACACAACAGGCGCAGCGGTTGCCAAAGGATTCACCTCTACAAACGTGCAGGATGCGATTGTAGAGGCGAAGTATATCCCGGTATATGCTAGTACCACTGTAGCCGGATTGGTGCGTAAAGCGACTGACTCGGAGTCCATATTATCATGGGCGGTCAATGCATACGTTACCCCGGATCAGGTGTACGCAAACATTGTCAAATTCTGGAACGTAACAATTCAGCCTTCAATCCCACCAGCGGTAACCCTACCGCGTTGGATTTACGGCGGGACCGGCCCATTAGCTCAGATGGTAAGTACATACACAGGGGTTCCAGTTGGTTCGGTTATCGTATTCGAAGACCAGTACAACTATGTACATGGTTGGGGGAATGGATCATCGACCTTAACCGCATGGGTGCGCAGAACAATGATCCTAACCGAAAATGGCGGATGGCGTGACCTTAACTTCTGGACACTACCAACTTAATGGTGAATTATGATTGATACAATTAACACAGTTAATGCACTTGATAGTGTAATTCCAACCGGACAGTCTAAAATGCTGGTCCAATTTAACGCTACTTCCGGTGCCTACATCAATACAATTGGTGTTGTTCCACTGGAGTGGTTGGATACAGAACATTACAGTTACGTTGAAGTTGAAATAGACGTAAAGACCCAAAAGATTGAAGGGGTCAAGGACAGCTTTAAGATTGTGGATATTGCCACTTCTAAGACTAAAATCTACGAAACAATGGTAAATAACCAATGTAAAGAAAAAATCTATGCCAGATTCCATTTGGAAGTTCAACTAGATTTGATCCGGGATGTTGTGACCAAACTTGCCGATAAGGCTGGCTTGCTGCATGATGAACTTGCCGATATGAACGATTATATCGACGGCGTGAAACGCGCTAACAAGATCCTGAAACAATCGTACATCAACAACCCAGACTTCGACTTTATCACCATCGAACAACAAGCCGCCGAACATGAGGCTAAATTGGACGGTGGGTTGCATGAAGCTATGGGGCCGAAGAACCTACTAGGTCTAGGACTGTATAATCAGTGACATTAAACGTTATCGACATTCCAGAGTTCACCCCTGAGTTCTGCAAAGAGATTGTGGGTGAACTTGATGAATTTGATACAAAGAGATTCACCGACCGATCTAATGGCACCACCTTATTCCGTACTGTAGATAAGGTGCCTGCTAAATACCGATCTATGATCAACTTAGATATTCCCAAATCAATTCGTGAAAAATTGATCAAGGTTGCCCCTAAATGCGGACAATTCCTTGAGGAAGTGATTGTAAATAAATATGAGCCGGGTGATTTTATCCCGATGCATATTGATTCACATCACTACCTGAGTTTCTGTGTTGTACCACTGGTGGCAGACGGTGATGGGTTCTCGGCGTATTTTGATGGCCCTACGGGCGACGAAACCTTTTATCCAGACACTATCGGCACTGGTATCCATGTCACCGGCAACAAGCTGGTACATGCGGTCAGACCGGTATCCCATAAACGTTATATAGCATTGTATCTTTACCTATGAGCATTCAAATTAGAAGAAAACATCTGACCAAGAAGGCTGTGAAGTTGCTAACCGCAATTCAAGATACCGCCGCTTGGGATGATTCGACATCCATTCGTCGTAGAATGGGTGCAAATGGGATGAAGAACCCTTCTATGTATAAAACGTGGAAGTGGTACAAAATCCCTCGCCCTGATAAAGCAAATATCATCGATGTAACCCCGAAAGGTATCTGGGATAAAACATTCCTGTTTTTCTTTCGGAAGTATGACAAAGGTGTTGGCCTGCTAGATCGCATGAACAACTGGGTTGGAACCAAGAACACAGCAAGCTTCTTATGTGTTGCGTTGGGTGAAAACCAACAGATCATCATTGACGGTGAACTGTTCATGTTAGAACCGGGTGATTCTATCACATTCAATATTACCCATGAGCATGAAGTTCCGAAAGTTAAGGAAGACAATCTCTGGGCAATCTGGATGACTGTAGAATAAATAAAAGGGGCCAAATGGCCCCTTTTTTCGTTTATAAATACGTGTATCAATTGGGGATAAATCATGGCAACAGCTACAAATCCTATTCAACTTAAAAATATCATTCTTTCTCGACTAGGCGCCCCGGTTAATACAATTAACGTAACCGAACCCCAGTTATTTGAAGCAATCGATAGGGCTGTAGACATCTATGTTGATTACCACTATGACGGTGTTAACAAGATGTATTTGGTCAAAACAATTTCGCAAGATGATGTCGCAGCGGGTTTGATCCAACTCGATGTCAAATTGCAAGCTGTGTCCCGTGTATACCGAAACACAATGTCGGTTGGTGGGGCATGGTCTGATGGTTCTGTATTCGATGCTGGGTGGCAATCCGGTGCCGACCTACTGAAAATGATGTCTGGTTCTCTTGGCGCTGCTAGCCAAGGTGGGGGCATGTTTAGTGGTGGTGGGTATGGATTGGCGCTATATGATGCATTCCAACAGAACCTTGAACTTATTCAAAGATTTTTCACACCAGATTTGAACTTTTGGTTCAACACCGATTCGGGAAAATTGAAAATCCTGAGTGAAGGTAATCTAATAGTCGGTCAGGTGGTAATCATCGAATGCTATGTGGCTTCCGGTGTTTACGTGGATCAATCCTATATTTCGCAACCGGATGCCGCTTCTGGCTTGTTTGTCACCCGAGCGGAACAGAATTACCATAATCCATATGCATATACAATCACTGGCACATCTGTTGATCCGGCGAATTCCGCGACGTTTATGAATCAATCGATTTATAACAACCGTTGGTTAAAAGAAATGGCGACCGCGTATACCAAGCTGCAATGGGGCACGAATTTGAAGAAATTCAACGGTCAGCCATTACCGGGCGGTATCACAGTAAACGGTCAGGGGATCTATGACGAGGCTCAGGCAGAGATTGCCGAACTTCGTAAAGAACTGCTGTTACTGCAAGAACCACTTCCGTTTTATATGGAGTAATTCATGCCGCTATGGAATGAAAACGCTTGGGCATCAATTGAAACTGATGACCCAAGATCACTGGATAACATTCGCAACCCATATTTCAATCACAATTCCATCTTATCTGAGTCGAATTTGTTGAATGATCTGGTTTCTGAATCAATCCAGATGTCCGGGTTAGAATTCTGGTACATCAAACGAGAACTACCAAATCTAGATCGTATATTTGGTGAAGACTCTACAAACAAGTTTACCGACTATTATAAAGTCAACATGTACCTACAGTCTTACAATGGCTGGCAGGGGCAACAGGACTTCTATTCGAAGTTTGGTATTTCGGTTAACGATGAAATTGATCTAATCGTGCAGCCTGACATGTTCGCACACCAGACCAATGGGTTCTTCCCACGTCCGGGTGACCTGATTATGTGGGATGCTCGCGCCGCATCTGGTCAACCTTCGCTATTCGAAATCATTTGGGTTGAAGCGGATGACCCGTTCCACCCTAACGGAACATTACCATTCCGTAGAATTACCGCACAGAAATTTGCTTATAGCCGTGAAGACATGCCGCTTATCAATAGATCCACCATCCCAGATCCTACAGGAACTGATATTCCTTCGGATATTCTGGATGAATTGATTCAATTGGGTACGCATGGCGACATTGACCGCCCAGACTACTCCGAATCTGATCAGATCGAGTCCGAAGGCAGTGCGCTTACAGTATTTGATGAAAATGATCCATTTGGGGCAAACTACTAATGTTTACCGATAACCACCAATACAACAAGTCAGTACGAAACTACGTCGTACTGATGGGAACCCTGTTCAATAAGGTGAATATCCTTCGCCCGGATAAAACAGTTCCAATGGTTGTGCCGATCACGTATCAATCGAAAGAAAAGTTCGTCGCCTATTTGCAGAACATGAACAAAAACGGCGCAGATCCTAATTTCCCAGAAATGCAAACCATCTTGCCGCGCATGAGTTTCTTCATGCGTAAGATGACATATGATCAAAAACGGAAAGTCAACACCCTGCAATACTCGATGAACGTTGTCGAAGTTGATGGGGTTAAGGTCCACCAGAAACAATTGGCGCCTGTTCCGTATAACTTTGAGTTTGAAGTCTGTATCTACACCAGATATGAAGACGACATGTTGCAGATTATCGAACAGATTCTACCGTATTTCCAACCGCACTTTAACGCCAAGATCAAAGAGTATTCGTTGGCCGGGGTTGTAGACCGAGACATTTACATCAATCTAACCGAGTGTGAGCCAGCGGAAGAAATGATTGGGTTGATGGCAGATGATCGTAGGCATGTTGTGTGGAACTTGACATTCGACCTATACGGATATCTGTACCCACAAATCCAATCCGCCAATATTATCAAGAAAACAATTGTTAACTTTGTCGGTGAAGTGGAAAGCCTATTAGATGATGCTGCATCGATTTACCGGGTAACCAATGAAGTTATTCCAGAATCTGCGAACATCACCGATCCATATGTAATTCAAACCACGGAAGAATATCCAAATGGATAATGAAGAATTCGATTTTTTGGAAACCGGGGATCTTGATGGGCTGCTAGGCGGGGAAACCCGTCCTAAGCCTGTTGTAGTCGTTTCTAAGACGAATCCCGTCGTTGACCTAGCAGACCTAGATCCTAGCCTACGGGACGATCTAAACGCCTCTAGGGCGACTCTGAGGGCACAACAAGAGATTATGATGCAACTCGCTCTAAGCATGGCCCCAGAGGTAATGCTTGCCGAACATCCAAAGATGGTCGAGGCGTTTGCAAAATTAATGGCTCAAATGACATCAGCATCAAAAGCATTGGTTGACGTGCATAAAGTCACCAAGGATGCCAAGGCCGTTGCCAGTATAACAACCAACAACCAACAAATTAACGCGGAAAAAGTCTTTATCGGAACCCACGGCGAATTGCTGAGCAAAATGGGCACCCGTCAGGATACCCACGAAAAAGAAGTAAATTCAAAGGCTGTAAAATATGACCCGGAAAAAAACAGAGCTACCGAATGATGGTGAAGTAGTCGAAGCTACCTACGAATCGGATCTAATGACCGATGCGGAAGCGTTGAAACTACTGCTTGAGAAAGATGGTAAAGAACTAGAATCAACTTTCATCAAAGCCCCAGACTTCCAATCCGTTGATCCAGATAATTTTACCTGTTTCAAAGATCGTGATAATAAACGTGCCCGTTATATGGGGGATATGGATTTACGCCGTGCGGAACAGAACAAACCGATGACTGCCGAAATGGCAGAAGAATTCAAACGTTGCCGTGACGATATTGTGTACTTTGTTAAGAAGTACATGAGAATTGTTCATGTTGACCACGGGATGGTTCTGTTTAATCTATGGCCGTTCCAAGAAGACATGTTGCGGAACATGGAACATAATAGATTCTTTGTTTCGAAATGTCCACGACAAGTAGGTAAGTCCACGGTTACCGCCGCGTTCATCCTACACTACATGATTTTCAACCAAACCAAAAACATCGGTATTCTGGCGAACAAGGCAACTACGTCCGCTGAAATTCTTGACCGTGTTAAAAAGGGCTTCCGTTATTTGCCGGACTTCCTACAACCGGGTGTTCTGGAATGGAACAAAACCAGTATCAAACTCGATAACGGATGTCAGGTATCGTCGCACGCCACCAGTTCCAGTTCGGTTCGTGGTCAGTCGTTCGCAATGCTGTTCATCGATGAAGTCGCGTTTATCCCACAACATGAATGGGAAGAATTCTGGAAATCGACGTATCCAACTGTTTCGTCTGGTAAGAAAACCAAAGTTCTAATGGTTTCGACGCCAAACGGCATGAACCACTTCTACGACATCTGGCGTAAAGCGGTAGACCGTAAATCCGGCTTCTATCCGTTTTCCATCAAATGGCAGGACGTACCGGGCCGGGATGAAGCATGGAAAATGGAAACCATCGGTAACACCAGCCTAGATGACTTCCAACAAGAATACGAATGTCAGTTCCGATCTAGTTCGGGTACTTTGATTAAATCTGCGAAAATCGAAGATATGATCAAATATGCTATCGAACCTCTGTCAAAAGACAGGGATCTGTACATCTACAAAGATGCAATACCGGGGCACAAATACTTCTGTGCAGTTGACGTTGCCGAAGGCCGGGGTCAGGACTACTCAACAGCGGTCATGATTGATGTAACCGGGTTCCCGTATGAAATTGTTGCGGTATATAGATCCAACAAAGTATCCCCGTTGTACCTACCCCAACTTCTGATGAACTTTGCCATTCGATACAATGAAGCGCAGATTCTAATTGAAATTGCGAGTCAGGGACTTCTAGTTGCCAAAGAACTGTATCTGGATCTTGAATATGAGAATTTAGTTCAATTCGGCGGTATCGATTTGGGTATCAAACAGTCCAAACGCACTAAAGCGATTGGTTGTTCGACCCTAAAAGACTTAATTGAACTGGATAAACTGATTATAAATAGTAGATTAGTAGCGGATGAATTTACAACATTCGTAGAAAAAAGCCTGTCATTCGCAGCCGTCGAGGGTTACCACGACGACTTGGTAATGGCACTGGTGGTATTTGCGTACTTTTCGACTACCGACGATTTTGATAACTACGTTGATCGTAGACAACGGATGCCGGAAGAACTGTTTCATAAGGACATTGAAGAACTGCAAGATGAATTCTTGGGGTTCGTTCTACATGATGATGGGGATTTTGATACTACTGATGAAGACGTGAGTTGGTTTACTGACTAACTCACCCAAACCAAATCGCAGAGACTAAGAAAATGAGCACTGAAAACACTCAAAACTTTCTTTGGGACAAATTGATTTTACCTGTGATTATTTTGGTATTGGCCTTTATGGGTACGTGGGTATTTTCGATTAACTCTGATGTAGCGGTTATTAAAAAGTCTATGACGACTGTTGACAATCTGGTAACAGATCAACGGGCGGCAGACCGGATGATGATCCTATTGGAAGCCCAAACAAAAGCAAATACTGACCTCGTTAACGAAATGAAAACCAGTCAGCGTCAACTTACCGATGCCGTAAACGAAATGAAATTAGCGCTCGCTAAGTGCTGCTCTAAGCCAGAAGAATACGGTCGTGGAAAATGAATTGGATTTTAACGCTATTGCGGATATTGCAGGCACGAAAAATGACTACAGAGACTGAAAAGCCGGATGAAGGTGCAGCCCCAAGCTGTACCCCTCCACCAACTTGCACCCCACCCGAACCAACCGAAAAATTTGGCCTATTAGATGACTTGCTGTTTATGTTGTTTCTAATTCCAATGGTTGGGGTATTCATCCCACAACTACGTGACAATATCAAAGCTGGGTTCGACATTCTCGATACTCTGCCTAATTGGTTTACCTTTGTCATTGTATTGGGTGTGGTATGTATTTTTGGGTTAAGAAAACAACTTACCGATATTTTAAGTAATTTTACAAGTTTCGGTAAAAAATAAGAGAAACCGCGTTTTCTCTTGCATAAATAGAATTAGATAATTGGATTATGTCCAAGAACTTTTTTACACTTTGAGGAAACAATCGCAATGACATTGCTATCTCCGGGTTATGAGGTCAAAGAAATTGATCTTAGTACCACAATCGCAAACGCGGCTACAGGCCGTGGTGCGACCGTAGGTAAAGCACAGTGGGGGCCAGCATTCCAAATCAGTCAATATGTTGATGAACCAGATTTGGTTCGTCGTGCTGGTGCGCCGAATGACTACACTGCTGCAACCTTTTTCAGTATGGCAAACTTCCTACGCTACGCAAACGACCTTCGTTTTGTGCGTGTGGTAGATACTGCAACTGCAAAAAATTCGACCCCTCTTTTCAACGCGGTTATCCCCACGATTATTTCTGGTGGTACTGGGTATGTTAAGGGTGCTACATATGATGTAACTGTTAACTCCGGTGCGACAGTAATTTCAACCGCAACTGTAATGGATGTGTCGAGCATTGGTGAACTGCAACTGCTACGCATCAGCTCTGCCGGTGTTATGGCCGCGATTGCCAGTGGACAAACCACAAACCAATTAGGCGGTGTTGAAGTTCGGTTAGCAAGCGGTGCTGGTACAGGTGGTGTTGTATCTGTTGCTATGCTTACCGATTCGGGTGTTTACATGCCGAACGATGCTGCGCTGCATACCGCGTTTACATCGGACACAGTTACCAAGCTGATTACAAACCAGATTCCTAGCGTTATTGCTAAGTATCCGGGTGCATACGGCGACCGTATCAGTGTTGATATCATCAACCACACAGATTACAACTCTGGAACAGGCAACATGTCGGTATTCCCATCGGGTATTACCAAGACTGTTAAGTCGGTTGCTGGATTGTTTGAATATGGCCCACAAACTTCCGATCAATACGGTATTGTTGTTTACTTCGACGGTGTTCCGGTTGAAACTTTCGTAGTTTCTACAAAAGTTGGTGACAAGGACATTTACGGGACAAACATCTATCTCGATGAATTCTTCGAGAAAGGCCCAAGTCAATACATTCATGCAACTTCCGATTCTTGGGTTGCAGATGGTGTTGGTACATCGCTGGGTATGACCTTCGGTGGTGGTAAGGATGCTAACGTTGGTGCAGATGACTACCTAATGGGTTGGGATCTGTTGGGCGACAAAGAGAACATCTTTGTTAACCTGATGATCGGCGGTGCGGCTTCCGATGAACCAATTACTGTTGCAAGTACCGTTCTGAAATACCTATCGGATCTAGCCACAAGCCGTGCCGACTGCCTTGCATTGATTTCGCCACCACGCGAACTGGTTGTTAACCAATCGACTGTAAACGCGGTAGACAACATTGTTGCTTGGCGTAATGGGGTAAACTCGTCCGGCGCCGAAGTTCCAGACAACTTGAACATCAACACAAGCTTTGTATCAATTGACGGGAACTACAAGTTCCAGTACGACAAGTACAACGATAAAAACCGCTGGGTTCCGCTCTCAGGCGACATTGCAGGTCTATGTGCAAACACTGACCAAGTTGCTCAAGCATGGTACTCGCCAGCCGGTCTAACCCGTGGTCAAATCAAGTCTGTTGTAAAACTGGCAATCGCACCGAAACAAGCACATCGCGACCGCCTGTATGAAGCACAGATTAACCCGATCATCAGCATGGAAGGTGAAGGTACGTTCATGTACGGTGATAAGACCGCTACGAACAAGCCATCGGCATTCAACCGCATTAACGTGCGTAGACTGTTCAACTTGCTGGAAAAAGCTATTTCGGATGCTTCGAAATACCGTCTGTTTGAAATCAACGACGAATTCACCCGTAATTCGTTCCGTACCGAAGTTAATGCGTACCTAGAAGGTATCCGTTCGCAGCGTGGAGTTTATGACTACTACGTTGAATGTTCGGAACGTAACAACACCGGTCAAGTGATTGATAACAACGAATTCCGCGCCGCGATCATGATCAAGCCAGCTCGTTCGATCAACTACGTGACATTGAGCTTCGTCGCCACGCGCACGGATGCAAATTTCCAAGAACTTCTTGGTTCAATCTAATCGTTAAATGAGGGGGTCAAAAGACCCCTTCTAAATATACATAGGAAACAAACACAATGGCATTGGAAATGCAAATTGGCGCGATCCTTGGTGATGCGGCCCGTCCGAACTTATTCGAAGTCGAAATTCCATTCCTAGGTCGTGATTTCAAGTTCAAATGTAAAGCCACTTCTCTACCAGCTTCTACGGTAGAAAAAGTTCCGGTTGGATATCAGAACCGTAAAATCAATCTAGGTGGTGACCGCGAATTCGAAGACTGGACGGTTACTGTTTACAACGATACAGGTCATTCTGTTCGTGAACAGTTTCTTGACTGGAGCCGTATGGTTCACCAGCAAGATCGCAACATCTACGGTGACGCACCGGAAGATTACAAGAAAAATGGTTATGTTCGTCAGTTCGACCGTAAAGGTAATCAGACTGTTCAATACCTCATTGTCGGGATGTTCCCAACTACAGTTGCAGCAATTGAACTGGACTGGGATACCAACAACGAAATTGAAACGTTTGAAGTTACTCTAGCAATCGACTGGTGGGAACCTTCTTCTTCAGTTTAATGTGAAACAGGGGCCATTTGGCCCCCTATTCTAAATTGGGATACCAAATGGCACTACCTACATTCATCCAGAAAATGTTCAAACCGTTCGAAGACGAAACTATTCAGCTTCCGTCTATTGTTGGCCCTGCTAACGACGACGCGGCGATTGAACATGATGTCATGGATACTGGTGCGTTTCAAAACTGGCGTGGGCATGGCATAGACCTTGAACCGTCATATAAAAACCTGCCAGACCTTATTGATATGTATCGCGACATTGCTTCAAATCATGAAGTGCATTCCGGTATATCAGATATATGCGACCAAGCAATTGTAATGGATGAAGACCCGGCCTGCTTAAATCTGGACGGAACAGATTTCAGTGTTGCTATCCAGCTAAAAATGTCCGAAGAATTCAAGCTGATTCTGAAAATGCTTGATTACCGTCACAAGGGGTATGATTACTTCCGAGACTGGTACGTCGATGGTCGGAAAGTTATGCTCAAGGTAATTGATCCTAACAACCCGAAGAAAGGCATTCAAGAACTGCGCATTCTGGAACCAAAGCAAGTTGTTAAGGTTCGAGAAAATAGAAAACAAAATATTGATGGTAATGAAATTGTCACTGGTGTTCACGACTTCTTTGTGTACCGCCCAGTAGACAAGACCGACCCTATCCATGTTGGATACGGAATGCGTAAGGATTATATCCTGCCGGTCGATATGGTCACCTATGCACACTCCGGCCTATTGGCACCGGATGGCAAAATGATCATTTCATATATTCACCAAGCAATCAAACCAGCCAACATGCTGAAAATGTTGGAAGACGCTGCATTGATTTACATGATCGTCCGTGCGCCGGAACGTCGTGTGTTCTATATCGATACTGGTAACCTCCCGAAAGCGAAAGCCGAACAATACGTTCGTGGGATCATGACCGGTTTCAAGAACAAAATGTCATATGATGCAACGACTGGTAAAGTTAAAAACGGTTACAACACCCAGTCCATGTTGGAAGACATGTGGTTGCCGCGCCGTGAAGGTGGTAAAGGTACTGAAATTGATACCCTACCGGGTGGCAATAGCATGGACGCAACGGATCTGTTGAATTACTACAAACAGAATCTGTATGACGCCCTGCAAGTTCCGGGTTCGCGTGCTGAATCGGGTGCAATGATCGACTTTGGAGCCGGTGGTACTGAAATCACCCGTGAAGAATTGAAGTTTGATAAATTCATCAAACGTTTGCTGTTGAAATTCTCTACCCTGTTGCTAGACCCGCTTCGTACCAATTTGATTTTGAAGAAAATCATTACGGAAGAAGAATGGGAAGCGAACAAAAACGAAATTCTTGTCAAATTCGCTGCCGACTCTTATTTTGCCGAGCGTAAGCAAGCCGAAATGATGCAAATGCGTCTAACCAACTATGCACAAGTTCGTGACATTATTGGGGTATACGTTTCGCATGAATGGGCCGCACAAGAAATTCTGAAAATGTCCCTCGAAGAAATCGAAGAACAGCGTAAGAAAATTCTCGAAGAACAAAATGATCCAATTTATAAACTTGCGGATCAGCGTAACTTGGCAATGAACGGCGGTATCTCTGATACAGACCCATTTGCCCCAGCCCCGGACGGTATGCCCGGTGGACAAACACCTAATCAACAAACTACCCCCGAGGTTTAAAGCATGAGCGAGATTTTGACCGCTGCCCTTGAACAGAATCCTATCGAGTTTCAAGTGAAGTTCGATGAAGCGGTTAAAGCCGCAATTCTGGCATCCGGCGCAACTGTTAAAGCCGAAATTCTGAAACCTTTCCAAGAAGCAAAGGGTGAAAACCCTTTTGCCGACAAGAAAGACAAAGAAGACGGCGATGATAAAGATGATAAAGATGATAAAAAAGATGATAAGTCGGACGACAAGAAAGACGAGTCAGATAAAAAAGACGATGAAGACAAAGACGACAAGGAAGACAAAGACTCAAAAAAGTCTGATCTGACCGAGCGTACACTATCTTTCGAAGTTGGGAACCCAGCAACTGCATCTAAGCAACTTAGAAGCAAAGGAATTGCAGCGGCTTCCGAACCGGGTGATGGCAAGGTCGTTAAAGTTAAAGTTGCGACCCCAGAAGATGGCCGTAAGATTTCCGCATGGTTGCAGGATCAGGGCTGGTCGGAAAAAGAAGTACATCAAAAGTATCCAGAACTATCACGTCTGACTAAGGGCAAGTAATGTTCGAACTAGGTCTTCAAGATATCCTTGGGACTTTGTACGAGGCAACCGGTACTGGTTACAGATACAAATATGAGTTGGGGCCAAAAGAGCTAGCAATGGTTCTTACCCAACTCGATTTGACTTCTAAGCAAGTTGGGGATTCGTATGACATTAGTGATAATGACGACGATGAAGACAATCAAGTATTGGGTAAGTATTCCAACGGGGTTCTAAACACCGACATCAAGGTTCAAGATTACTTGGATCTGAAAGTCGTGAAGAAACTCGTCAAGGAATCGCACATCAAAAAAGATGGTTCGCTTGATATGCGCAAACTGCTTGGCAAAGCCACTAAGAAGTATCAATCACTTGTCGCACAGGGAACGTATGCAACTCCGGTCGCCGGGGATGAGGCGGGATCACCGACAAACCCTGATAGTTCCGAAATTTAACGATATAAATACTATCAGATAGAGGTTAACATGACTGATCAACTGATCGTCGAGTCGCAAGAGTACCTGTTCACGGAAGTTGAAGACTTCAAAGTGGAAATGGTTACCGAAGTTTCTAAAAGCGGCGACAAAAATTTATACGTCGAAGGTATTGCGATGCAAGCCGAGACATTGAACGGGAACGGGCGTGTATACCCCTTCCAAGTCATGTCAGAGGCCGTACAACAGTACATCGAACGTTATGTAGATCGACACCAAGCCCTAGGCGAATGCGACCACCCACCACGCCCTAACGTGCTTCTAAGCGAAGCCAGTCATTTGATTGAAAAGTTATGGGTTGATGGGAACAACATTTGCGCCAGAGCCAAGCTGTTAGGCACCGAAAAGGGTCAGACAGTACGAGCTTTGATCGAGGGTGGCTGGACTCCTACGGTTTCAACCCGTGGTTTAGGAAAGGCGGTTCAAATTAATGAAGCCCGTTCCAAGTTCGGCAAAGCGTACACCGAAATTACTAAATTCCAACTAACTGCTGGTTTTGATTTCGTGCATAACCAATCGGCACCGGGCGCTATCATGGCTGGGGTATATGAGTCCAATGGGCAAATTTACATTCCGCTGAAACAGAAAGCCACAACTGATTGGGATCGGGTGTCTTACGGACTGCGTAATTTGGCAGGACTAAATACACCGATGATCATTGAATCAACCACCGGTCAAGATGGGATGAAATTGTCCACTAAGGGCGGCGTTCTCATTATTGAATGCGATACCAGCAAATGGTCCGTTCCGGTAAAAGAACTTAAAAAATATCTAGGTTAAGGCTGGAATGCCCAGTCCAATTGATATAAATACTTCAAACAATTCTTGGAGAGTCTTTAATGACTGACAAAACTATTGGCGCTGAGCTTCTAAATACTGATGAAGTAAAGGCGCTGTTCGAAAGTGTTGGTGCCCCGGCAGGTAAGATTGATGACTTCGTAGAAGTTTTCAATGCCGCTGTTGCCGCACAAACCAAAGCCGGTGTTGACTCACTGGTAGAGGCAAAAGTTACAGAGCTGGAAGCCAAAGCCCTTGAACACACAAACTTCCTAAACGAAAAGGCCGAAGAATACAAAGTTCTGGTCAGAGAAGAAATGGAAGCCAAAGTTGACGCCTATGTTAAGCACTTTGCAGAAGAATTCGTTGCCGACAACAAACCAGTTGTCGAATCCAACGTTAAAGCTGCTCTGTTTAGCTCCCTAATGGCGGAACTGATTGGTGTGTTTGAAAACCATAACATCAAACTGTCCGATGAACAGAAAGACGTACTGAGTATCGCAGAAGCTGAACTAGCGACTGTTAAAGAAACTCTAGCCGAATCTCAAGCAAAAGTTATCGAACTGAGCAAAACAATCAGTGAAAGTAAGAAAGCAGAAATCCTTGATGCTGCTGTAGCCGACCTAGCCGAATCACAAGCTGAAAAAGTTCGTGAACTAGCCTCGGATCTGATTTTCAGTGATGTGTATGCCGAAAAAGTTAAACGCATTGTAGAAGCAATTGCTAGCAAGCCATCGGCCCCAGCCGCTGATAAAACCGACGTAGTTACCGAAAGTGCTCCGGTTGTTGACGAAAAGCCTGCTGTTAGTTCGCATATGCAAGCATATCTAGGCGCAGCTCGTCGTCTAGGTTAAGAAATAGATAAAAAGTGAAATTATTTTGTAAATATTTCACTTTTTAGCGAAAAATTGAAATCAATCGATATAAATACATATATCAGAAACTTTTTAAACCTTTTTAACAATTTCCATTCTGGAGAATAGAATGACTGCTCTTACTGAAAAGTGGCAAGCCCTTCTGGAAGACAAAGAACTGCCTGCAATTGCAACCGCTAAAAAATCGGAAATCATTGCAACAGTCCTTGAGAACCAAGAGCGCGACCTACGCGAAACTGGTCATCTGACCGAAGCCCAAGTACAGGGTGATTATACTGGCGGTGCCGCTGGTGTAGCCGGTGGTACAACTACTGGTGGTATCGTTGGTACAGCTCCTGTAGTTATGGGTCTGGTTCGCCGTGTTATGCCACAACTGATGGCGTTTGACATCGTTGGTGTACAACCACTGGCTCAACCATCTGGACAAGTTTTCTACCTGCGTTCCGTATACGGTTCGAACCCACGTCAAACTGGTTTCACCGAAGCGTTCCGTCCGGGTCAAGCACCACAAACTGGCTGGTCGGGTAGCCTAGGCGACGGTTCTTCAATCGGCGCTCTGCAAATCCCTAACGCTGTAGCATTCGTTGCTGCTGCTACTGTTGCACCAAACGACTTCATCAAATTCACCGGGGCTAACACTTCGAGCGAATACATGCAGTACGTTGGTGTTGGTTCCCACACTGTTGCAACTGATGCTGCCGCTGACTTTGCTGCACTGGTTCAATCGAATCAACTGGTTCCAGTTGGATCGGGTCTGTTGACTTCCATCGCTGAAACAATGGAAAACTTCAACGGTACTTCGGGTAACCCATACGCTGAAATGTCGTTCCGTATCGACAAACAAACTGTAACTGCAAAATCTCGTCAACTGAAAGCTCAATACTCTATTGAACTTGCACAAGACTTGCGCGCTGTTCACGGTCTGGATGCTGATAGCGAGCTGTACGGTATTCTGGCACAAGAAATTCTGGTTGAAATCAACCGCGAAACAGTTAACACCGTTCTAACCCAAGCCCAAACTGGTGCTGCTGGTATGACCGCTGGTACAACTACCGCTGGTGTATTCGACCTAGCCGATGCTAACGACGTTAAAAACGCTCGTTGGGCTGGTGAAGCGTACAAAGCGCTGTTGATCCAAATCGAAAAAGAAGCAAACGAAATCGGTCGTCAGACTGGACGTGGTAACGGTAACTTCATTATCGCTTCCCGTAACGTAGTTTCTGCTCTGGCAATGTCCGACGCTCTGGTTAGTCTGGGTGCGCAAGGTCTACAAAGCGGTTACAACACTGATACCAACAACAGCGTATTCGCTGGTGTTCTAGGTGGTCGTTTCAAAGTGTTCATCGACCAGTACGCCCAATTCGACTACTTCGTAGTTGGATACAAAGGCCAAACTGAAATGGATGCTGGTGTGTACTACAGCCCGTATGTTCCTCTGACTACCCTGCGTGGACAGAACCCAGCGAACATGCAACCTGTAATGGCTCTGAAAACTCGTTATGCCATGTCGGTTAACCCGTTTGCTCTGCCGCAAGAAGCACAAATCATCGACGGTTCGCCTCTGCGTACAATCGGTAAGAACCCATACTTCCGCCGTGTAGTTGTTAAAGGTCTGTAATAGATCGTTAGCTGGTTCAAAACAAATTAAAAGGGGGAATCCGAAAGGGTTCCCCTTTTTTGTTTCTAAAAGATGTGATATAAATAATAAAAGGTATTGTACCTAAAATATCATTGGAGAATATAATGACCGTTCCAAACCTAAAACCGGGTCGTGCTGATCATCTTGGGGCAATCCTTGTTCCCCATGATATTTTCAAGTACGTTACGACCAACGCTGGATGGACTAGTACCATCGGCACTTACAAACCAGCTTCCCGCCAAACCTATCTGAATTCCATCAAATACTGGATGGATACCAACGGATCTTGTGTGGTTAGATCGCAATCAAGTTCGAAATTCGCAGCAATTCAAGATATCACCCAATGTGCTACTATCGTTTACGGTAAGCCACACATTTCCGGTGATACCCTGACCGTTGCAACCCCGCTGACCTTCGCTATTTCGTTGGACATCGCAACTGGTAAAGCACCGTCTACCGCCGCTCTGACTATCACCGCAAGTGGTACTCCGGGTCTGGTTAATGGTTACACCATTGACTGGGGCGATAGCTCGATTGTTGATCAAATCGGTGGTGCGGAAACTCGTACCAAATCCCACGCATTCACCACAATCGGTGTGCGTACTATCACAGTTACTGCAACACACAATGGCGTGTCCACTGGACTGAGCCATACCCTGACGTTCACAGCAACTGCGTAATAAAAAAAGGAGCCTTTCGGCTCCTTTTTTATTGTCTAAAAATTCTGTTGACATGAATTCTGTTTCGGGTATGATGGCGACCATTCAGAACAAAAACGGTGATTCTCATGTGGGAACCAATCATTCTTTCAGCAATCGTCGTGGCCTTACTGGTCATTATCAAAGCAGTTACAGGGGTAGATGCATCATGAAATTGTCAGAATCATTGGAATTTTGTATTGAGAAAGAATTTTACAGCACTCGATATGAAGGTTATCGGTTCATGTGCCATGCCTTGGAAGCGGCTGGTCAGGGTGAACATGTTCCGGCTGTTATGGCGATGGTTAGAACCATCGATCCGGCTGGATATGCATTGGCATCTGCATTAAAACTTGATGGTCATGGGTTGTCGTCGTCGGAAACATTCGAAGTATGCAAAGCCCATTACATCAAATGGATTGCCGAACTCAAAGAACAGGGGCTGTAATGCTTTCGAAAATGCTGATTGTTTACATTCTGGTCAGTGGGTCATCGTTATCCCATTCGACGGAACCGGTTCCAGACAAAGCAACCTGTACTGCCCGAGGTGAAGCGTGGGTAGAACAATGGGAACAGCGTGGTTATGATACATCCACTGATCATGAAACACCGGAATACAATCGGTGGTCTGATTACGAATGTATTGTTCTGCCTGTAGAACCAACTGAGAGTGAGACAGAAGAATGAAAGTTTGGCAAGCACTGGAACAGATCAAAGAATGGCCCAAAACCGATTGGTTTGGAATCTGTCAGGCGGTAGAAGAACACCCGGAATATCAAATCATTCGTGAGGTTTGGTTTGACAAGAAATATTTGTGTTTCCGCGAATGGGATAGTTTCAGTGGGTTGAACGTCTATCCAGTGCCCGGTTGGAATGGTCTTACGCCGAATAGCGGATTTAACCGCGCCCAGATAGGGGATTTCTGGAACCCAGAACACCCATACGGTGCGGCCAGACTCCGATTACTGGATCATTGCATCGAATGGTTCAAAAACCTCGAAACCAATCCACAACCAACGGTGTAACATGACAACCGAAATGCAAGAACTGTTCAAACGATATCCACAATGTTTGGAAAAACTGCGTGAGAATATCCATGATAACGATTTGGAATACTCCGATAGTTACAGGATGTGTTTCATTGATGATGCATACCAGAAAGTGGACTACGACAACGCGGTAAGCTGTTGTGGAACCTTTGAATTCCGTATGCAGGTAGATGGTCGTGAAGTGCTTGTAGGCTGCAACTACGGACATTGAGACAATAAAAAAAGGGAGCCAATGGCTCCCTTTCTTTTTAGATATTCACTAATTGCCAATCATCGGCAAGGATATCGGTTTGTGCTGCGGTCCACACGGCGCATTTGCCATCGGCTGTACGCATATCAATGTGTGGGCAGTAATCAATCTCTGTGCCTTCCGGGAACAATCCCAGCAACGGCGCACGACTTACGGTAAATCTCGATCCTGATACAAGATACAGGAACATGCCTTTACCATTCCAGCCTGCACGGCAGACTCTAGCACCGGCTTTCAATGCCGATAATGCTTCACCAAAATTCATTACAAAACTTCTCCAAATTTAGAACTAGACATACAGCGTACTTTGACGTGGCCGTTTACATCCTGCCAATGTGCAACCGATTTCAGGCCATGTTTAGCCGTATGGGAATCGATCTTATCTTTCCATTCTGGATCTTTAGTCACCAGATCAAAGATACCTTTTGGTACAGGCATTGGGCCTTTCGGTTCACCACCTACACTGGATGGCCGTAGGGTTGGTTTAAAATCTGCTTGGGTTGCGTATTGTGCAAGCACTGCTGCTGTTACTTCCGAATCAACTTCGGCAAGAACCGCTGCTAACGCCACATCAAGGTTACTACCAACCGGTAGTTTGGTACTGAATGTGTCTACAAGCTCGTCTGATTCGATTGCAGCCGGTTTAAGGGTTGTATTGGATACATCGCCTAGGTCTTCCCCGATAGGGTCAACAGAAGGGCTTACAGGGGCTTTGGAAACAGGTTCTTGGGTAGGCTTTTCTTTCGGCTTCGGGCCGCGTTTGCCTTTGACTTGTTCAGTCATTCTTCACTCCACTAAATAAAGGATATTAACAACCATATTTAGTGCCCAAAAATGACCGATGTGATTATTAAGGAATACAACCACTCCTTTATCCATGTCTCCGGTGACCCATCCGTGAGATATGATTTAGCCGATAGGTTCAAATTCCATGTTGAAGGCTCCCAGTTCTCGCCAAAGGTTCGTTACGGCGTATGGGATGGGTACATTCGGTTGTACAACATCAATACCCAGTTGCTGCCAAAAGGGTTATTCATTGAACTGCTGAAATACTGCAAACAAGAATCCTATTCGGTTAAATGTGACCCGTCTCTGATCCCTCAGAAAATCCAGAAACAGGATTTCGATGACTGGTTGGCAACTAAAAAGATTTACGCGAAAGGCAATTTGATCAAACCACACTGGTATCAGTACGATTCGATCCTACACGCCTTGAATAACCAACGTAACCTGTTGAAGCTTCCAACATCCGCTGGTAAGTCCTTAATCATTGCTCTATTGACCCGCTGGGAATATGAGAATGAAGGCCGGGTATTGATTCTAGTGCCAACTGATGTTCTGCGAACTCAGATGAATGATGATTTGATTGATTACGGTCTGTTTACTCAGGATGAAATCCAAGTTCTAGATCCAAAAACCAAGAAAGGTCCGCAAAGAAAGATCGTTATCACCACATGGCAAACTGCTGCAAAGCAATCCGCTGAATGGATGCAACAGTTCACAATGCTGTTGAACGATGAAGTCCACCTTGCAACCGGCCAATCTCTGCAAACCATCAACGAAAAGTTGACCAATGCGGAATACAAGCTTGGGCTAACCGGTACTCTGAAAGATACCAAATGCCATATCATGCAATTGACTGGTTTGTTCGGTGAAGTATTCGCCCCGATCACAACCCGACAAATGATCGATGAAGGTTCGGCATCGGCTATTTCGGTGAATGGATTTATTCTGAAATATTCAGATGCAGATCGGAACGCGGTTAAGAAGTCAACCTACCCAGAAGAAATTGATTTCATTATCAAACATGAAGGCCGGAACAAGTTCATTACCAATTTGGCCTGCCATTTCAAAGATGAAAACACCATTGTTCTATTCAATCGGGTAGAACATGGTAAAGAGTTGTACAAACAGATTGTCAAGAAATTAGAAGGGACTGGACGGAAGGTCTATTTGATCTTTGGTGGTACTGCAAAGGATCATCGCACCGAAGCCAAGAAGAATCTAGAGAATGAGGTGGGATCGGTCGTAATTGCATCATATGGAGTTTTCAGCACAGGTGTCAGCATAAATAACCTCCACAACGCGATTTTTGCCCATCCGACAAAGAGTAAGATCATTTCCCTACAGAGTCTGGGAAGACTGCTGCGGAAACATGTATCGAAAGCCAAAGCCAGAATGTTTGACTTGGTGGATGATCTGTGTTGGAAATCCCGTAAAAACTATGCCTACGGTCACGGGGAAGAACGATTGAAGTTCTATGATGCCGAGGAACATGAACTACATATCAAAGAGGTTAAAGTTTGATGGAAACGTTTCTGGAATATGTCGAGGCTCAATGCCCACCCGGCATGGACCAATGGGTTGCTTCAAATAAACAGGCATTCATGGATACGCACGGTGAACAATATCAGGCGTTTCTAATGAGCGCGGCGTGGTCTTTGTACCGCAAGATTTATCGCAACTCAGAAGTCTTTTCGCAATAAAACAAAAAGGGAGCCATTGGCTCCCTTTTTATTAACTAAACGTCTTGACAATGCCCACACAGCGGTGGTTCATATGGATCAACTGGGGCCGGAACAGTCCGGGTGCAGTTACTACAAAATTTACGGCCCTTTTCGGATAGCCATTTAAATTTTGTATTGAAAATTGGAATCCAAATTCCATGACCATCACCTGTCATGCCACCGGAACTAAATCCCTTAGCCAGTCGCCACCATTTCCATTCATACCATTTCATTACGAAATGGCCTTAGCTGCGAAATACTGCGACAGCTTCCGTTGCAATGGGGTTCGGTCGTCGTCCGGCAACCACAAATTCGGTTCTGGTTCGGGCTCAGGATTTGATGCAACCCATTCCACCCACTGTTCTTTGGTCACACCCTTTGATGTAACCATCCCAGAGACGTTGGAACATCCCATACAGCCGCATGGGCCACCACCACCACACCAGCGATACCGCCAGCTTTCCGGTACTTCCATCATGATTTGATGGACTTCATTCTTGTCAAGATTCGTCATAAAGCGCCTTGATTGCAAAATTGATGTCAATTTGATCGGTTTTGATGATCCACCGCTCAAAATCAGCCGGACGTTCGAATAGTCCTTTGAATTTGGTTATGAAACCACCCAATTCCTTACCTTCCAGCCCGATGATACCACGAATCAAATCCCCATTGAACTTATTCTTGATGAATTTTACCCGTTGCAATCTAGCCACTGCTGCACTGTATTCATCCAACGCAGCCGGGAAATAATTCCAAATGACTTGATGCCAGAAGGTCTTGTCTTTCGGGAATGGGAATTCTTTGTCTACTTCCGGGTGTTCTTTCAACCAAGCCAGAAACGCGGTATATGTCGGACGTTTTTTGTCACGAACCCTTGCGGTATGGTTTCGGTTGTCAAGGTCATAGATCGCGGAATTGAACATGTAGGTATTGATGGTAAACTTGAATATGTCTTCCATTGTATCAAATCCACGCTGGTACTGGCGGTTACTGTACCCTAGGAACTCGATAGCGGTCTTGAAGTCTCTGGTTAGGATGATTGTATCAAATAGATTGTCACCATCCCGTAAAGGCATCGTCAGGCCGTCATGTCCGAACCGTAGGCCCAATTTGTGAGCGATTCGCCCAATCAGGTTGCCAAGATCGTTCCAAGAGTAGTATTCTACCGCGAAATCGAAATGATCGGCTTGGGTATAGATCAAATCAGCTTGGAACACACCACCAGTTGATAATGGAATCCCAAAACTGGTTACCGGGCCGTTTGATTTGAACACAAACGCCGGGTATAGGTTCATGAGATATGGTAACTGTATTGACAATTCTGTATCCGAAACTGCATGATGTAATTCTCTAGGAACAACAACATCAATATCACCGAAACTCGGCTTATTACGATATGCACGAATAACCGTTGCATAACCGCTGACGCCAGCTTGTTGTATGATTTGATTCAATGCATTGACCAGTTTTGATGCAATCTTTTCGTATTCGGCCCGATCTAATCGTGTTGCTCCATATTCCTTTAATGCGTTACCGCCCATTCTCAAACCCCATTCTCAAATTTCACAATTGCAATCATGTTTTGAATTGCAAACCCACGATCACTAAACAACTTGCAAGCCTTTTCATAAAAATCAACTTTGATTTGAATCATGGCATTGGCTTTCATTTTATCCAGAACTTGACTATCACCCTCAACATTCTTGGTGATGCCAGCGGCTGCCAAGTTATAGCTGTAGATAGGGTCATCATGTTTACCGGCATAGAAGTTGTATCTATTTCGAACCAATGCCAATAGATCAAGTTCGGCCATTTTCAACTTTGCCTTCCATGCGGTTAATTTGTGGTAATAACTGGCATGTTTCGTGATATTACCCGCAACTTCCGACATCAAATGGCTGGGATCTATCACTAGATCCGCATCCAATTTAGCCTGCATATCTTGCAGTTTATCTTTTGGTTCTTCGGTACTCACTCGTCCCTCCACGTTTTTCGGTGCTTACGTTTGCCGTTTCGGTCGGCTTTCTTTCTGTCCACCATCGTGACAGGCCGGTTGAAATCCTCCATGAAGGTTGCAACCGGGTTTCTAATGCGTTTCATTAATAAGCCTCTTGTGTTTTGAATGCGAATGATTCATCCCGCATCAACCGGACCTTACGTTTGTAAACCTTTTGTTTTGCAATAGATTTACGTTGACGTTTGGTTTTCTTTGTGGTAATGACCCCAACAAAATGTACTGGGATTTCTACCAAATAACCACGGCGGATGCGGAATTTCATCATTTTACTTTACTCGGATTGGTTTCAATTGTTGGATCAAATTCGACACTTCTTGCCAATCATGGGCAATAAATGATGGAATCTGATTCATTCTAGAATCGCGGACCAGTCTAATGCATTGGTGGCCTGCCATCAACCCCTCTTTCACGTACCCCGGCGAATCGTCAACCCAGACCGTGGGGTCGTATTTAGCAAGGATTTCTAGCTTGTTTCCATCTAATCCAACACAATGCACTTTGGAGAATGCACCGGGGAACCAAAACTCAAGGTTCTCGGTTCTGTGTTTGAGTGTTTCAGGTGAATTGGAGATAGCCGTAACCGCTACAAAATCGTACCAATACTTTAGGTGATTGACTGCGATCAAAGCGTCCTTGTAAGGCGTCAGGTACTTCATAAACTTCGAACGGCTGTACTCGTCCACCAGAACAGATGCTTCCGCTGTGGGGAGCCCTGTAAGGTCTTCAATCGTCTGCCAGTGGCTATGGGCGTACATCATGATCGCCTTTTCACGCGGCATTCCTTTCTGTTCCAGAAAGTATGGGAACCGGCTAAACCAGTCCACCAATACTCCATCAACGTCAACTAAAATAGTTGGTTTCAACGCTTATTCCTTTTGATGGATTCACGCCACGATTGAGCAACTGCGATGCATTGAACCAATTCAGTATCAAGCTTTTCCAAGTCACCGTTTTTGGCTTCTTCGATTGCTTCTAATACTTCTTCGGCAAAAATATCAGTCCACGAAACCAACCCGGATGTTGCTTTTCGGTTACAGAACCGTTTCGCATCATCGGCGTTTGATGTACCAACATCAAATACGGTATCCGGGGTGTAGCTCAAATGGTCTTGAATCCCCCATTTGGCAACCTGACGCTGCATTTCCATACGAGCGTCATCGAAGCTTGGGTATGTGTCTTGAGTGTCTTGAGCGGCTGGAATGGTTGTAGGTTCAACCAAATCCGGTGCATTAAGGGGTTCATCTTGCTGGTGATGGGTAATATGGTTTACCGTTTCTTGTACAAAATCTACTAAGCTCATTCTTATTCCACTTCGATATGGTATTGGGCGAGGATAAAATCATCCGATTCTCTGTAGCACCAATGAACATCCCCAATGAAAAATTCATGGGTGATGATACCGTGCATACCGTACTGAAACGGTGAGAATCGAGACAACCCTTTATGGGTGATATCAATAACTTTGTTGTTTGGTCCACGGAACTTTAAATAAAGGGTTTTTACCCGTGGTTTCTGAATCGGCGCCGGTTCTACAGGCTTCGATCTGTTGAATAAATTCATAAACTAACTTCCGCCTTTTTCGCTTGGAGTTCTTCCAAGGTATTTGCAACAGTTTTATCATCACGGATTTTCACGAACTGTGGTAGGAACAGACTGGAAACATCCGAGCCACGGCGCTTTACAATCCCATTATATTCAACTTCGACAATCATTTGATCGACAACGATCTTTTCGCGATTGATCCAGAACCATTCACGTTCCGCATCAGACATACCAGATGCATCAACTTCAACCAAACGACATTGAGTCGTACAGGTCAATGTACCGGCGATTTCCTCGTATTTCTTTCCATCCTTACCGTTCTTGACGCCGATAACCAGAAGGTCAGCGGTCATAACCTGTTTGAACTTAACCTGATCTTTCGACCGGGTATTGGTCCACAAGCCTTTCAAGTTCTTGAGAATGATTCCCTCAAGATCCATCGCGATATATTTGGAATAGATCGCTGTAGCTTCTGCCAAGTTATTAACGATATGGGTTTCGATGACCGACGTGAACACAGTATGTTTCAGTTCATTCAACTGAGCCAAACGAGTTTCATAATCGTTTGCCGACTTACCAGCTTGCCACTGATCGTATGGAATCAAATCCCATAGTACAAAGTGCAGTCCGGCTTCCTCGGCTGGGGAAATCGTACCCTTAACCGCTTTGTTATAGATCCCGTTACCGGTCGAACGATCTGCAATAGCTGGTTCTTCGGGTGTTTCCAGTACGTCGTCAAACGGTGAAGCTTCTTTTGCTGGGAGTCGATAGACAATCTCGCCATCTAGGACAACCTTACCGGTCCAATCAGTTCCATCAAACGTAGCAACGATTGCATCAATAGATGCTTGGGAAAGCTCAAGAGGCTTACCGTTTCTGGTCCAGAAGCTGGCTGTGCGGTTATCAAGGTCTACAATCGCTTGTGTACGGCTACCATCGGCTTTGAGCTGGGCAATCGCCGGGTATTTGATCTTAGCCAGAGCTTTGTCGGAATACGCCGTCGCCAACATCACGTTGAACGATGGGACCAGACCCGGCCAGACCTTATCCGCCGAACCATCGGATGCACCCATGCGTAGGTCACGACCTAGAACACGTCGAACCACTTCGGCATCGCGTTCGGAACAGGATTCCAACAGGTGTTTAACCCACTCAATCGCAGCGTGACCGGTCTTCTGACGGCCTGCCAGAACGATTGGGAGCAGCTTGAGAGCAGCTTGCAGGGTATAATCCCCACGGTGTTCTGTAGCGATAGGAAGCTTTTTGATGTAAAACGAAATTAGACCATTGAGCGCCAGAAACACAGCGGTCTTTAGGTCTTCATTGTCTTTGTTTGCTTCGAGAATTGCGACTTTATCATTCTTGCCGGGGACATTCGCAACGGCTTCAATGATACTCAGGACATCAGGGTATTGGTTTGTCATTCAGACCTCTTTGTGATATGGGGCTATCATACCACTGTTTCGAGTCAGCCTAAACAGAATAGAAACAAAAAAACGCCCCGAAGGGCGTTTGATGGATTAACGTTTTGTGTTATAGGCATGTACAACGGTATACGCCAATTCAGAGCGGGTTTTCGAGTCTTCCAGTGGGAAGTCAAACCAATCTACGGTTGGGTAGAATGGAACCCCGTCTGTGTCAATGAACTTGGAACGAGCATTGGACAGGCCGTTACGGGTTGTATCGGTTACATACAACTGAGTTGGGTCACCAGCTACAACGATTTTGGTATTTTTACCAGCACGTTCTAGCAACAGTTTCATGATCATCGGTTGAATTTGCTGGGCTTCATCAATCAGAACCAGAGCGTTATCCCAAGTAGAACCTAGGCAATAGTTCGGGATTTTGAAATGGATACGATCATCCATAGCAGTTTCAACCTTACCTTTCCCAAGCAACAGATTCAGCGCGTCTTTAGCTGATGCAAAGTGAGGTTCGATCTTGTCACTCAATGCGTTCGGTAGGAATCCGATTTTATCGGAACCGGCCTCGACAGGGGTTCGAATGACTATGATTTGTTTTGTGTTGTCTGCAAGAAATTGGGATACAAATTCAGCTAGAATCCCCATAGTCTTACCAGCACCCGCAGCCCCTTGGATAAACAGCAAATCTCGCGATTTGATTAGATTACCTACGGTCTTTTGGGATTTGGTCAAATCGAGTTTTACACCGACCATTACAGCAGGATTCGGCCTAGTGCCTTTACCTTTACCGCGTGGGGTTGGATTTGGATCAATTCCATCACCTAGTCCCTGATTGAACGCAGCAATTGTCGCTTTCGCGTCTCTACGTTCGGCTCTGGTTGGTCGCTTGTTACGATTTTGTTGATTGCCCATTCTACACTGCCTTATTTGGTGAAGGTTTTCAGATACTTCTGATAGAGCTTCGTCAGGTCATTTTTTGTTGCCTTTTCATCAAAAGCAACGCCCAAAGACTTCAACCGCAATTCCTGTTCGGGTTTGGTCAAAGCCTTGAATTTTTTAGTTTGATCTAAAACGTGTTGAGGGTGTATTGGATTATGGGTTGAATCTTGTTGCAGATAGACGGATAATGACGCCAACCATTCAAAATAAATTGATGGATCACCGCCCATACGTCTATACACAGACTTCAACTTCCCTTCTGTTCGGTTGCAGCTCGAATGCAAAGCCCCTCGGACATGCCCTGTGTCATGATCGTGGTCAAGGTGTATCTTGGACATGTCAATTGGCAACGGGTGCCCACACAGTCTACAGAGCCCCTTCTGATCGATGATCAATTGAGCTTTGTATTTCTTGGCGGTTGTCGGGGTCAGTTGTTTAGGGAATTTCATAAAATACCTTCATTGTATAAAGGTATTTATGGTCTGTAGTTCTTGGCGATACACGCTCGCCGTATTTCTTGATAGTAATCTGTTATCCATTCATACCCGGCGTGCATAGCCTTGTCGCCGTACACATAGTAATGCGTCAGGGGTAATGGATTGTCGATAATCTGTCTTAAACGATCTGGGTTGGCTATCAGCTTTGCACGAATAGCAGTTTTGATGCATTGTTCAAAGTTCGGGTGTTCGATGATCGCGTATTTCTTACCCTGAGCCTTGGCTAGATAACCATGCAGGGTTCGGAGCTTGTCGTATTGCATTCCGGTAGACAGCCAGTACCAAAACCCTTCGATTGAATCAAATGATCCATACTTAGGATGTTTAAACGGGCTATAAGCGAAATTGGACAGCCATTGGCCTAGATCGGTCTTACCCTTACTATAAACGTTGATATGCGTCTGACCGTCTTCCCACGGCTTCCAAATGGATTTCTTCATATTAGTAGTACGGGGAGACGGTGAATTCGTAGACCATTAGCCGGAAATTGATGGTTTGCAACACGATCCCTTTGGATACCATCCAATCGATTTCATGTCGCCCATAATCAAACCCTTCCGAATCCTTATAGGTCAGGGATCGATTAGAGAAATACAAGGTTTTGCCGTGTATTTCTCTCAATTTGGTGTTGATCGGCTTAGGCAGGCCGAGCATTTGTCTCATTCAACACAACCAACAGATTACCTTTTAATACAATCGCCGCTAGACGGTCTTGAGCGTCTTGTGGGTCAAGCATCTGGTTGTTCTGTTCGCGCATGTTCTGCGAATTTGGGTCAAATACAACCACCAAGCCAAGGCTTGACAGGATGTGTGCGATGGATTCGATCACCGCAGTTTTGCCGATATGGGATTTACCAGATACGGAAATATGCAGTTCATTGACCGGCATAACTTCATTTTGTTCGGACATCAGTTAACCTATTTGGTAAGAGAAATTTGGGTATTGTCTTTGAGACATACTACCCCTTGCTTTTGCACATGGGTTGGATACCCACCCTGTTCTGTGCATTTGTCCACCATGATTTGTTCATCATGTGTGCCTTTAGAGATACCGTATGAAAGTAACCCCAAGAACCCGACAATACAAAACGCGGCGATCCAATCATCCATGAAAAACCCCTTTGTACAGCGGCAAATGGCCTGTGATTTTATCAATTTCAGATCGCTCGGCGGGGCCAATAGCGATACAGGTTAGATTGTGTTCGCCGTTATACACGGTACGACCAGAATCAATGACTTTGGAACATGGCAAGCCAGCTCTTTGAGCTTCGGCGTACAGGATTTCCATTTCCATTTCGTCTTTAGCTTCCAAAACAGCTTTTGGGAACGAAATTTTCATCCAATGTTCCATTGCTTCGGTTGGATGCAACACGAATTTATCGCGTGGGACATCAGGATCACCACATTGGAAATCGTTTTCCCATCGGCCATGTTTCAGCAAAACCGCAACTGAGGCATGAGCTACCTGAGCCGCCAGTTTACCGGGAGGCATTTTTAGATCCAGTCGAGCAACAATAACTTGCTTCGGATCAGTGAAACCATTTCTACTCATGACAATTCCTTTAGTTACAAAAAAAGGAGCCTTTCGGCTCCCTTTTAAGATCAATTACGCAGCTTTACGCGGCGCCTTCGATTTCTTGGCCGGTTCTGCCTGTTTAGCCATCGCACGGGCTTTCGCCGCGTCACGATCAGCTTTGGTCATGTTCGGTTTCGGAAAGGACTTGCCTTTCTTATCGAACTGAGCTTCGTTGCGAACCGCACGGCTGAAACTCAGGTGCTGTGCAACGCGCTTGCCGAAGGCCGATACACGACCGCTCAGCAGGTTCAACGAACGAGACTGGAAATTCAGTTCGTCGCGTCCGGCTTGCTTCTCACGGATCATGACTTCCGCCAGAGCAATTTTGTCGATTTCGCTGATGAACGGGTTCAACCGTGCGCCAGTACGTTTTGGAGCAGTACGACCAGTGTGTTCACGGGCACCTTTAACCGCAGCAGCCCCTTGCGCATCGTTCGGATGCTTTTTCAGGTGGCGAGCCAGCTTGATAGCCTTGTTCTTGCCAGCCTTGATCATCGCTTTGTAAGCGGTGGCTTGGGATTTCTTGCTTGCGTGGTTACCCTTGAGCTTTGCCATTCTTTCAATTCCTAATTCAGTTAAGGTCAGCTTTGTGCTGATGGGGTCATTCTATCACGATTTGATTCTGTGCCAAACACTTTCTCAAATCTTTTTGTTTCAATTCGTTTTTGCTTTGTCTTCACTGGGGAAGTGAGATCACTATACCCCAGTTTTCGGTGAATCTAAACAGAATTTGAAAATTTATTTCGATTACAGGGAAATCACACCGTCGATGAATTCGAAACGCATCGAAACAACCTTTTGATCCTTCGATTTTCCGGGCCATTCGAACACGCGAAGGCTACCGGCTTGGGCAATCGGTACGACATCACCGATTTTCAGGGTTTCAATCGCCGGGTCGAATCCTACTACATAGCCGTAGGTCGGGACTTCGGATTGCAGAACCTTACCGATCATGATTCCACCTTGGGTGATTTCGTCACCTTGGGCTTTCACATGGGATACATCCAGCAGGACGGTTTTGTTGGTCAGGGTTACATTTTTCAGGTCAGCGAGCTTGGTCATTCTGTTCTCAGTTTATATTTTTCAATTGCGGCTTGTCGTGCAGCGTCACGTTCTGCGATACCATCCAAAACAGATTGGTATCCATCCATACGCGCACGTAGTTGATGATCGTAAACGTCAAATGGCTTGTTAGCCATTTGATCGATTTCGTGTTGGGTGAAGACTATAGGAAGTCTTTCACTCATGCCTTGTCGCCTACGTGGTAGACGGTAGCGATGTTGAATGTACGCCATTCACGTTTTTCCAGATCGAACACACGCAGAGACGCATCGGTCATTTTGCGGGTTGATTCTGTTTTCAAGGATTCATCGGCCTTGCCCAGAATCAGTTCAACTACGGCAGGGTCACGGGTACAGTGCATCACACGGTCTTCGCCGTTGGACACTTTGGTGAATCGAACGTAAGCGGCACCGGCAGACAGGCGTTCCACAAGGAATTCACGGCTAAATTTCTGGTCCGGGTTGATGTTGTAAGTCTTGGTCATTCTATTTTTCTCACGATTTGATGATAATAAGTTCGATACCCAATTCCTTGGCTAAATCCACGGAATCTTGAGTCGGCCAGCGTGTTGCAAATTCTTCCCCGCCATCGTAGCAAACCACCCGGAACAGACGCCGTTGGCGCATTCTGGATAGGCAATTGACGCAAGGTGGATGGGTGATATAAATCGTGCATCCATCAAAATATTTCACATTCGCGAACGCCATAGCGTTGTCTTCGGAATGCAGTATGTGACGATACTTGAATTCTCGATTATTCAAGCGTTCCGGGGTATCTACCATACCCCTTGGAAATCCATTAAATCCATGACTTACTGGATTTCCGTTTGAGTCCATGATAACGCTACCGATTTTAGTGGACGGATCTTTCGACCATGATGCCACCAGTCTTGCCATTTCGAGGTATCGGTAGTCCCATTTCTCAATGAACAAACGACACCAGAAGAACGCCGCCTACAAAAATAGGCATGGCTAGGTCATTCAGGGCTTGGATCTTGTTCGAGTACAGCGCGGATAACAACAGGATTTTGTTTTTCATGAGGCAATCATACCACAATTTATTGGGATTCTAAACTCAATTTAGAAATTCTGTCACGATTTGCTGAATCAATTACATCAATTAGGATCGATTGACGGCCTATGCATTCATTCAGCAATGCAAGGTTGTGCCCATCAATTTGTGCGACCACCGATGGGGGTAGCGGGCTGAGTGGGGTTGATTCCGGCATTAGCATTAGCAGATGGAGTGGACATTTTTGCATCAAACTGGTGTCTACTTGTATCGGCGTTGCTTTGTATTGTATTGATGTACTGGTTATACACCCCAGCAAAGTCAGGGCCAACATCGGGGCACTTAGGCGCCACAATGGCTTGAGCTTTCTGAGTGACGTAAACAATTTTCTCTTTTGTGGATTGGACATTCTGGATACCAGTCTGGATTAGTTTTTGTGCCGATTCCAACTCTTTTTGAGCAGATGCAACCGCCGCGTCTGTGGCTATTCTGTTGTCATGGTCTATGGTAGCCATTGCTTCGTCATAGCCGAGGTGATACAGCTTGTAGCCACCAAAGATGAGAATCAGTGCTATTACCGCACCGATGATCCATTTTATTTCACTTGTCATTCAAGAATCTCGCTACAGCCCCAAGGGTGTTGAATACCGCAACCCCATTTTCAGCAGCCATGCGGCAAACCTGACTCATTGATTTCAATTGATGTGGGGTAAACTCAATACCGCCATCACCTTCTAGAACACATAGAATGGTTTTGGAAGGTCGTTTGTTCGAATCATCAATTACTTCCGCAATCGAGAACACCCCAGTCATTTTGGGAGTAATCACGTACAGGTTGTAATCACAGATTCTTCGTTGTCGAATTTCTTCGGCCATACAATCCTCAGACCAATGGTCCACGACTGGATTGAAGTAATCACAGTTCAACATACGAATCAGGGTTTCGCGCCATGAGGAACCGTTGCAAGTTCCGCCTAAAAATACTTTCATTCAATTCTCACTAATAAAATAAAAAGGAGCCTTTCGGCCCCTTATTGGTTTAAGCCTCGCAAGCACTACAAACACTGTTAACGATTACGCCACTTCTTGAATAGAAGTAGTAAACCGACAGGCAGTCTTCATGCAAGAAGGCTTCTGTCATGACTTCGGCAATACGGTCTTCGTCGCCGTCTTCCGACCAGAAGAAGTTCAAGGATTGACCCTGACACAGCCACGGTTGACGGGTAGTTGCATATCGCAGTAATACATGTTGATCAATTTCGAAAGCGGTTTTGAAAACTTCTTTCTCATGATCATCTAGCCAAGTTACATGCTGTACAGATCCAACATGAGCCACGATATCGTCACAGGTTTCTTTCGAATAAACCCCGCGTTCAACCATGATCTTGTAGATTTCAGGAATGATTTTATGCATCCCACCGGCAGCCGAACCTTGTTCATACACCATGCCCGGTTCTGGGAACCAAGCCTCGGACAGATTGCCCATCAAACCGGATGTCGATTTGGTTGGTGCCTGTGCTGTACGGTGCGTCATACGCTCGCCACGGCCTTTTAACCATTCAGGCTCACCAAGTTCCTTAGCCATCCATTGGGACGCCGCCAGCGAGTCGTCATGCAGCTTCTTGAACATATCGATGTTCATGTAATGAGCATCTAGAGATTCGTATGGAATACGATTCGCTTGTAGGTAAGAAGCCCAACCCAGAATGCCCAGACCAACGGCCCGACCTTTCTCGGTGAACTTACGAACTTTTTCCAGACCCGGAATGTTTTTCGACTTCTCTAGGAAATCGGAAACAACACAGTCAAGGAATACGGTCGAGTCAAATACCGCAGTGGTATCCTTCCATTCATCCCATTTGTAAGCGTTCATCGAACTTAGTACACAACTGAAAGTCAGGGACTCGGAGCTATGCAACATAATTTCGGTACAAAGATTGGAAGCCTTGATATCAAGTCCAAGATCCTTGTAAACCATCGGACGATGACGATTTGCTTTGTCGATAAAGAAGAAATAACCTTTACCAACTACCAGTTTTGTATAAACCGCAGCGGTGAATCGGCGGTGGGCTTCTTCATCACCGGTTTTCAGTTTTGCAACAAAACCGTCTGTAATTGTCCAACCAATGTTCAAACCATCCGGCTCGGCCAGAAGTTTGTCATTCATTTCATCAAAGTCTGGGTGTTCGATATCCAGATAGGTTGCAATCGAACCGCGACGGTTACCACCTTGAGAAATCAGGGAAGCATCATCAGCCGCACGAATCATCCAAGGCACTGGACCTTCGGCAGTACCACCTTTACTGATGGCTGCACCACGCGGACGAACATCGCTGAAGTCACCCGAACAGCCGAAACCATTCTTGGACAACATCGCCCATTCATGTCTTGCTTTATAGAACGAATCTACAGAGTCACCGACATATTGACCGGAACAGGAAACCGTCAGACCACGATCAGTACCGCAGTTAGATAGGACTGGGGTTGATGGTGACAACCATCCTTTCCACAACAGTTGGAAGAACTTTTCTTCCCAATATGCTTCGTTGCCGACCATGTAAGCCGATAGGGTTTTTGCAATTGTTTTGTGTCGTCCGTAAACTGCTTGTTCACCCGACACAGCGTATTTTGCTTTGAACATTTGCCATGCTTGGGTGGTGTACCATTCAGGCAACCAACCCTTCACTTGTAGTTCTTTCCGCTCTTGACTTAATTCCTCGAAACTCTGTGCCATTATGCTGCCAACTCTATTCTAAATTTCAGTTTACCTTTGTTCCAATTGCGTACATATTGCACTTGCGAGTTCGAAAAGAAGTCTGCATATTTGAATGTACTAAGGGCACCGTAGAACCACTGCGAAATCTTGCCTTGTTCATCACCAAACATTGGTTTGGTTTTCAAATAGGCTCGTACATCGTCAATGCGGTTACGCACGAAATGCATTTGGTCTTCGAAGTTTGCGGTACGGTTACCACCTTTCGAAAAGATTTCTTTGTTGATGGCACCTTCATGTTCATACACAACAAGCGAGATTTTATCGATTTCAGCATAGAGCTGGTCGATTTCTTCTTGGGTGATATGTTTGGCTTCAATCAATTCCGACAGGTACTGGTTAAACAACCATGCAGCCGACATCGAGTGGAAGTTTTCATCTTTTGCACTTGCGTCAATACCAGAGGCTACGTGAGCCATCATGTTATAACCGCCAGTGTTGAAACTTTTCAGGTATGAGAATGCGGAGAACAAAACCGCACCTTCCAAGAAGGCAAATGCAGCCAGCGACAACAGGTCGTTGTAACCGTAACCTTCCAATTCTGCATACTTGGAAATGAATTTGATTCGCTCAGATAGAACTGGATCGTCTTTCCACTCGTTATAAAATTCTTCGGTGGCAATATTCAGGGTTTTATTGATCAAATCGTAGAACGGTGCATGGACAGCACGTTCAACCATCGCATACACAATAGCCATTTGGCCGATGTCTTCGCGTGGGAACATTCTTTGAATCTTACCACCCCAGAATTCATTACCACCAAGCATTAATTCATACTTGTTGAAAATTTTAAGGAGGTAGGTAATGCCGTAGCGTTCGCCACTGGTACATTTTGTTCTTATATCACTTTCATCTTTTTCTACACCAAGTTCTTTAGCAAACCACATAATGCTTAATTGCTTCTGTGCCGCGTCAACTGCTTGGGGATAATCGATGATATAATTTTCTTGCTTAGTCTTAATTCGAACTAGATCGGGCATTTAAAATATCACTTAAAAACAAGGAACCCCGCCAATCGAAGTTCCCAAAATTGGTTTACTATTTAGTTGGGTTAATAGCAGGGCAATGCCCTTTACACTGCCATCGGTGCGCTTAACAATGGGTGATGTTCGTACCCAATCAACAGGAAATCATCAACTTTCGCATTCTCGAAGTCTTCCAGAGTTTGTAAGTCTGGATTAATCCATAACTTCGGTAGTTCATAAGGCGACCGGCTAACCTGTTCCAATACTTGTTGTTGGTGGTTCTGGTAGATATGAGTATCACCCAGTTGACCGGTCAGGTATCTAGGCTTCTTACCCAGAATTCGTGCAAAGATTGCTTGTAACAGTGCATATGATGCAATGTTGAATGGCAGTCCAAGGAATGTATCAACAGACCGTTGTGTCCAGAGCAGATCGAGGTAGTCACCAGTAATACGGATTTGGAAACCGTAGTGACATGGTGGCAGGGTCATCAGATGTTGTTCTTCTGGGTTCCATGCACTGACAATCAGACGACGGCATTCTGGGTTGGTCTTGGCTCGCTCAAGCAAGTTTTTAACTTGGTCTACACGGCGTTCATAGATGTCATAGCCGTGATAAGTTTCATAACCTATCTTGGTGTACCCTTGAGTCTCTAAAACGTCCCCTGATTCATCGTAGGAGTCCGTAGTTACGATATCCTTACGATTCCGCCACTGACCACCATACACCGGACCTAATTCGCCGTCTGTATAGCCCAGAGCTTTACCTTGAGCTTCGTAATTCGCATCCCAAATGGTTTTCTTAGCCAGATTGAACCGATGTTCTTCACCGTGAAGCAAAGCCCGTAATTCGTTGACGTTGGTTGAACCTTTGAGGAACCACAACAGTTCGGATACAACAGACTTCCACGCCAATTTCTTGGTGGTTACACCCGGAAAGCCTTCGGTTTGGTCAAACTTGATTTGTTCACCGAAAATGGCAAGAGTGCCCACGCCGGTACGATCCACAACCGATTCACCGGTATTGAGGATTTTGATAAGCAGTTGGATATAAGGGGTCATTGAATAATCTTGTCGTAAACTTCGTAAAGAACACCGGGGGTATCCTCGGATTCTGGTAAGTGACTAGAGCTAACTAACTTGTAGGCTTGTTGGCAAAGGGCTCGGCAACTGAATTTGATATCACCGTCGTATTCTGCTTGAATCAACGACGAATAAATTCGATCACACAACATCACATATTGCACATAAACCTGCATACCACCGATGATAATAATATCTTTGCCGGGGTATTTTGATTGGATAGTTGCGATTACATCATAGGGTTCACCAGCTACGGTCAGGTCTGCACCTGCAATTTCTTTTGAGCTGATAATCACATTAATTCGATTGGGTAGGTGTCGGCCAATAGACTCCCAAGTCTTACGGCCCATCAAGATAACTTTCTCATTGGTGTTGCGTTGGAACCATGCCATATCCGATTGGATATAGGGCCACGGCAAACCACCATTCAAGCCGATGAAATGATTCAGGCTTGTTGCGTAGATCATTTGGATCAAAATATAACTCCCGTAAAGGATAGGGGCTTTCGCCCCTATTCACAATTAGCTGTCTAGACCGTCCAAGAAGCTCTGGATGTCGTCCATGTCGTCACTGACGGTTCCAGTACCTTTTGGTTCGGTATCGAATGGCAGTGTGTCGTCTTCAACTACAGAACCTTTTGGGTTCTCGTAATTTTTGGTTGGACTTTCTTCGCGAGCTTCACGAACTTCGCGTTCGCCTGTGGTTTCTTTACGGGCGGCAGTACCACCGGTAGCACGGGCATACGACTTATCAAGTTCAGCTTTCGACTTGAATTCTTTTTCAGCAACAATCGGTTTCAGTGGGTGCATTGCAGCCCATGCTTTGTTCAGCTTTTCTTCGTCGCCGTCGAACAGCTCAGAAGTTTGACTAACAAAACGCGAGTCGTCGTAGTTCTGGAAGCCGGATACTTTCTTGGCTTTCAGAAGGAAGTTTGCACCTTCGTAAACGTCGGTTACCAGAATTGGGCTTTCTTCATCCAGATCCGGGTTAAGAGCAGATTCGATTTTCTCGAAAATTTTCTTACCGAAACGGTATTTGAAAGTACCACCAACAGCCTCGGGATTTGCTTCATCCTTCACAACAACGATGTTTGCCCAGTAGGACAGTTTACGGCTGCGAGAACTTGCGTAATCTTTGATTTCTTTGTTGGTTTTGCCTTTCTCGAACAGTTCGCTGTTACCCGAACAAACAGGGCAATCATCGTAAGGCTTGCCAATGGTAGTTGGGCAGTTTTCGATGTACCACTTGTTGGTTTTCGGATCTTTGAAACTGTGAGAGTACATTTTGACGAATGGAATTACTTCCTCGCCTTCGCCCGTTGCAGGCAAGAACCGAATTACCGCCGAACCGTTGCCTGCTTTATCAACAGTCATGGTCCATTCTTTTGGGTCTTTTTCAAACTTCTGCGAACCGGACAGTTCTTTCAGTTGTTCTTGAAGTTGGGCGGCAGATTTTTGGTTACGCTTAAACATTCTTAATTTTACTCGATTTGATTAATTTTAATTGATTTGATTATTTGTTTAGTTTTACTAACTCGTCACGCTCTGGTGACGTAGTATTTATATCGGTCAAAATCTCAGATATTGCTCGAAAGTCTTTCCAAAGATCATCTAGCTCAAGATATTCGAATTCATACGGCACCAGAAATCTCGCATCGACCATTAGTTCGATATACAAGAAGCTCTCTTTGGCATACAAGTCGTGAACTTTGGTTGGATTAAATCTGAATGGGGTTTGACAAGTCCCTAAGCAAATATCAACTACATGCGGATTTAACGACATTCGATAATATCTTTTTGTCAATACAGAACAATTTACTGTATTTGGTTAATTTTTGGGCAATTCCACCGTACACGATAGAATCTGTGGTTGCTAGGAAGGGGTGTATCAAATCAACCAGAACACAAAACTCAATTGGATAGACTTTCTGTTGAACCTGATTGAATATCCAAGGGGTTTGGCCGGTTAGCGAATCTGCGAACTTCATACCTCTATTATGCAACGAAATCAGGTATGACCTAAACAGAATCTCAAATTTATTTTCCGCGTTTTCAATGAACCCACGGGATTCTAGATACCGTTGTTCTGCATCGTCGCTGAGAATGTCACGAACCCACCCGGAATTGATGCTAGCCCGACCAAATAGGAGGGACCATTCTTCGCGTGGGTATCGTTTGGCAATTTTATCAAATGTGTATTTGTCTGGAAACGAATCCGGCCCATGAGCCTGATTGATCTTGCGTTTCCACCGGTATTTGGATGCATCAAATTTTGGTTGGGTGATATGCGACGACACCGCAACATACAGTTTGTATGCCTCAAACCCGCTACGATATCCAGTTGGGATCGAATCTGGATCTATTTGCATCAAACTGGACATCGTACACCATCAAATAAAGTCGGTTAGGGAGCTTGAACCAGCCGAATTGCCACGCAAGGTGTTTTCTCGAACTGCTTCAATTTCGATCTTTTGTTTCAGGGATTCGGAAATGTATTTCGAGATTTTATCCTCGTCAATTTCCTGTTGGTCTGCGATTTCCAGACACGCTTGGATATAGCTACACGCTGTATCACGGGCATGGATTTCAACCGCTGTACTGAATTGAATGATTTTACTCATCGGCTTCGTCATCATTCAGTGGGGTAGGACCATCCGGGAACACCTTGTCGAACAATGCGTTCTGGTTTTCACGTTTGGCGGTCACGGCTTCTTTGTCCTGACGATGGTAACGGTTTACCAGATCGTTGAAGTCGGATTTCTTGATATTGAATTCTTCTTTGACCATCGCACTGATACCGTTTCGAACATCTTTTTCGGCATCGCTGCGCATCAGGGATTTAGCCGCTTCTTTCGCAGCGTCTTGCACCGATTTCAGTTCGGTAGGGGATAGGTGGTCGTAGTTGCCAGTTTCAATAACGCTCATAAATTTCTCTCACAATTAAACTTCAATGAGTTGGGCTGTTACACCCAACTCATTATTAATCAATTAAGCCATTGCTTCCGCAATCAGCTTCTTAACGCTTTCGATGTTGACTGTTACACCAGCTTCGATCTTGGCAATTTGCTCTTTCAGAGTTTCCCGAACAACAAACTCACCAACTACCGTATATTCACATACACGGGCTTTGGCGTTGTTGTAGTCCAATGGGAACGCAACAACGTTCTTCGGGTTAACCTTGACCACAACAATCTTGTTACTGCCGTTACCGCTGCCGTAGAAGCCACCGTAGTTCGGTAGGTAATCTTTCGAACAGATATGCAGGCCATGCGAGCAAGTCTGTCTAGGATCGTCGTTAACCTTGCTACGATCCATTTGAACTACAGCACCCGGACTGTTATCCATTTTACCGGTATACAGGTCTAGGAACTTAGGCCCAACGATCTTGTATGCTAGGAAATGGCCGTCTTCGGTCATTGCCAGATTGTTTACGATCAAGAAGTCATAGAAATCTTTGATCGAGCGTGGATTTGGGTTATCCAGCAAGTTATCCAAGAACTTAACCAATACACCAGCATCAGCACCGGTACGAATCAATTCCTTGATTTTCGCGGTCAGCTTGGTATCGATTGGGTTCTTATCACCATCTTGGGTAACATAGAACAGATCGCCATCAGTGAAGCCAACTTTACCATCACCGAAACTATTGATAGCTTGGATCAGGTCGAATTTCATCGAAACAAGTTCTTTGATTTTCTTTTTGTTGTCTTCTTTCAGGGCTTTCGCTAATGTTTCAAATGCTTGTGGATCTTCTGCGCGGAGGAAGGTGCCAGACATTTTCTGGCCCTTCTCGGTTTCCAACCAAACGTAAATCGTTTGTTCGTTGATAATAAACCGTAGTTCTAGTTTCTTCATCACTTCTTCATCAGAATGCTTTTCAGCTTTTGTTCGTCTATAATACCACACTTGACCATCGAGCTAAACACAATCAAAGATTCTTTGAATTCTGTTTCAGGCCAATTGCTATAGTGGCGGTTAGCCAGTGTTTTCAACATTTGCAGGTTGAAAACATGGTTTGCGAATTTCGAGACAAAACCAAACGGATTGGCAGCTTTCGAATCGCCGTACACATTCTTAATGAACTGAATGGTCAGGTAATCATACGAGGTGCCAAACGTGATACCGCGAATTGCATCAAAATATTCTTTGAACATCGGGTTGACCTGTGGGTCATTCACCGCTGCATCATATTTAGCTTGTTCAAGATTCAAGCCAGTGCAAGCCCATTTGTGCTGAGACTCGACAAAGGATTGTTTCGACATTACAACAGCCAGCTTCGCCGGGATCAGTTCTGAAATGTCTTCCCAGTCTTCCGGGATCTTGTCGTAGACCTTCTGTGTAGCAATAACCAGTGGTCGGCCTGTATCCTTGATGATTCCATCAATAATGCCCCAGATCACTGGAGAAATTTCGTCACCAGATACGATGCTACTACCAAACTGATAGCGCTTAGCGCTGGTATCCCATTTGATGTAAAGGGTATCCGGGTTATCCTGTTCAACACCATTGGTATTGGTGTGCTGGCCTACAGCAATCACCCCACGGGCTTGCTGGTACTTATAGAAACCTGAATAGGTAATCTTGGCCCGAGCAGCGGCTACCGTTGGATCAGAAGGCCCACGGGTCATTACCGGCGATTCATCCACGATATCGGAAATGAATTTGTACGGCGTACCATCCAGTTCAAGTTTCGCAATCACATCGTCAAATTGATCTTTACCATCGGCGCTATCCAGTGCCTGTAGGAAAGTCGTATTCGACATGTTTTCGGAAGTCCAGCGAATTTTCTTCTGATACTTGCGTTTAACGTCGATCAGAACAAAATTACCACCGCTCGCCGGGGAAATTGTGATTTCGTGCGCCCTGACATCTTTCAGGCGTTCTTTGTACCGGGAATTGATTTCTTTACACTGCCATTCAGCCATGTTTTTATCATCAACAAATCGGTAGTACAGAACGTTACCAATACCTTTTGCTTTATATTGCAGTTTGAACAAACCTTTTGGGTCTTTATCTGCATTATAACGCATTGCATCATAAATCGTCGGGCAAGCTTCAATCTCGGCTTCTAGTTTCGCAGCCATTTCAGCACGAATGTTTTTGACGCCTTCGATTAGGTTTTCAATGGTGTCTTCGTCATACGACAGACCTTCACGACCGGCGTTGACATCCAGCTTACCAATGCCGAAATCGATCACAAACCCACCCAGATCAGCATCCATATGACGCTTCATGAAACCGTCTGTAGTGAATTGGGTCAAATCCAGAGGATAGGCAACCGGACCCATCAGCGCGAAACACTGTTTCGAACCTTTCAGAACCTTGAAATTGGTTCCTTCAAATCCATAATTGACTTCATCCCACTGGAAGTTTTTACCAGTCACACCCACCAAAGGCTTGACAGGGAAGAAACGATAGGCTTGTAATGCAGCCTTACGGAACAGTTCGTAATCGTTTGCCTTGATTGGAACCTTGATGGTCACGCCGTCTTCGAACTTGATACCCTTTTCAGGATCATCATAATTCGTTTCCAATAGGAACAGCTCAGGCGCACCAGACTTGTTTAAGAAACAGGTATAGGTGTTCTGTACGCCGTTCTGACGGGCATAGACTTCGAACGCATCGGTATACGAAAACGGTGATTTCGATCCAAGACCCATCGCACCAATGTAATCGTTACTGGTGGTTTTGGTGGATTCGAAATAAGTGGTGAATATGTTTTTCACCTGATCGTCGTCTAGACCAGTACCGTAGTCTATGATTTCCAGCCACGGGTGCATATCAGACGGTAGTACCAGTTTGAAAGGTACGTCTGCTTTGCCAGCGGCTTGGTGGGAATCGAGTGCGTTACAACCTATTTCACGTAGGATTGCAAGTGGTTTGTTACTATACAGGTTGCTCGAAAGCAATTTGAATGCTTTTGCGTTAGCTTTGATGGTGAATGCGTGGCGGTCTTCGATGTTACTGACTGCGTTGCTGCCTTGGGTTACAATCATTAAATTAATTACTCACTATGTTTTGATATGCAAATTCTATCACAATTCTGGTTTGACCTAAACAGAATCAAACCAGAATTCGAAATTTTCTTACGCTACCAGACCCAAGGCGTTCATGCCTTCTTGATGGGCAGGCAACGCGGCTGCGATGTCTTCCGGGGTTGACATCACCTTGAATGCTTTGGTATGGAATTCTTCGTCCGGGAGGATCTTACCAAATACTCTGGCAATATCATCAAACCGCCCATCCTGAGCCAGCAATTTGATCCTTTCCAGTCGCATCACTTCGGCATGGTGACCGATTGCGCACATCTGGGAGAAGGTTGCATCACCTTTCGGTAGGGTTTTATCCCAATACCGAACGCTCTTTTCACGGAAATAGGTAACCGGAATACCACGGGCGATCAGAAGACCTTTCACCCATTCGGCGTGCTTGTCTTCATCGTCGGCAATCATGGTCACCAATTCTCTTTCGGTCTTGGTAATGTCCGGGTATTGATCCAGAAGGCCGCGAATTCGAGCCGCAGCCGTTTGTTCACCGTAGAATTGATCCTTGAGCCAGAGAATCAATTTTTCTGGATCGTTGGATACATCATCCCACCATTGTTCGGTGGTGCGAAGTTCGCGATTAGCCCAATCAAGCTGTTTAACAAATGCGGCTTCCAACTGTGTATAGCTCATACAAACTCTCCGATGCGGCCTAGCATTTCCTTCAAACGATGTTTGATGAAATAGTTAAAGATCCCGGCACCGTTAGGGCGGGGTTCGTCAAATGCGGCCATGATTTTGTCCTGAATCTCTTGAGGAATCATCCCCAGATCCAGCATTTTCTGGTTTTCGTGGAACCGCTTGATGGTGAATTCATCGCCCCAGTTTTCCACTGGTTCGTGCATCCATATGTCAAGCTCTTTTTGGTAGATCGACTTTTGGCGTGTATCCCGGAAATTCATCAAATGGTCTGCAACCGATTTGATGCTAGCGATACAATCCTTTGGGTCGCCCTTGATGATCTTTTCCATCAAATGCAAGTGTGCAGAACCGTGCTTCGGTTCAACCCATTTCTTCTGGATAGGTGACCATTGTTTCACGTTCTTGAACTTGGACAACTGCGCCCAGTCACTATCAGACGAAACCAAAAGGATTCGATCATATTTGTGCCAAAGCTGGTGGGTCAGAACCCCGGCGATATCATCCGCTTCAATCCCGGCAATCTGGATGGTTCTGTAAGGAAAGATCAAATGCAGTTCTTCACGAACCTGATTCATCGCTTCAAATATCACTTTCCAATCCCAACCGGAATTGTCTCGTTGGTCTTTTCGGTGGGCCTTGTAATACTCGGCAATCTCTTTACGCCAGTATGGCCCACGGTCACACGCCAGAACGATATCTGGGTAGATGGCTTTATTGGTTAGAACGTTGAAACGAATCGAGTTCAAAGCAACGTGACGTATCAAATCAACTGATAGTTCTTCGGTTGGTCGGAATGTCGCGTTGATTGTACTGATTATGATTTGGGAGAAATCGACAATCATCAAACCAGATTTTCGTTCTTCTTCACCCAGAAATTCCGCTAAACTCACGCTTTCTTTTTACCTTTTATTGATGCTCGGTATTGAGTCAAAGTCTCTTGCATTTTGATCCAACCATAGACATACGCCGCAGAGCAACGTACCACGTCGCGACTACCCACTGAGATTTCGCCCCGGTGGCCGTCGTTCCAGAGCTTGGTCGGATCTTGGGAACTGACACAGGCAATCGGTCGAATGATCATCTGATGCGGCATCATCGGGTTGTTACCCATCCTGACAAATACCCCCACACCCGTCTCCCAACCCAGTGTATAGAACACTGTGTCTTCTACCGGGCCTGTTGGCTTGGCCTTGGCTTTCGTTTTCTTCAAATTCGCCACCTTCTAAATACTGGTTTGGGTTCGTTCATTTGGTGCCACTTTACCATGATTTCCGGTCTACCTAAACAGAATTCATGGAATTTTGTTTCGAATCGATTCCATCAAAATTTTCCCCTATAAATAGATAATCATAGCAGATTTTCGTCTGCATCTAAACAAACCGGTCGATAGTGACACCGAGGTAATAATGAGCGGACCACAAGCAAAACCTTTCAAAGCCAGATTAGGCGTCGATTCCAACGGCGTGCAGGTCATCAACGTTGGTGACCCGATCAACCCAACAGATGCGGTCAACGCCCAGTATCTGGTGGCTAAGAACACCGTACAGACATTTGATCCAACCCGTACATACCCACAAGGATTCATCGTGGAGCGTTCGGATCGCCTGTACAAAGCCAAATCGGCTATTGCAGTCGGGGCATTTGATCTAAATGCATGGACAGAAATCCACGCCTTCAACCTATGGCAGAGAATCGCGGGTGCTTATACAGCCGAACCCGGTGATTGCCTGCTGTTAAACACAGCTTCCAGTTCTGTAACGATTACCCTACCGGTGATTGCAGAGGAAGGTGATGTGGTCTTTATCATCGATGAAGGTACTGCGTCAACCAACCCGATTATTCTGAGCGCCGGTACAAACACATTCAACAACTCTGGTGTGTCAACCTATGCCATCAATTCATCTGATACAACTCAGGTTGTGTTCTTGGGTGGTACATGGCGGGTTGTTCGTATTGCAAGACCGCAATACCAACTGATTGGTACAAACCAAACCGTTGCACCTAATACGTTCAACTATGTTCAATTAACTACAGCTCCGATCACCGTTATTCTACCAATCAACCCGGTTCAAGGCCAATGGGTTGTGGTTTCGGATGGTGTATCCAACGCGGCAAACTTTAACATTACAATCAACGGTAACGGTAAGAACATCAACGGTTCTGCGTCGTATGTAATTAACCGTAATGGTAGTATTGTTTCGATGCTGTTCGATCAGTCATCGGGTGAATGGAAAGCTGTTAGCGTAGCCAGTTCCGGTCGTAGAATGGAAACCCTGACCCCACTGGTTAACCAGAGTGTATTTGTTACATTAGACGGTACTGCTAAAACATTGAACCTACCAATCTCGACATCGGTATCTGATGGGGATTGGGTTGAAGTAATTGCTAAGTTCCAAGATCCTGTAGCAACAGGATCTTTAGTGGTTACCGCGTCCGGTGGTGGTTTCTTCCGTATGAACGGTGTGACACAAAACACCACAACATACAGAATCAAACAACGTAGCAAAACCCTGTTCCTGTTCAAACAGGGTGAATGGTCGATATTCACAACTAACGATACAACTGCTGTTCCGGCGATGTCCACTGGATCGATGATTGCGAATTCATTTGTTACCCTTACCGGTGCATCTGGTCAAACAATCCTGTTGCCGCAAATTGATCAAGTAAGAGTCGGTGACACCGTTACTGCTGTAATCAACTCGACCGCATTCCCGGTTAACGTCGGTCTACAAAACACTTCTACCCAGCTTCTGGATGGTGGGGTTGCCAACCTGACCTATACCGCTGCTGATAACGGTTTGATGGTTACTTACATCTATCGTGGTTGGAACGGATCGAAATATGTTTGGGAAAGCATTGTTAACGGTTCACCGTACCTGAAAAAGACTTCGAACCTATCGGATCTACCGGACCCTAACGCGGCCCGTGGTACATTGAATGTTTACAGCAAAGCAGAAGCCGATGCCAAGTTCCTAGGGGCATCTGGTTCAACCGCTGCAATGGCATTAGATACCGTTAAAGTTGGTGGTGTAATCGCGGCTCAGATGGCTCAGAACACCGCAACCGCATTGGTTGGTGATGACCCTAACACTACATTGCTTAACCTGATTGTAACCAATCATATTAACACACCAAATGCCGGGTCAACCTACTGGTATATTAACACAATTTGGACTGGTTCGATTTCGAACACATCAGCCAGATTCCAGATGGCCTATCAATACACCGGTAACCCGGCTATTGAATTTAGACAATTTAACCCAGCCGGTGGTGGGGTTTGGTCGGATTGGATTACAGTTTCGACTATTGTTGATGGTTCGACCTATAACATTAACGTTCTTGGATTAGCTTCAACTGCATCTAAGCTTAACATTGCCCGTACAATCAACGGTGTAAACTTTGATGGTACTGCGAACATTACCATTGCCGATCCGACTAAACTCCCAACCACTGGTGGGTTGTTAACTGGTCCGATTTCGCGTACTGGTACGTCGGCTAAAGTTTATGATCAGGTTCTGACTAAGTTTGTTGGTGGTGGTGGTAGCACAATCACTGGTACGCTGAAAATTGTTTTACCGGTTGGGTATAACAACACAATGATGAAAATGCGTATTGGTATTTTCGATTATGGTGTTGATAAAACCAATACTGAGTTGCTGGTAGGTGGTTATAACTATAACGGTACACCAGCATGGATTAACGTGTCGGCAAGTACAAACGGCGGCCCAACATCTGCGATGGGTCAAACTGTACGATTCGCATTTGATGGTACAAACAACTGCATTCTGATTGGTACTACAACATCGGTTTGGTCATTCCCAACTGTTACTGTTAAAGATGTCAATCTAGGGTTCACCGGGGCCAGCCTTGCGGGATGGGATACCGGTACTTGGGATGCGGCTATTATCACCAGTGAAACCGGTATTACGGTTACTGGTGCTGCTTCAATTGATCCAAACATTGCAAAACTTGATAGATCGGTCAACCTTTTTGCCGGTGAACTACAATCGGCGGCTACAAACAGCTACAGACAAGTTCAAGGTAACTACGGTAGTTTCTGGCGTAACGATGGTACTAACCTGTATCTGATGCAAACCGCGTCAGGTGACCCATACGGTACATATAACAGTTACCGACCACTTATCATGGCGTTGTCAACCGGTGCGATGCAATCCAGTGCAAACTGGACATTCAATGCTAACGTGACTGTTGCAGGTGCTTTAACTGCTTCTGGTACAGCGGCATTCAGTGGAACACATACTTTTACCGGAACAACTACCCATAGCAACTGGTGGCGTTCGTCTGGTGCAACCGGGTGGTACAGCCAAGATTTCGGTGGCGGTATCTTTATGCAGGATACAACTTGGGTACGTGTATACGGATCTAAAGGGCTGTATGTATCGAACGATATTGCATCAACTGGTAACGTAATCGCGTATTACTCCGATAAACGTCTGAAAGAGAACTTGAAACCAATCGCTAACGCCTTGGACACTGTTCGGGCTTGGACTGGTTACACCTATAACGCTAACGCCTTGGGTGCTTCGTTCGGATATGATCCAGAGAAACAAGAAATTGGGCTACTGGCTCAAGATGTTCAAGCAACTACCCCACAAGCGGTAGAACGCGCCCCATTCGATACATCTGATGTTAAAGGTGAATCGTTGACCGGTGAAAACTACCTGACTCTGAAATATGAGCGCTTGGTGCCGGTATTGGTGGAAGCAATCAAAGAGCAGGATAAAGAAATCCAAACTCTAAAACAACAAGTTGCGGCATTGATCGCAGCAATTAGCAAGTAACTTATAAGGGGCCATTCGGCCCCTTTTTTATTTGATAAATACTATATAATATTCACCTTATTGAGTAACAATCATGACTACACCTGCTGGTCAAATTGCGATGTCTGATGTCAACGTCGAATTGGGCGCTGCGTATAACCGTGCCAACACGTCGTTAAACCTTAGTGCGGTTCGGACTCTGGCACAAATATCGTCCGGTCAGATTTCGATGGCAAACCTTCGTAGCAAATCAAACACATTTACATTAACCGTCAGTGGTATACAAAACGGTAACCTTCGTAATATAGCCAACGCCAATGGTTATGCAGGACAACCTAAAGTCTATCTAATCTTGATTGGTAACTTCTATTCTTATAATGCTGGTACACCAGCGTGTATTGTTGGGTTCTGGCCTAATTATACCCAACTTACAATCGAACTTCGCGGAACTATCCAAGCCTATGGTGGTATCGGCGGTGCCGGTGGTTATCAGGGTTGGGGCTCGCCCGGTACTGCCGGTGGTTATGCACTTCAATTCACTAACAACATTGTCGGTGGATCTATCACATTGTATATAAACGGTGGATGGGTTTATGGCGGTGGTGGAGGCGGTGGTGGAGGCGGTGGTGGAGTGGTTCAAACAGGAACCTCTAATAACCCATCATGTTCATGGGGATGGGGTGGGGGTGGCGGTAACGGGATGGGATACGGTGGCTACCAATCCGCTGGTGGATCTGGAACTAACTCCGGTGGGGATGGTTACGGTGGGACTGGTGGTTGGGGTGGTTGGTGGGGTGTTGCGGGCTCCGATGGTGGCGGTGGTGGACAGGGTAGCCAATGTTCCGGTGCTTGGCCCGGTGGTCCCGGTGGAACTGCCGGATATGCATACCTCGGCTGGGGTAACGTAAATAGTTACATCGGTAACACCGGCAACTATTCTGGGTTGGTGGGTTGATACCACCAACCATGAACAATGAGAATATATAAATGACATACAGATACCATAGCAGATGGCGTTCCGGTGACCATTTTCGAATGGCACTCACGCAAGTTACCATGAATGAATTTGCTATCCCAAGAGCGGGTAAGCTATATTCCGGTATTAGTACCCCAATTGCGCCGCCATCATCGATTAGTTTAAAACAAGCATGTTTCAATAGAGCAACCGAAATTCTGGCAAAATATGATGAAATCTATATCATGTTTTCCGGTGGTATTGATTCAACCCTACTTGCTGCATACCTATGCAGTTTGGCACAACCACGCCACAAGATTACAATCAGTCATTCAGCTCAAGTTGATGAAGCCTGTGACCCAAAAGTGGTAGAATGGTTGAAACAGTTTTCAACATTCGAAGAATTATCGATTGATGCAATGAAAGCAGTAACTGCTAGGGGTGGGATGGTGGTTACTGGGACGCACGCGGATTCTATCTTAATCGGTGAAATTTTAGATGATATGGATGATCCGGCGATTTACACCGATATCTGGGATATGACCCCACATGATTTGATGGTCAAGTTTACCGGGCAATCTGATCTATGGGTAGAAGTTCAATTGAAGAAAATCAGACCCCTAACCGATCTAATGCCGGTGGCAATGAATGCGCCCAATTTAGCATGGTGGTTGGACTTTTCTTGCCTATGGGATCGGGATGAAATGAATTTCCCAATCAAATTGGGCTTAGGATCACCGGGTAAGGGGTTTGTATCATTCTTCAATACCCGAGATTTTGAAGGTTGGGCGCAACAGGATGCCAGTCAAAAGGCTGGAATCGGAATCGACCTCTATAAATATCAATACAAAGAATTGATTATAGACATTATCAAGTTTGAACCGGTATGGCCGAGTAAAACTAAATCTGCGTCTTTACAAGAATATTCCGCTGATACAAAGAACATTCTACAGAATATTCTGCTTGTTAATGAAAACTGGGAAACTGTTTGGAAATGAATACATTTAAAGTAACCGGTGTTAACTTTGATTTGGGGACTGTAACCGTTGATATCAACGTCGATCCCCATGCCATTGATATTACTCTGATGGATGTAGAACCCTATACCATCCAGCGTACATATTACATGGAAACAATTACACCGTCCGCTGCTGCAACCGCCTCGATGCTACAGATTTCAATCGGTACATTGGTAAAAAGAGAATTGGATAAATTGTATCCACCTCCTACACCAAAACCGTTGGCTCTGAATGATCTGGTCGGGGTTGTGTGTAACATCAATTGATGGAAAACAAAAAGGGAGCCATTGGCTCCCTTTTTTATTAGTCTTTTTTGAACAATTCCGACATATCAACGGTCGGACCTTTCGATTTCTTCATCGCCTTGGTCACACCTTCCTCTGTATACGGCTGGTCAACCTTTCTAGCGTATTCCTCGTCTGCTGTACTTTCTTCTAAAATCCCTTTCCTAGCTACGTTCCCACTACCACCGGTTCGCACGGCGTCGTATGGTGCGTTCTCAAGCATTTCCGCTGCAATCTTGGTGTTCCGGTACTCTTGCTTCTCCAATCGCCCCAAATCGCCGCTAATGTCCTGTAGGATGGTCTTTGAGAATCCTTTGTGGGCTTTGATGTAATTCAAAATCAAATTGGTCAGGATTTCATTACGGTTAAGCGGGGTGTCTTCTAGAATGTTCTGGAATTCATGATGCAAATCAACCGGGATGAAAATATGGATTCCGATTTTATCTGATTTGGATGGTGCTTTCTGTTCGGCCATTTGTTGGATCGCATTAGTTAATAGCCGGGTGGATTGTCTCCGTTCGGCAAAAGATCGGGCGTATTCGTTGGTTAGGAATCGCAGTCGTTCATTATCAGTCTGGAACTGAGCGATTGTATCAATTAGCGCTTGGGTGATATTAGGTTCTTTCTTACCAATTTCATCCAATGCTATTTGGATTTCGGATCGTCTAACCCGTTTTTGGTTAGTTCCACCCTTCGGGCGTCCTCTACCACGTTTAACCGGGGGTTCTAGGTCAACAATCCGCAACCCAGCTAACAATCCGGTTGGTTTTTCGGTATTTTTAGGTCTTGGCATAATCTAATCTCAAATAAAAAGCCCCGGTTATACCGAGGCGTTTTTGATGTTTCGTTGTTGTCGCTTTAATCGCTTGGCTTCTGCTGCCGACAGTTTGGCGTCATAGTCAATCGAAAGTAAGTTTTTCGGTTGGTATTGTTTTGAGTGGTTTTCGGGTTGGAAGGTCTGGCCTAACAATGCCGCGATCATTGCCATTGAAGGCGTTGACTTACCATTGCCACCACCGATAACAACCGGATTCGGTCGGACTACTTCTGCGTCAGCGAGAATCAATTTTGGGTCCATACATCACCTTTATTTAATTGGGTCGGATTCGGAAACGATGTGTAGAACTCGCATGTCACCGATGATTCGTACATCATGAGCAGACAGGGCTTTGGTAAGTCTACCCAATGCTTCCTGTTTGGCTTGTTTGTGGACTGATTCCAAAGTCGCTTCCATTGCCCAGTTGCTCATACCGCAAATTTCGACCATCACCTGTACTCTGGTGGTATTGGTTAGTTTAACACCCATACTGTTCATCCAGTCGGTCGGCTTCGGTATTTAATTCAAGCGAACGGGTTGTGTGAAACTTAATCGCCCCGGCATACAGCACAGGGTCACATGCATCAGCTTCCAAACCACAATAATCATGGTCGTTAGCTACGGCTCGAAGTACGTCGGGGTTTTTAGCCATCCGACGTACTTCGTTTGGTGTGAATTCGATCATTAAAAGACTGTCAGTAATACATGACTAAAGCCGATATAACGCTGTGAGCCGTTATTGTCGTTTTTCATCATATGTACAACAGAATCGACCCGGTACACCGTACCATCAGGCATGGCTAGGGAATCCCCCTTCGCCGGGTGGGTGCAAGCATGGTACTCAGTCACCAAGTTCATACTTTGCACGTTAACCACCTTAATTTTATATAAACCGTGCATTACACAGTCCCTACATTACACAGATTACGGTACTTGCTGTTTACAACAAACAGACTAACCGAGAATATACCGATGATGGCGGCAAATACCGGGAACCCACATGCAAACAGGGTGTACACCAACAGCGGGCCAAAGATCAGATTGAGAATCCGGTGTTTTTCATCACCCAACAGGGTGTATTGCATCTTGCGAACATCGTTCGGCATTTGTCGCATGAACTGCAACGTGAACGTCATGACACACAATGCACACAACTGGATAAACATCAACAGACCTAGACTAACATTAGCCAGAAACATCGCACTTGGATACTGGGTGGACATCAGCGGGAACAGGGCAAAGAACCCGTAACCAAACGCAACATGACCAAACTTCTCGGAAAAGGTTTGTGGAACATAGTCGCGAAGTTTGTTCAACAACATGTCACGATGATCTTTAACTTGCTTTGATGTTACTTTCATTACTATTTTCCTAATTAACGGCGACGTGCAGGGCTGGCTGTGAAAGTCCGAGCCGGACTAGCTGATGGCTTGTAACTCGAACCAGAACTATAACCGGTGGTCTTAGCCGCTGCTGGAGACGGTGAAGCCTTCGCGGTAGAACCCCAGTACGAATTGCTTGGAGCTGCTGGTTTAACCGGTTCTGGTTTCGGTTGACTCCAATAGGAATTAACCTGTGGATTGGTCAAAGGTTTTGCCACCGGTTGCTGTGCAGGTTGTACAGGTTTTGCCAGTGTGGTAGGGCTCGCCAGTTGTTTAGTTTGAGCAAAGCCGGGTGCAGCCGGGGCTTGTTTAACCGGTTGGAACCCCTGAGCCGCCATTTTCTGCGCAACAGGACCATTCGGATTGCGGTAGGCAGTCCGGGTGTTGTTGATTGTGGTGGTGTGATAGTTGTTCACAACCGTAGTGCGTTCACGGCGATAATCGTTGTCGCTGTTCCAATTGCGGGAACTGTACGGCTGGTGATAGCTGGAATAGCTGTTATAGCCCCCACCGCTGTTCATAGCGTGCGCCAGCAACATACCCGCCCCAACACCAGCGGCCAGCGGCCAAATCGATTCAGACACGCCGCTAGAGGCTTGCTGAGCCGGTTGGTTGTTGATGATCACCGGTTGACCAGATGCATTCTGGTATTGAGGTTGACCATAACCGGTCTGAGGTTGTTGCTGTGGTGGGTTGTCACGAATCACATGCAACACCCGATCACCCTTTTCGTTATAGCCGTAATAGGCATCTTTAACGAGTGGATCACCCTTTTTCAGTTCGGCAACTACATCTGCCAATTCTTGGGTGTCTTGGGCTTGCTGAGCCGATGCCGCTTGTTGGGCTTCCAACTCAAGCTGTTGCTGTTTCACGGCTTCGGCTTGAGCCTGTTGATAGGCCGCAGCATCGGCTTCCATTTTCAGTTCTTTATCGCTCTTACCGCAACCGGTCAGACCAGTAGTGAATACAGAAGCAATCAAAACAGCGATCAATGTCTTTTTCATGAGTTTCGAAATTCCCGTTGATGTAGTTCGCGAAGGTCTTTGACTGCCAGTACCTTGGCACCCATCATCCCCTCACCATGCGAACGATGATATTCAATTCTGTCACGGATGTAAAGCAGATTTTGTTCTTTTCTGGTTTCTCTCCATCGGTCGAAGGTAATGCCGGTTTGATCCTGCAATTCCTTGATATCGGTCAGCATACTTTTGACCAATTCTGTTAGCTCCGCATTGATTTCTTGCAGGCGTTTCAGTTGGTCAAGCATCTTTCAGAACCAAAACCAATTCCGTACCGGTCATACCATCAAATTCTGATTTGATGATTTCGGATATGACATTCCAGTTACCACCACCTAACCCGGCCCCAATCAATGGGAAGTACAGGGTTTTTGGTGGTTCTAGCATGACTTTGAAGCCTTCGCGGATGTGGTAACAGCAATCGGCTACAGCATCATATTTGACATACCGTTTACCGTCTTTGCCATAGAAATTCTGGGTCACCGCGTTGATGATGATTTTACCGGATCGATCAAAATATGGTATGATTTCACCCAGCTCTAGGCCGTGTAGGTCGTATTTGTTTCGATAGGTGCTATAGGCACCGGGGAATCGTTCTTTAACCTCAAGTGCGATACCAGATCCCATTACACCTTGATTGTTACAACCATGCACCATTGCATCACCCGGTTTGAGATAATCAAACAGGTTGCCCTTAACAGTTTTGTATTGCATCATTTATCCTTAAAAAAAGGAGGCTTTCGCCCCCTTATTGAATCAATTACAGATTGGGATTAGATAACAACCCAATGACCGCCAGTTTTGGTGTGGCGAACGATCACAATGCTAGAGCTGGACTTGACCGACCATTCACCGGAATTGAAGCTTGGAACCTTGCCTTTGATAGCTTCGGCAACCGCATTCGGCATCATGACATGCACCGGGGCGTTGGTATTCAGGTCCACCATAGTGACAGTTTGAATCTTCGGCTTCTGGTCTTCGGCAATGAGTGCCTTGATCTTGGTAGCGGCTTCCTGAGAAACATAACCACACGATACCCCGGCGACAGTAACCGAAATAGAACCGTTGTAAACCGGTGCAGATTTGGTCAGACCAGCTACCAGTTGGTTGGTTTGAACAGTTGTCGATGCCGGGGCTTTCACATCGCTGGTGATTTGCAGTTGTTCGATTTTGAAACCAGCTTCTGCCAAATCGGAACTGGTCAGACGCGCTTTAACGGTCAGGCCAGCTTTACGGGCCAGTGCTTCGATGGTTTCGGCGTTACGGACCATACGGGAACCGCGCAGCTTGACCGACAGGGAACCACGGCGGGTATCTGCTTTGGAATTCACGGCTTCGAACTTGCCGGAATCGGTCAGGGCTTTAGCCAACAGATGGCGAATGCTCAGGTCTACAACTGGGGTAAAGGTGTTTTGTTTTGCTTGGGATTGCAGTTGTTTGATTGCGCTCATGCTTCTTTATTTCTCACGATGGTTGATTTGTTTTGTTTCGATGGGTGAATCATACCGCAGTTTCCGGTCTACCTAAACAGAATGCACATTTTTATTTTGAATCGAATCTATAGGCTTTCAGTGCGGCGTAAACGCGGGGGTCAATCCGTTCCTTATAGATGTCAGCTTGGCGGTGGATTTCAGCCAGCTTCGCCACCTTATAGGCTTCGGAAGCTTCTTCGGGGGTTTTGAAGCTTCCGATACACAGATTCTTCCCGTCGGTATGAATCTGTGTTCTGTATTTCCCAGACTGTTTGTGATAGCTAACGCCGGTTGGGTACGCGCCCTGATTTTTGCGCTTATGGGTTAACATCAAATTCAATTCTCTGGGGACAAAACAGCATGTATCAGGCCCATAAACCTTGTTACCTTGGATCAAAATATCTTTATCCATTGCCCAACCTTTTAGGCCAAACCCAATCTGGGATTGGCACCATTCGGCAAACCATTGGAAATTGATAAAATCTGGGTGAACTGAGCAGCCTATATATGCAGGTTGTCTCAATTGTAAATTGCCGTCTGGGCGGCACCGTTTGATCATACTCGCCCATATTCCATATTCCGTAGCCTCATCACCATCTATCTCAGATTTGTAGACGCCTTTCGTGTAAATCCCATAACCTTGTACTAATTTTGTTTTCATTCTTCTATGATACCACAACCGAATCTGAATCCAAACAGAATCGGTCGAGCTTCTTTCCAGATGGTCGAAAATCGGTCGAACCGTTTGCCGGTGGAGGTCTTTTTCGGTCGAACTAGTTTTGGTCGAACTAGTTTTGGTCGAGCTTTTTGCCGGATGTGTTTAGGTTGGCTGAAAAGTGTGATACCCTGAATGCCTATTCGCCAAAACCGATAATATATACAAACCCAACCAAGCCTCTATCAAGCCCTTGCAGGGCTACAGACTCGCCTACGGCTCGCCTGTACATCTATAGCTTCTATATAGAAGGATTGAATAGGTCTAGATTAGAAGCTTGCTTCTAGCCCCGCATGGGGCTTCTGTAGAAATTTTCGGAACAAATCCCATCTGATAGGGGAGGGTGGCCCGAAAAACGTCCAAATGAGAAAAATTCTCGAAAAACGCGAAATCGAGAGGGGAGGGTGGTCCCCTGCCCGTCTGGGTCAAATCGCGGGCATCACACCCAGTATAGCACGTCCCCGACCCCCTGTCAACCCCTATTTTCAACTTTTTCGAAAATTTTTCGCGAAAAGTGGCACGAATCCTGCAAAGCAAAATTCATGCCAACTCAAATCTCGCCCACCCCCGGTGATTTCCTCTGAGCCTCCCCAGTAACTATAGAATAGCATACCCCAAAAAGAATGCAACCCCATTTGCATCAAATTCCAAAATATTTTCTGGCATGGTATATGCATAGCAAAATTCGTGCCAACTCAAATCTCGCCGTCCCTCCCTGTTTATCTCCGGGTTTACAACCCCGCAACCTCATAATCAAACTATAGCCCCTTGCCCGGTTAGAGTCAAGGGGTTTGATGTAATTATTTTCAAAACCGATTCAGGCCGCTAGACCTAGACTTTGCCGCAATTTGATGTTATAGGGCTCGATTGATTCGGCGCTATACGCTATCGGGTCATTTAATACAAGAATGTCCCCGCGTTTCATCAAATTGCTAAACCCGGCCCCGTCCGAAAAGTCAAGGCAATGCAGCTTGCACGCCAGATCAGGGAACGGGCCATAATCATGCTCAGGGTTCACCCGTTGCACAATGCCGTATGCCAGATCGATAGCCGCGACCAAATCAGGCAAGCCCCGGACATAATCCGCCAGCATATCGACGGTGATTAGATGTAATCCGCTATCACCCATCAACCGAGCGTCGATAGATCCCAACGGGGTCAGGGGCTCTAATTCGATGCAATAGCGTTCATAGTCAACCGCCACGGCCCCAACCCTAGGCAAATGCGGATTAGATCCATATTCCCGGATACCATCAACCCAATGGACAAAACCATCCCGGCCCCCGTTCGATCCTGAATTGATCTTGAACACCCGGCCCCCGATAGCCCATACAGTCGAATACCAACCGGCCCCCAGTAGCTTAGCCCCGGCTTGTTCCATACCGTGCCAGAAACTAGCCTTTAGGGCTTTGTAGTCGGTTAGGTTGCGGTCTTGATGGTAGCGAAACAGTTCTAGGATTGTGTTTTGATTCATGATGCAAGCCATTAGAAACAGAATGGCGCGAACTATACACGAATCAGAACATAGGTCAAATACTTTTTTGCAGGCAATAAAAAGCCCCTTATCGGGGCTTGTCAACTGGATTTTTCAGGATTCCAGTTCGGCTAACATATCATCAATTTGATCAGTGGTCAGGGGCTTGGCTTTCGGGGCTTTCCCTACGGTGTACCCGGCTTTCCTCAATTGATAGATAAACTGTTTCGCCTGAATAGTTGGAACTTTCCCGGTTCCCTCGGTTACCGTTGCCAGTTCACGCCATGCGGTTTCCGCCTCTGGTGTGTTAGGTATGAATGCGGTAAACAACCCTTGATCGATATAAGAAAAGTCTTTCATGTCAAACCCCTGATTTCGTTTGGTGTGTTAGCAGTATAACAGGGGTTGCATCAAATACAAGCAATTTGAAGAAATAAAAAGCCCCGGTTAAGGGGCTGGGGTGGTCAACTAGGGCTAGTACAGCGTTCGTTCGCATTCCTTTTGTGTCGGGTAGTGGTCACCGTCCCATTTTGACGACCACGGCCCCACGGTGATGCTGTTACGTTTGGGGCGGTAAAAATACCCTTTCGCATCTTGAAAGATGGCGCCGATAATTTTACCCTCTAACCCAACCAAACGAATTTGTACAGGCTTTTTCGGTTTTTCTTTAACAGTCATTTGTCAACCCCTTTACGCGGCCTTTGCAGCTTCGGCGGCAAGCATGGCGGCATTGATGGTATAGAACACTTCTTTACGACCGGGGCCAGATTTCAGCTTGTAACCGATTCGGGTCAAAATGCCTTCGGCTTCGGCCCAACGAATTGTGTTGGAAACTGTTGACTTTTTCAGTTTAACGGTTTTGGCCGTGGCCTTTACAGTTACTTCAATTTCACCGGCAGCCGCCAGCTTGACAAAGGCACCAACAACCCGGCGACGGACTTTAGCAGCTTCCGACGACAGCGGACGGCCCGCGCCTTTTTTAACAGGGGTTGCGACCACTGGGGCAGCTACAGGCACAACAGCTACAGGGGCCACCGGATCAGCCACAACGACAGGTTTAGCAGCCGCTGGTTTACGGGTACGTTTGGCCGCTTGGGCTGGCTTGGCAGCTTCTGGGGTCTTGTTAGTAGCCGGGGCGACAGTTGTTAGTTTAGGCGCGGTTGTCTTCTTGGCTTTAACTGGTTTGGTTGCAACGGTGGAATTAGTCATTTTGAACATCCTTTCTATAAGTTAGTAAGTTGATTATATCAAACCCTACAGGGTTGTAAAGCGGTTTTGCATCAATTTTTTCAGGGCTTAGACAACCAACACCAAACCCAACTAATCACGACCACCAACACAACGACCACCGTTAGACCTAGCAGGCGTTGGCCGATTGCCACCGGTTCGGGTTCCGGGGTTGGTTCGGGTTCCACAACTATCGGCACCTTTTCGGGTACATCGATATTTTCGTAATGGTTCCAACCCATCGCCCGTTCAACTAACCGAAACTCTTTAAACCGCTTGACTGTTAGGGGTTGCTTGATTGCAACATACTCGACCAAATCAATTTCATTTGCGGCCCTTCGGCGTTCTAGTTCCCGGTCAATTGCATCAATCCGGGCCAACCGTTTTTCGGCTGGGATTAGTTCGTGTCGTAAATTTTTGTCTCTCATATCCTTTACCTTTCATTCTATCAAATTCCCTGTATAGATCAAGTTTAGATCAAAATATTTTTGATACCAGCCCAGACCACAAACCCTAAAAACGGGGTATATGTCCCGAGTAGTATCAATATACCATAGGTTTTGATGCAATGCAAAAACAAATCATGACAATATTTCATTTGCTTTAATCCCTTATTTGATGCAACAAATCCAACCCATAAAAAGGCCCGCAAAGCTTCCGGGCCTTGCGGGCTAGGGATGGCTGGCGGTTGTGGACTCCCGCAAGCCGCGTACATCCTGTACGCTTAGAATCAACCCTAGCACCGTTTGGCGGTGTGTCAAGCGGTTAAGGCTTACCGTCTTTGCCTAGGCCGGAATTGCCCATGATCAGCTTGAGCGCGGTCCCGATATGGGTATCATTCAGGTAGGGATACAGCACGTCACACGTAAAGCGTAACGATGGTTTGCCGTCAATCTTGGCAGCCCGGTACACGTCAAAATTGAAACGCTTATCAGACAACCCGGCGTTTTTGTAGTCTTGAGCCGCGTTCGGGTTGGCTTTCAAAACATCCATACAGGCCGCTTTGATCTTGTCGAAGTGTTCTAATGTCATTTTCATTATTGCGAACCCTTCTTATCCAGAACCGCGACGATTTTCTGATAATAACCGTGTTCAACTTCGGCCACACTACCGACCACCGGGGCGACTTTACCCCAATGAAAATTCAGGTTCGGCACCGAATTCACGTTAGCCCCAACGGTCACAATGGTGAACCAATCAGATCGATGATGTTGGATCGAATCCACGAATTCGGCTATTTGTTGATCAGTTACCAGATCCAGCTTTTTGAGTAGGTTTCGCATTCTTGAAACTCCTTTGAATATGGGTTGATTCTAATAGCATCAATTCAATATGTCAAGCGATTGATGCAAATAAATTTATAGCGGGTAAAGCCCCGTTAAGGGGCTTTCTTGACCTTTGCCGGTTTGGCTGGCTTCGGCAGCTTAGGCTTACCGATAACGGTCTGTTTGACGCCTCCCCAGCCTTCGCGCTGTTCTTTAACGGTCCCGGTAATGGTGAATTGCTGGCCTACTTCAATTTCTTTGAACCCTTGGGCCACGCTGAAAAACACAATTTCATTACCTTCCGGGGTTTGAGCGATATGCATCAGGGTCGGATATTGGGATTGGGTCCAAAACACACGTTTCAGGGTCAGGCTTAGCTCAATCGGTTGATCGACGGTGCCGACATAGCCGGGAAGTTCCACGCCGGTTTCTTTAATGTAGTTTGCAGCGATTGCCACGCATACCGCCATTTTGCCAGTGGCGTCGGTTTGTTGGGCAACCCAAAACAGATAACCCAAATCGGTCGCGGCTACTTCGGCAGCGGTTAACCCGGTATGCTTGCCTAGGATGAAAACACCGGCTTGAATTTGTTCAACCTTTTCAGCTTCCCATGCCGCCACGCGTTCGGCGTAGGCACGTTCTGAGGCTTCACGTTTGGCCGTGGCTTCGGCATCACGCACCCGGCGAATTTCATTCAGTTCAAAATCCGCGTTGCCTTTGAACGGCAGGCCCATCAATGCCGACATTTCCACCGCTTTAGCTTCGGCGGTTGCCTTATCATTCGACAGGTTTTGAATGTAATAATCGTTCATTTCTTTGAACGATTCGGCGCCCCATTGCACGGTATCAAGGCACATAACCCGCAAGGTGTACATGGCAACTTTGTCGCCGGTCGATATGAAGGTGTATTTTGCTTCTGAATTTGCGATTGCCATGTTTGCATCCCCTTGGGTTAGGCGTGATTGCCTTTGCTTGTGGTCAGTATACGCCTAATTTGATGCAATACAAGCCATTTGATGCAATTATTTTAAAATAAACGAAAAAGCCCCGAAGGGCTTAGTCTTGAACCTTTACATCAAACCCGGCTAGGGCATACCGGCCTATCATTTGCTCGACTTCGGCGCGTTCATCCTCATTGTCTACCATCAGACAAATTCGGCGCGTGCATTCGTCTATCAGTCGCACCGAACCACCATAACCGGCATCACCTGCAATGCCTTTGATTAGGTGTTCATTTGTGTGATTAACGTTACCGATGATCAGAGTAGCCATGATTGAATCCCCACCGGTAGAGCCGCCCGGTTATGCGGTAAGGCGTTCGCCTTGTGTGGTTTCATTATGACATGGTTTCGGGTCAGGTCAAGCAATTTGATGCAATTATTTTAAAATAAATGAAAAAGCCCCTAGTCGGGGCTTTCGTCGGTCAGAAGTTGTTCTAATTGGTCCTCTAGATCCCCCTCTAGGGGTCTTGGCGGCATTCGGGGTGATACCCTAACCGTTTGGATTCATCCGACCACAAAACGCCGTCACAGTCACTACAGCGGCTCACTGGATACCACCATAACGCCAGTTTTCGACCTTCTTGGCGTCCAACAGGTCGGCAACCGTTCCCCGTGGCTTGTTCTTTGCCGGGGCTTTCCAACCCGCCGATTTCCACAAATTGCCTTCTTGATCCATAAAGCCCCAGCAATAGCGACGGTCGCTTACAGAACCATCCTGATTCACGTCCGTGGAGACGATACGCACCCAAACCTTGCCGGGGTCAGCGGACAGGATCTTTTGACCATGCGGACCACCGTTGGCGTTCAGGGTAGCGGTTGCGAATTCCAGACCTTCGGCTAGTTGTTTGATCAATTCCGACATTTTGTAACCCTCGATTCGTTTGGTGTGTTGGAAGTATAGCAGGGGTTGAATCAAATACAACCCCTTTGCATCAAATTTTTACAGGTCGAATTGATCGAACTGCGCGCACGCCAGTTGTGCGCCTGTTACAACGTCGTGGGCATACACAAACCACATACCCGTCACAGGATGCGACATGGTGAACACGCGACCATGCATCAGGGTAGACGTATTGGCTTCGCGGGTCATTGCACGGAACGCATCAAAAAGATGATCTAGTGTGACTTTAGAGCCCTTGGCGACGGTGTGCAGTTGCATGATTCAAACCCCTGTTTTGGTTGGTGTAGGGTAAGTATAGCAGGGGTTGTATTTGATGCAACCCCTATTTGATTTTATTTTAGTGTTGATCCATATCGATTGTGTAGTCACATGCCGGGATATTAGGCCCGGTTGATTCATGTTTCAGTTCGGAAATTTTCTTGGGGAACCAATAACCATCGGTATCAATATAGATAAACCGATCCGGTAAAAAGTCTGGGTCTATCGATGCGCGAAAGCCGATAATTTCCTTACCCGGCCAGACTACCCCATATTCATTGGTATAGGTCACTTTGTCACCGACCTTAAAATCACAAGGTACGGGCGAGATTTGGGCTTGTTCAGCCGCGAATTTTTCTATGTCGCCGTAGCTGGATTGTTTCATTTTGTAGCCCCTTGCTTAGTTGGTCTGGTCAGTATAACAGGGGCTGCAATTGATGCAACCCCTATTTGATGTTATTTGCGTTCTTTTCGATTTTCCAGATAATCATGGATCTTGTACAGGCGAGCCGCTTCCGGGTTGGCGGTATCCAGCGAGCTATCTAAACCGCCGTTGCTTGTAAAGGATTCCATCAAACTCAATTCAGAATATTGATCAAATTCCGAATCTGATTCTTGATTGACATAAGCCTGAATCAGTGCGCCGATTTGGTTGTGATCCCATTCGGCAACCGGTCCCCAATCCCCTACATCGTTCGAATAGGAGGAACTAAACCCGTCGTAACTGGTAAACCGTTCTTTCGCTACCTTGTCGAGTTCATCAGCCTTTACAAGCGAATGCAACCGGACCACCTCACTATCGGCAATCGTGATAAAAATCCGGTCAGTTGTAAAATTGTACTCTTTAGGGCTTGACATGGATTCAAATTCGGCTTTGATTTCGAATTTATCCGCGAATGCTTCGGCGTAGGCTTTCGCATAGTCAAGGTGAACCACGGAAAAATCGCACTTTCTATAGAAGGCTTGTTCTAGCCCCTCATTGCGTTCGTTGCCAGTATCCCGGTCGGAAAACATCCGCTCTAGTGTATTGTCGATTTCAGAATCATGAATCGAATTGTAAAAACCGCCGAAAGGTATTGTCGAGATAGCCATTTTTGAAACTCCTAAATTCGTATTTGGTAGGGTCAGTATATAGGGATTACAGTTTGATGCAACCCCTATTTGATGAAATTTTTAGGCTTCGCGGGGTGAATACATGCGAGCCGCGTCCCAACAATCCCGAGGCGAACCGCATTCGATATTTCGTACACAAGTGTCGCGCTTTGCCGGGTCTGTACTTACCCGGTATTCATCCAGACCGGTATAGCCGTTGCGACATTCAACCCCCAGATAGTAACCGGACGGCATCAGGGTTTTATTCATTTCCGCGATATCTGCGCGTAGGTCTTTAACGGTGTAACGGGATTGACGTGCCATTTTTGAAACTCCTAAATTCGTATTTGGTAGGGTCAGTATAACAGGGGTTGCATCAAATACAACCCCTTTGTATCAAATTTTAATCACCGTCACCGCTAACGGTGCATTTTAAACCATGTTCGCCCAACCCGTTAGCCTTGAGGGAAGCGGCTACAGCTTCGGCCTTATTCCATTCGATCCCGGTCGAATTGTCGTAACCGATATAAATTTGCACGCCGGTATGGTTTGGACGTGGGAACATTTTAAACCCGGCTTTCTCGAAAGCCTTGGCAACCACCGAACCCTTGCGAATGCTTTTATATTGGTCTGTAAACAGTTCAACGTAAACCCGACCACAACCGCGCCCAACCCTTGCATGGTGACCGGCTGGCCCCATTGCATCAAACGCCAGCTTAGCTATGTTTTGCAGTTCCATTTTGTAACCCTCTTTTCGGTTGGTGTAGGGACATTATGACATGTATTTGATGCAATGCAAGCATTTGATGCAATTATTTTAAAATTTTTGGAAAAATTCTAACAGGCAGCCGGGGTGTTTGTCTCCCGGTAAAACAACCCGGCCTAGAACCAATCATAGTCTAGGCCGGGTTGGTTGTCAATTAGTTTTGTTGTTTAATTGTGAGGGTATCACCGTTCAACATTGCCACCACAAAAACCGAATCCAGCCGTTTGATGATATAGCGGCGGTGACAACCTTTCTCGCTTTCCCAATCGTTCGATTCCAAAATATCCCCATACCGGACCAATTCCTTTTTAACTGTTTCCAGATGGTTGTTTTTGATTGCTTCTATGATTTGGGCTAATTTCATGACCATTTTTCGATTCCCTGTTTTGGTTGGCTTTCCAGTAGTATAGCAGGGGTTGCATCAAATACAACCCCTATTTTTGATTTTAGAGCTTTTTAATAACCCGGCACCTGATATTACCGTTTAGCGATACCGACAGGCCAGCTTGTGAATCAATCGCCCGTTGTGCCATAATTTTGGCAATTTCAATCTGGTCTAATTGAATTTCGACGGTAAATTGTTTGCCGGTCTTTTTGTCGATAAAAGTATCTTTAAAAATCATTCTCAATAGCCCCAGCTTTCTTTTGCGTATCTTTCCAGATCCGCCAGTAATTCCGATTTGGTCTGGTACTGGGGACCAACCGCACGCGGCAACCCCTGCGCGTTTAACGGTGAATCATGTATGTCCGCAATCCGCCACAAGCCCGGCTGTTGCTGATAATACGCTAGGCCAGTGAACCGGGTTTTAGTGAGTTTGAAAGCCATTTGTGAATCCCCTGTTTCGGTTGGTGTGTTAGCAGTATAACAGGGATTGCATCAAATGCAACCCCTTTCTATCAAATTATTTTCGGATTCCAATTGTCTTGGATACAATCCCCATAAATTCCTCATATTCAGCCTTTGCAACTGAATCGCATTCTAACCAATCCCCAAAATTCGGGTATGGGCTTAGATAAATTTCATCACAGTCGCCCGGACGGGTTGCGCACTGGGGAATGAATTCCAGTTCATAGCTGGCAGTGCCGTACACTGTTTTCAGGTTAAAAGCAAACCGACGATATCCGAAGGTTATGATTTGATCCAACCCGTACAGATTGAATTTGTGTTTAAATTTCTTGCCGCCATTCTTGACAAAGGCCGAAACGTATGCTTTTGCCATTGGGTGCTGATTCATGTTGGTGTTCCCCGTTGTTGGTTGGTGTGCCTGTATTATTGCAGGGGTTTTGATGCAATGCAAGCATTTGATGCAATTATTTTAAAGAAAAGAAAAAGCCCCTAGAATCAGGGGCTTTCGTTCAATTCAGGCCGTGCAACTCCCGCCAAATTTCGCTTAGACGGTGTTCAACGTCTTGAATCGATATGTAACCTTGTAGCTCGCCAGCCCCGTCGCCTGTAAACTTAGGTGACGCCAGATATGCGCGAAACGCTTGCAGGCTATCATCCGCCAAGTTAACTTGTGTGGTTAGTTGGTCAACTTGTGTTTGCAGGTTCTGGATATGGTTTGCCATTTTTGAATTCCTTGTTTTTGGTTGGTGTGTGGTCAGTATACAGGCCACACAAGCCACGTCAAGGGGTTGCATCAAATTATTTTCGGCTGGATTTGAGCCGCATAATATGGCGTTTTGTCTGGTATTTGGAAACGGTCAGGGTTAGTCGGGTGTGTAGGAACCCCAGCGACAAAACCCGTACCAACCCATCACCTACACAAGCCAGACCAAAAACCACGTTCCCTACGCGCCCGGATGCGGCCCTATTGCGTTCGATCATGCCGCAACCCCCGAGCCGGACACAAGGCGTTTTAGTCGAGCTTTGCAATTGGTCCAGCTTCGATAATCCGAAGGGGTGGAACTGGTAAAAATTGGGGAGTTACCCGGTAGCAAAAACTTTAAATGTTTGTTTTTGGTTAGTTCAACAGTATAGCCGATCCCTTCGGCAAACTTGACTAGTTCGCGCATATCTGAATTTTTAATAAATTGTTTGCACATGGTTAAATCCCCTTGATTTCATGAATTAATTCGGCTAGTTGCGGACAGGTTGAAAGTTCATCCCCTAACCGCAAATGTTTAAAGTCTTTTGCCGCAACATACCACAACTTTCGGAACAATCCAGCGTTCGCATAATCCCCCATGCAAAACACCGATACAACCCGGCCTAATTGGCTGCTATGGCTCGCTATAAGCATCACAGCGACGTTTCGGCCTTGAACCTGATAAACGTATCGGCTTGAACCGTTGAACGTCTTAAACAGCATTACAGACGCCCCAGCGATATAGCCCGATTCTTTATCGGTAACCCGTGGGCATTTGCCACACGGGGCTAACAGTTCGTTGTCCATAATTAGACCGATTTGATTAGATCCGCGTTCTTTTCGAACCATACCACCAACTTTTGCAGGGCTTCGGCTGGGGTTTTGCCTTTGATCTTGCGGAATTTCACGCCAGCATTTCGCAAGTGGTGCGACCAACTAAGCAATTCAACATCAAAAGATGCAGCTACATTATGCGCCGAGTTGCCGTTTAGATGCATCATAAAACGCATTTGGCCGGTTGCATTTAACAGGATACCGCTTGCGCATTCCGATTTATCCGCGACGTTGTAAAAATCAACCGTCACATTATCACCCAAACATTTGTATGGGCGAGCTTTAGCTAGAAAGGTCGGAAACAGTTCTTTGATCTTGACATTGAACGCTTCGCAACCTTCGGCGGCATTGGCTACAGCTTCGGCTATCAATTCGATTTGGGTAGTCATGTTTGAATTCCTGTTTTTGGTTTCGATATGGTCAGTTTACAGTGTTTTGAATCATGGTCAAGCGATTTGATGCAAATAATTGAAAATAAAAAGCCCCTAGGATCAGGGGCTTAGCTTATTCGTCCGCCGCTTTAATCAAAATCAAGTCTTCTTGATTCCAATACTTGACGCCATGCAAATCTTGATCTAACCAGCATTCCCCGTGGTCACCGTAACAGGCCCGAACCTGCGCGGTGTTATTATCATCCCGGCCATTCTCAGGACACACGCCGCGCATTTGTTCGCGGGGTTTTGGTTTGAGTCCTACAATATATCGCCGGGAATGAAAACGCGGGGTTTGATATCAACCCGAACCAAATGTTCGTATTCCTGATATATCGCGATTCTTGCCGATTCCAGATCATCCGCGTACACCGTGCAAGAAACATTCAAATTCGCACCAACCGGGGCATTCAACGGACGGCCCGCAAACGTAACAGTAAAGGCTGGCGGATTTGGGTTGGTCGATTTCTTGCATCGTATAACTTTAGCCATTTTGTAAACTCCCGGTTTCGGTTGGTGTGGTTAGTATAGCAGGGGTTGCATCAAATACAACCCCTTGAATCAAATTATTTTTGTACCCGGCTGGCATCTTTCATGATAACCCGACCGGCTGGGGTTGTATCAATTGCCACGTTTGCCAGCTTTTCAGGGTTGCTCGACAGGTGCTGTTTTAGCCCCGGTTGGGTCTTGCCTTCGATCAGGTCACCGGCTGGGGTTTGAATGATAAAACTATAAACCGAATTCCCATTACCAGTAACGTGCGAAAATTCGAATTTCTTAACGTCTACTAGGTCGAAGGTTTGGCGAGTGGTTTTCATGTTTCAATTCCCTGTTTCGGTTGGTGTGTTAGCAGTATAACAGCTATTTGATGCAATGCAAACTTTTTAATCAATATCGTTTGCCATCGTCGCGGCTATACACAAACCCGGTCCATTGCTCGACTAGCTCCCGGTCAGGGTCGGTTAAATCCATTGGATAGAACCAATATCCCCGAGTATAGAACAAGTCAATCACCCGGCCCGAGGGCAATTGAATTTTTGTATTTGAGTTTTCATATGGCGAATCAGGATCTAATTCCTTTTCAGGTCGGCATTTTGCGCCCCCGAGTTCCTCCGCCAGAACCTTTGCCCGAGCCACACAAACCGATTGTTCCAAATGCATCCCCTCGATTGTATCGACGGTATCCATTGGGCCTGTTGCCCCATTCATCAGAACCAAACCCATCAATGTATACAGCATGATCAACCCCTTTTCTTGTAGTCGGCAAAGTTGATAATTTGCGCGGTTGGTTTCGGTTCTGGTTTGGTTTGAATCGCTACCCCTAGCAGACCGCCCAACATGTTTTTAAGGTCGCTGAATTGATCCGGGGTAAACAGTTTCTCGCCTTCGGCCATCAGGCTGTTAAGGGTTACCGGGGCTTTAACCGCCGGGGCTTGGGTTGGTTGTTTGGCCTTTACCAGATCATCAGCGCCGATAATTGGGCACATGCTATAACGGCCCCACGGGCGAACCTGTTCGATCCCCTCATATTCATAGATCCCGAGGGTTTTGCCGTCTTCTGTTTTGAGACGTTTGGCGGTACGCGATACAACCTTAATCGATATGACCATATCAGCATCACAAATTGAGCGGGTTGCGTAGGTTTGACCGGCTTCGAATTTCATGTTCTTAACTCCTGATTTCGTTTGGTATGGGGTAAGTTTACACCTAATTCAGACCATTGCAAGGGGTTGCATCAAATTATTTTAAGAAATAAAAAAGCCCCTAGAATCAGGGGCTTTGATTGAATCCGGGTTAGATCAGGTCGGACAGCTTCGAGCCTAATGCCGCCTCGACCATAGGGGTAATGGTCCGGGACTCGGCACCGTACACAATGACGCCGCCTTTAGGCAGCCATGCCAATTGGTCAGGCTTGAAAACATCGATTCGCATGATGTTATTGCTTTTCGAGTTCGCGACATACGCCCGACCATGCCCGGTCTTTTCGGCCTTTTCTTGGGCTTCGATCAACCCGGCGAGAATTCGTTCCTGCATAACCGGATGTTTTAGGCTGGTTTGGGTCAACATGGTGTTAATTCCGTTTCGATTGGTATAGGTGGATTATTACAGAACAAAATCCACCGGTCAAGGGTTTGGATCAAATTTAAATTTGATTAAGGGTATCCGCCAGCGATTCGGCGGCAGCCTTGCTTAGACCTGCCTGAATACATTGGTCAAACTCGCTCAGAACCATCCAGCGGCCCGAAAGCGGGTTATGTTCGGCCCGATATGCCACGTATTGACCGAAAACGCCTTGTAGGGGCTTAGGCGAGCTTGTAGCTGGGGTTATGACATTGAGCATGGGATAGACTCCGGGAAAAGGTCAGGCTAACAAGAAATTAACTAAACGTCCAGACCACGGACAATACCGCCAGAATGGTTACTAACCAGAGTCCCAGTGTATCGACGTTTGTGTGTGGCTGGCCCATGATCAAACCCCTTTGTTGGTTGGTATGGGGTTAGTATAGCAGGGGTTGCATCAAATACAACCCCTTTGATGCAATTAAATTTTGATGGTTTCCCATGCCTTGCCGAAATTCCACAAAATTTTATGAACTGGGGTTCCACCATGTTCGCGGTTCCGTTCAAACGCGATAAGGCTAACCATTCCATTAGCCTCGACAATGACAAAGGCAACCGATTGCACGCGGATATCAGATTCAAACAACCGGCGAGCCGAACCGCGAGCTTCGAACAGGGTAACAACCAATTCCCGGCTTTCGATCTTGACCAACAGTTCTAGGTCAAACAGTGCGCGCAATGGGTTGGTTTTAGCTGGGAGGCGAAAAGACATTTTGTTAACTCCGGTTCGGTTGGTGTGGTTATTATGGCAAGGGGTTGCATCAAATACAACCCCCTATTTTGATTTTATTTTGAAAAGGTACGAATCAACCCAATCATATAATCAAAATCGACTTTTTCCATCAACCATTGATCCGCGAGCTTGACAAATTCAGAATCATAGCCTGATTCGAAAAAATCCTTGCCAACCAACCCCCACACCGATTCCACGTCAACCCATTCGCACGTTGGATCAGGTCGGCATTGCAAAATCACGCCCCATACGCCTTCACGGTTCACACGGGCGCGGAATGCTCGTTTCTGGCGTGCTAATGTAGTTACTTCGATATCCGGGCAAGCTTCCGGCTTGTAGCAGTCACCGCAAAGATCCTCAAAGTTATAATCATCGTCTTGAATCATGACGATTCGGCAAAGCCCCAGATCATGCCCAGCCCGAACGCGCATTATGTCGCCCAATGGCAGATATTTAAACAGTTTGTTACTGATGTTTTCGCCGTTGTCTGCATAGTTCATTTTTGTAACTCCTGTTTCGGTTGGTGTATGGTCAGTATAACATCAATTTGATGCAATACAAATTTTATTTTGGTTTATTTTGCGCAGCTTGGGCCTTTTTAATCATAGCCTTTGCCGCCTTGTGGTCAGCCGCCCAACCCATGCAAACAAGCATATCCTCCGCGCCTTCTTGACCAGCGGACTTGACTAGTTCGATAATCTGGATTTGCTTGTAAGTCAGGGTCATGATGGTTACTCGTTTCGGTTGGTGTATGATCAGTATAAAGGGTTTGCATCAAATTGCAAACCCTTTTTATCAAATTTTTACAGGTGCGTATCCAGACCAGTTACGCGGGTAAATTCGCTTTGCAGCATATCGTTATAAATTCCCTCGACTTTGCAAACCATTTTCAGGTTGATTCCACGGACATAATAAAATTCGATATCGTACAAATCAGCCGGGGTCAAGATAATTTTAACCAAATTGATTTTATCTTTCGCGAAATTGGACGGCATTTTGAATTGTAGGAAATTCTCACCGCCTACAAATTGCTTGACGCCACACATTACCGCGAATTTATGCCCGCCGAGTTGTTGACGGATGGTATTTGCTACAGTCATATCGGACATTTTGAAAGCCTCTTTCCGGTTGGTGTGTGGTTATTATGGCAAGGGATTGCATCAAATGCAACCCCTTTCTATCAAATTATTTGAATCCGTGTTTTTGCATCAAAACCGACGCACCCAACCGAAACGGCGCGACCATATAATCTAACAGGTGTTCGGCTTCCGGGTCTGTTACCTCATCATACGCGGCTTCACGGGTAATGCCGCAATGCTTGGCGATGGAATCCAGAATCGCATTTTTCGATTCGATGTCAATCGCGGCTAGGAATGCTTTAGTAGAAGTAGACATTTTGTTTCTCCGGTTTCGGTTGGTGTGTGGTTATTATGGCAGCAATTTGATGCAATGCAAGCATTTGATGCAATTATTTTAAAATAATTTCTGGCATTCAAATTGCTATATCAAGAATCATGCCAACTCAAATCTCAGGTTCCTCCGATGATTTCCTCCGGGCCTCCCCAGTAACTAAAGCATACCACACTCAAAACAAAATGCAACCCCGGAACAAAAATAAACCCGACTTTCGCCGGGTCTATTGGGTTGGTGTTATTCCGGGTTTTTGAAAATGTCCGGGTCTTCTTTTTCCATTTCTTCGAGGGTCTGGATGCGTTCTGAGCCGGTTAAATGCGGTTTGATGGTCAGGTCTGCGCCTTTCGCCCGCAAAGCTTCCAAATAGGCTTGTATGGGCTTAGATAACAGGGCTTCGCCATGTTCGGCAAACCGGTCTAGCCATGATTTGGCAAATACCCGACTAGAATCCGAACCTAGTTGAAAGCTGGCGATATGGCGCAAATGCCCATTATCCGAAACGAAAACGTCAATATAGGCTTTATATTCGCCGGGGGTTGTAATCATTGGCATGGATTATGCTCCTGTATATGGGATTAGTTCGCGTTCCCGGAAAGATCCAGCATCACCGCCGATAGAACCAAACCGGCAGCTATACCAGCCGTTTGCGCGTACTTCGGTAATCGTCAACCAAAAAGGGCCAGCGGCCAGCACTTTGTCACCCTTTGAGAATTTGTTGTCTAACATGCTGGCCGCTCCTTAGTTGGTATGGTCAGTATAACAGGGGTTGCATCAAATACAACCCCTATTTTGATTTTAGTTGTCGAAACGATCCATATACGCCGATGCAAGCAATTCTTGCTCGATATAAACCTTAACCAGATATTCCCCATTGGTCGGCGGTTCGCACTCGATACGGTACAGGGTCGAACCAATCGAACCATAGGCGCATGGTTCATCGTCGCGCATGATGCGGCGGAACCCGGTAAACATCAGGTTCGAGGCATCGACTTCGGTTATTGCGCGTGGGGATTTGGTGATTTTGATGGTATGCATTTTGTAGCCCCGATTTCGTTTGGTGTGATAGTAGTATAAAAGGGGATTGCATCAAATGCAACCCCCTATTTTATTTTTATTCAGGGTCTTTCGGTGCGGGTTTAAATTTCCCGGTAGTCGAAACAACCCGTACATATTCAACCTCAGATATCGGCACGGTTTCACCCTTGCGGGTATCGTTTACGCCGTCTTCTTTCGTGATCAGATTCGGCATATAGTGGCTGATTGAATAGTGCGCAGCCTTCGGCAAGGCCACACGACACACAACAGTCATAACCCCATCAGGTTTATGACGGCTTAGAGTGCTAACCCCCAGTTGCTTTGCCGATTCCTTTATCGCAGCTTCCTTTGTGTCACCAGTTCCCCAGCCGTAGCAGGATGATGCGTAGTAATGGTGATCCATGTTCAAACCCTCTATTTGGTTGGTGTAAGATCATTCTATAGGGGTTTGCATCAAATTGCAAACCCCTATTTTGATTTATTTGTGTTTTTTCAGGGCTTCGGTTAAGTCATCGATCAGTTTTTGCTGTTGACCGATTTCCCATTCGATTTGGTCAACAACGTAAACCGCTACCCCTTGTTCTTTGTTGCCGTTGGTTACTTTGCGGCCCATTGCTTGGGCAATCCGCAGATCATTGAAGCGGTTCGCGGTTTCAATGTTGCCGATATTCGCGGTATCCGCTTGAATGTTGAATGTAACCGGGATGCGGCCCGAGCCAGTGACTACAATGTAACCTTTAGGGTCGGTTGCCTTGAACGCTTCCAGACGCGCTATATAAGCCTTGGAATCGGCAATAGCGGTTTCGATAAACTGTACGGCTTCTGGTTTGATTTGCATGGTCTTGGCCTTCTGGTTTAGGTGTTTCAGGCACAGGGCAAACGTGGCTGCATAGCTGTCACCCGGTTGAATGATTTCTTTAGTCAACTTGTGGGCTTGGGCAAATGCGTTCATGTTCGTGTTCCCTGTTTCGGTTGGTGTGTGGTCAGTATACGCCTAATTTGATGCAATACAAGCCATTTGATGCAATTATTTTAAAATTTTTTCGGGAAATAATCATGCCAACACCTTTTTGGGGTCGTCAGCCCATTTTAACATGAAAAATTTATTCAGGTCAAGTATTTGATGCAATAAAAAGCCCCGGTTTCCCGAGGCTCTTTTCTTACTTGATCATTGCTTGGGCGGTGCCGGTTGCGTCTTCTTTATCAGTGGTGAAATAGGTTGCATCCTTTTGAAACACTTCTTTACCGCCTACAACATGATACAACCGGACTTGCCATTCTTGATATTCAGAATCAAACTTGATTTTAGCGATTTTCGATTCATCAGCGGATTTTATGATTTGCTGTTTCATTTTTGCAGCCTCTTTCGGTTGGTGTATGGTCAGTATACAGGGTATTTGATGCAATACAACCAATTTGATGCAAATAATTCGGGAAATTTTCGTGCCAATATGTTTTTAGGGTCGTCAATTCATTCTCTCATATTTTTCTGGGGTGTGTCAACTAGTACAGACAAAAATAAACCCGACTTTCGCCGGGTTCATTAGGATTTGATTTAAACCATTTCCGGGCCTTCGATAAACGTCCGGTGTGCATCATTGCGAATCAGCATCAGGTCACCATTGTGCATGGTGTACAGGCTTACCGGCTGGCCTTGCGCAAACTCCCGGACTGATATCGGTTTGCCAATATCATCGGCATGGGTTGCGGTGTGGGCTATGATCTTGATGTCATCAGTAAAGAATGAAACTGCTTTCATTTTAAATTTCCCCTAATTTAATACCGGTTTGAACATAATCGTCAATTGCTTTATCCCAACCCTGTTTCCAGTCTTCCAAAAACTTTGCCAATTCTTCGCGCATCTTTTCGGCTGGCAGTTCGTGGTTCAACAACATTTCAACATTAACCGACAATGCAAACCCCGCATTTGCTTGGGCATGTGCTTTAGTTTGCATTGCTTGCCATTTTTGCAGTTCAGTGGCGGCCATGATCAAATCCTGTTTCGGTTGGTGTATGATCAGTATAAAGGGTTTGCATCAAATGTCAAACCCTTTACATCAATTAATTACAGGGTGTTTTTATAGGCCAGTGACATGGCGTGCATGTCGCCATCAGCCACCCCCACCGATTTAGGGTAAACAACAACCGCCGAAACTGTAAATTCCCAATCCTTACCGAATCGACGGCTTGACATATTGCCCATTACATGCAAGTTGTTCAAATCACCATGATCATCATCGTCTAATTCGCAGACGCAAACCTTTTCGATAACAGCACCGACAAAGGCTGGCGGGAAGCCGAAAGTTATTTCGGATTGATGATACACCACTTCGCCGGACTGGTTTATGATCTTGATTTCGATTGTTTTCATTACTGGGGTTTGGTCAACGATCATTTTGGTAACTCCTGATTTCGTTTGGTGTGGTTAGTATAACAGGGGTTGCATCAAATACAACCCCTTTCCATCAAATTATTTGAGATTGATCAGATTGATAGTCGGGTACATGCAAAGCGGGTTGCCTGCATTCAGGGTAATAAACCCGAGTTCATACGCTTTTTTCAGGTACGAATCAACAACCGAGGGTGCTACGCCTTTGAACATCGGCAGCACGTCAAGTTTAGTAAAACCATCAACCGCCGCGACAGCTTTGATCTTTAGGAAAACTTCTTTACGGTTCATGTTGTAGCCCCCGATTTCGTTTGGTGTGTGGTCAGTATAATTGAATCAAAACAGAATGCAAGCAATTTGATGCAAATAATTGAGGAAATTTTCATGCCAACCACAAATATAGGTCGTCAATTCATTTTCTCATATTCTCCGACAGCTTGTCAATACCAATAGACAAAATAAAACCCGGACAATGCCGGGTTTAGAATATCGTTTAAACCGCCCCTAGAACGCTTTAGGACGTGCAAAGCTTGTACCCTTGCCCAGATCCAGAACAACCGCCACCGCTTGCACAGCGAGTTCATAGCTGCCATCGATTTGCAGCCAGTGGGTTTGCCCCTCATGATAGGAATCGGTGATAATCCCAATGACCTCTAGATCATCGTTTATACGCGCTTCCAACCCCATCAAAGCCTTATGGTTATACATGGTTTATTCCCCTTTCCAATAGGACCAAACACCATTAGCGGATTTGCGAAACAACTTAGGATTTGACAAACCACCGAGTTTATAAAACTCTTTCTTTGTTATCCGGGTTTGGCCGATCATGTTCAAACCTCCTTTACAATCAAATCATCAAAGGGATAATCATGCGCGACCTTACCGGCCTTGGTTTCAATGGTCAAGGTAATCCAGCCGTCAACGTCTTCAAACGTCCGGGATACCAGTTTGCCCATAACCATTTGGACAACCCCAGTATGGACAGTCACCGGCATGGCTATAATGTTGCCCAGCTTCGCGTCAACCGCTTTGATCAATTGCATGTTGGTAACTCCTGTTTGTGTGTCATCAGTATAGCAGGGGCTGCATTTGATGCAACCCCTTTGATGAAATTATTTCCCGGCCTTAGTCATCATGACCAGTTCGTTATAGTTACGGCAGATCATGGCCGCGTTAGGGATTTGATTCATCCAGTCCTCAAAACCATGTTGGATAAACCGGGATTTCATCAATTCGATAATGATTATTTTCAGTTCTTCAACGGTTGGGGCTTCGGCTAGTACAGCTTGATGATATTCCGCCGCTGTTTTGTAGCCATTTTGGGCAAAGTACCGCATACGATCATTAGCCGACATGATCTTACCTGCCATCCATTCGGCTTTGACTTGAGCTTGTACGTTCACTGGGAGGCTGTAAAATTTCATGTTGGCGAATCCTGTATTTGGTTGGTGTAAGATCATTCTAGCAGGGGTTTACATCAAATGCAAGCCCCTTTGCATCAATTAATGCATGATATGTTTGGTCATGAAAGCGGTGATTTCGTCGCCAGCCATATCAGCGCCTAGGAACCATTGGGCGGCATCAAATGCGCAGCTAAAGTTTTCGATACGTTCCCGGCCAACATAACCAACCCAGTTACCGTGGATATTTTGTTTCAGGCTTTTGCATCCAACAACATCAACCATATTGCCTTTGTAGTCTTCAACTTGTACGGTAACTTTGATTTTGGATTTCATGGTTGATGTCTCCGGTTGGTGTATGGTCAGTATAACCCAACCCCAGACCAATGCAAGCAATTTGATGCAATTATTTTGAAGAAATAAAAAGCCCCTAGAATCAGGGGCTTATGCTTAATATTCTTCTTTTCTTTCCAGATCCCGGAAATATCCTTGTGAATCTAGGGTTTGATAGGCATTCGAACCATATCTAGGATCAGATTCAATCCAGTGTACAGGATCAAGCTTACCACCGGCATTCATGAATAACCGGATACGTTCGGCCAATGCTTCGCATTTATCGCTTGCTTCTTGGCGATGGTCTTCAAAAAATACCATTCCGTCGCATTCTTCGCCGCCGTCAACCTTGACAACAGAATCAAACCGTGCGGTATGAATCCAACGCTGGCCGTTAGTCGCTTCGGCTTCTATGAAATAACGTTCAGCTATAAAAGGGGTTCCGTCTTCAGTCATACCGTAGTTAAACAGATCAGATACCGCCGATATTTCTAAAGCCATTTTCAAATCCCCTGTATTTGGTTGGTATCAGCAGTATACAGGGGATTGCATCAAATGCAAATTACTTTTTAGCTTTCATCCATTGGGCTTGGAATGCTTCGATATCAGCAGTCAATCGAACCGCCAGCTTATCGAATGTCGGGAACAATTCCTCGGCTCGATCAGCTTTACACAAATCCTGATAGGTTTGACGGTTATTGAAACAATCAAACGCATCAGACAGCTTTTCGGCCATTGTATGGCCCCGGCCCCAATTCCCGACCTTTACCTTTTTGAATTCCCCGAATTGACCAACCGCGCAAACATTCCAGTTTGCACCCTTACCCGGTTCAATGTGAACAATAACCGATTTGCCCTTAGACAAACAAAAGTCCCGGAACGCTTCCAACAATTTGATAGAGTTATACAGAGTCATGTAATTCGCCAAGTCAAGTGATTAAATCAAAATCAAACAATAAACCAATTCAAAATTAAATGCAAACCCTAAATGCTAATATTCCACCAGAATCGCCCCAAACCTAGCAGAATATCAACCCTTAGCAGTATCAACCGGGCAATAGTGAAACAAAAACCCCAGCAATACCGCGAAGCCTAGAATCATAGTAACCATGATCAAATCCCCTCAATCAGTAGAATCAAATGATAACCCGGAATGATTCCAAAATCAAACCAGAAACACAAATCAATCCAAACCAGCCGCAAACCTCTAAAGCATTAATCAACCGAAACATAATATCAACCCCTATTCAACCGAACAAGCCGCAGAGATTTAAACCCATAGCACAATACCACAAACATTGCAATACCACTAATCAATAAGGATGAATCAAAAACCACCACCTGCCAAAACGAATGTTTAACCATGCATTGAACCGCATAGATCATCAAACCATCACAAACCAATGATATCATCCAAACCATATAGAACATCATCAAACCCCTAGAACATCATCAAACCAATAAGCAATAGCAGGGATACCCCCAACATACCTATAGAGATATCAAACCAAATAATCCAGCAAAGGGAATGCCTAGGCATATCACCATAACCACAAACCATTGATCCGGTTAGGGATAGCAACAACCCGATAACAATCAATCCAGCCATCAAGTGAGTAGTCATATAACCATTAGAAGGTTAGAAAAGCATTAGTGAATAGACAATAGCCTAGCAGATTCAGAACAGAATGCAAGCCTAAATCAATCAAAATCATCCCATATATTGGGATTGATTAAATCCATAATGTATATTGGTATTATGCATATTTTTAGGGGAGAATATCAGGAAAATAGATATAGATTTGGAATGGTTGGAAGGTAATAGAATCAGCTTAGGAATGGTTCGGAAATGGTTGGGGAATTGAATTGATCGAAAATTTATGTGGTGTATTGAAAACGTTACGGTGTATCGAAAACGTTACAGAAAAATGGGGAATTCGTTCGGGCTGCCTAGTGAGTGTTCAATATTTTGATGCAATAATAAATGCATCAAATCCCGCAATAGCATCAAATTACAGCAGAATTCACTAATCAGCCCCGGAACCATTCAGAATAATTCACTAGAATTCCATCAAATTCAGCAATTATTCACTGATACACATTGCGAACCCGGTCACCCGGAAGCATCAGCCAAACCAGAAACACCAACAGACTACCGACAATCAACCCGATATAGGTCAGGGAACCGGTTCTAAGGATTTGATCCAACTGTACTAGGCGCAGGTTTGGGGGAGTCCTATCCCATGCCATATAGATTGACAGGAACGCTACAGGGAGACTACACACAACCATATAGATTGCTACATAAAACAGTTTCATAAGTCACCATTGATTAAGGTATGAGAATGTAAGAATGTTCCTATATGGTAATGTAACCCATTGAAACAGATTGTCAAGCTATTGAAAACAAAAAAGCCCCGGTTAAGGGGCTTTAGAGCTTATCAGGATCTTTTAGGCAACCGGTGGAATGGTCCCGGCCTTGTAGATCAGTTCCCGCTGGCCGCGACCTTCTGGGAGTTTTTCACCGTATCGGGTTACTACCCCTTGGGCTTCCAGATAGTTAACCGCGTTTCGGGTTTGGATTCTATCGGCTTTCATTGCGTCGGTAACTTCGGCAATGGTAAAGAATCGGATTTCCCCGGACTGCAAAGCCTCGATAATCGCAGATCGAATTTCGAGTTGTTCCGGGCTTGGGTTACGTCCAGCCGATCCCTTGGACGCATCAGAACCGTTTACAGGGGTTTGGGGTTGAATGGTCACAGCCTTACCCTTGGAACCACCTTTAGAGCCCTTGGAACCCCCAGCAGCGGCCAAAGCTTCTTTAGCCTTGATCAATGCATCCTCCGCGAGTGACAACGCGGTAGTAGCGGTTTCCAGAACGTTTGTGGTAACAGTTTGTTCCTGAGCAGCTTTAGATACTTGGCGCATTTTTGAATCTCCTAAACATCAAATTGGTTTGGTCGGTTGATAATGCGAACCTAGGCAATTGAGTCGTTTAGTGCGTGCATCTGCTAACAAGTTCCTTAAATCTTTAAAATCTGTATTCCTTTTGCGTGATGTCAGTATGGCATGGGTTTTTATGGTGTCAACCCCCCAAAACAAATTATTTTTGATTCTATTATAGGGATTGGATCACATAACAAAAAGCCCCGGTTTCCCGAGGCTTATCAATGGTTTAGGTTACTTACTAACCTTTACAAACCCTTCGACCTTGATATCTCGGTCCTGATAACCCAATGCCCTAGCAGCTTTCTTTGCTTCCATTTCGGCTATAGCGTTATCAATCGCCTCAACATCAACCACAAGCGGAATGTAATGCATCCCATCTAATGACCACTTACCACACAACATAGACACTTGGATAAAGTCCCGAGCTACCTTAGAACCTTTCTTTGATGGTTTCCCGGTAGTCTTGGCTTCGACATGCTTTTTCAGTTGTAGGGTTAGATGCGCTTCGAGTAGTTCGAATTCAGTACGTTTAGACATTGTGTAACTCCTATATGGTTCAGGGTTTCGGTTGGTGTATGCTCATTCTATACCATACAGTGAGTGTGTCAAGCATTTGATGCAATCAATTCTAATATGATTCAATCGAACTACAATGATCTATAGGACTCGATATGGTATAGCCTAGGGCATTAGGTGGATTTGATTCTATCACGGGTTATACGCGACTACAGAGGCTTACAGACTACTAGGGAGTTTGATGCAATGGGTTAGGAATTGATGCAAAGGAATGGAGTCTATTGTGTATCGATTCGGGAACGGATGAATGGTAGTAGAATAGGGTTGAACTATTGGGAATTGATATGGTAGACTAGTGAGTGGTGGATACTAGTTCTATTCCGAATGGGGAGGGGCTAGTGGTGTGGTGGGGGTGCCGGGGGTGGGGAGGGGGTGAATTTAAGGTTCCATACCTATGGATTCCTTGGCAGTTTAGTGGTTTTGGGCAGGTTATTAGACACCCTACCCGATTCCAAAAAAATTTCCCACCATATAGAAATCGACAAAAAGTTTCCCCAATGTCGATTCCAAAAAAATTTCCCACCAAAAAATTCTGGTCTAAAACTTTTCCCCTACATCTTTTACATTTTTACAGCATAGGGTAATCAAATACCGATGTAAACATTTCCGGGCCACCAGCACTACCAGCGATAACATCCCCGTCTTCATTCAACCATTCAACCCCAATATAAGGTTCGTCACAGGTTTCGGTATCAAAGTCAATCACCCGTCCGACGATTCCAGCCTGACCCGGATTATACAGATACACCGTCATACCAACTTCGACATTACCGGACATGGCGAGTTTAGCCAAGGATGGGCCGAACCAATGCTCAAGGATTTGCCCCAGTAGATTGGCTTCATCGATGGTATCTTGGGTTTCATCATCTTGGGCGGAAATCATCACCAATGTCAGCTCGCCTAAATCACCATTGGCGGGTTCATCCAAACCAGCAATAGCGTCCTTGACATCCTTCAATACTTCTTCCATTGATTCAAATTGGCCGTTCATCAAGGTACTGATGTTTTCGAAGCAAAGGGCGACAGCGATGTTCTTTTTGTTCATTCTTTCAATTCTCTTTAGATATTTTTCGCATACCGGATATTCGGTGTGGTGTTTGCTAATGTTTTCAACTTGCCGCCCAACCATTCAGATAGGGCATATTCTTTAATCAATCTGGTAATCTCTACCAGAAACAGTCCGCTATAGACCATCATGGCGTCCGGGATGTTTCGATATTTCCCGAATGTACATTCAACCCCTTGTAGGGTCATGGACAACTTGACATGGGTTTTGGTCACGACCATAGGTTTCTTTCGGGGATTGATGAATTGCATCACTTCCCTAGGGACAAAAAAGCTGGTATCAGGGCCAATCAAATTGGAACAACTGGTGGATAATACCCACCCTTCCCTATGATTCTCTGAATGCCATTCCGCGAAGTCTTGGAATTTGATCCATTGCTGGTCAAGGATTTTACCGACATACGACGGACTCTGGGTCAGGTAGGATTCAGACCCACAGAAACTACATAGATTGACCCAATCCTTATACGCCTTGGTTTGGGTGGTTTCACCATTCAATGTAATTGATGCAGGGTACTTACCCTTTTCGTATATACCGATACCAGCCACTTTCTTCATTTCTTCAACCGCCGAAGCCTGATATTGAATTCTTCAACCTTATTGTTGTATTCCATCAACAGCTTTAAGTATTGATGCTCGTCGGAGCTTCTGGATGGCTGGGGGATTTTACGGAGTCTTCGGATGTCTTCTAGAATCCAGTCTTCGATTTTGATCATAAAACAATATTCCCATTTCTGGATGCCCATGCCATGATCGCTCGGACATAGGCTGGTTTTGTATCATTAAATTCCATGACAAACTTCGGGCCTCTTGCTCCGCAGACATCACATCCTACCCAGCATTTACCCATATGGCTATTTGGGGATGAATATCCTTGACAGAATGGGCATTTGGGTAATACCGGATAAAGCCTCTCGATTTCGTCAAGGTCATGCAACATTACAATACTTCCCGACAATCTATTGTGGTGTAATACTGCTCTTTGTTCTTGTACTGGGGTTTTTGTTCTTCCACAATCTTGGCGGCGATAGCCTTGTCTTCGGAATCGAATATATTGACGATGCAATCCCATGTATTGCAGAAATCGTAATACCATTCATATAGAATCCAGACCTTTTTGATTACCTCGAATGCATCAAATAGAAACCACGTATCAGCCCCGGAAACCATGATTCTGGTCGGTATCCTTAGATTGACATTGGTAATGGTATAAACCCCACCTACCACTAATTCACCTACACAGGGATGAATCCGCCGAACTTCTTGACCGATCAATTCTTTCATGTATGAAAATGCTCCAACATCCGGGATGGGTACACAAACCGCTGCCACATGATACCATGACCCCAATTATTTGTCCGGGTACTGAATCGGGTACTGGTGAATTCGAAAGCATACGGATCGGTGAATTCATCGACCATATCGAATAACCCAATATGATTTGATTCAATTACCCCGAATTCTGCTTTATCGACAATCCGCCTAACTCTGAATGCTGTCATTTGGTCACCCGCTGATTCCAAGCCCTGACCGCATTATAGGTAGCGTCTCTACCATTGAAGCATGGGCCTTTACCACCGCAGGTATAGCATTCTACCCAGACAGACCGCATATTATTGTCGGTGTCAGCATTTCCACCACAAAACGGACATTTCTCGATTTGTAAAAACATCACAAGCCCCTATAGGAACATTTGAAGGTATGGGAGTAATTCAAGGTATCAACCCCACATTCAGAGCACCGATATTGTTCAATCAATTTCTTATTGAATGCGATAGTCCTTGCTCTGGCTTTAGCTAGGCGTATTTCTGGGGTAGCTCCCATAGCCAACCGGGCCTTTTCAAACAATTCTTCCATGCTCATTTGATCAATTTCCCATCACTGTCCAGATATTGCGATCCGGTGATGGTCTTGGTCCGACCACATTTGATGCATTGGATATCAGCATAACTCCACAGAGGAATTCCGAAGAAACAGGCATTCCATGTCCGAATCTGCTTATACCGATGGTCACACCAAAAGCTTCTAAACACATTAGGTAGATCCATCAGTCACCCACCACAACTGGATTTTCCAGCTCGACAATCCGGTATTTCAAATCGAGGATAGTTTGCTCATGTTTGTGGGCCAAACTACGCCATTGGGATTTGATCATATTGGCATCATTCAATTTCGATTCAAGATCCTTGATTTGTTGTTCCTTCAAATCCCGATGATACCGAGCAAGGTTTTTATGTTCGATTTCAGAATCCCGATCAGCGGTCATAGCTTCAAGCAGGAAATTCAGGTTGAACAATTCCTTTCTGTGCTGTTCGCTTTTGGCATTGATGGTATTGCACAGCTCTTGTGGAATCACCACCGGCCTGACATCATTCAGGTATTTGCCCAATTCATCCCGAAGGTTTTTCAGGGACTCATAATCGGTGATGATGGTTCGACCATGATCCGGGACTTTGCAAAACAAAGCGTGTTTGAACATCCCCAGCGGACCTACCGAAATTCTACCATCAAATTGATTATAGATATCTTTGATTTGTACTTTCATTCGCCCACCAATTGATCTGGATTTTCCAGCTTATGGATTTCATCGAGATAACCAAATGGTTTCCTAGATGGGAACCATTCATGTCTACCCATGATAAAGATTTCGAGGGTTTCCGATCCCCGGCGATAAAACAGCTCGTCTTGCATATCATTCGGATAGACGCAGTGGGTAGCACCCTTGGGATATTTTCTTAGCATTACTTACACCCTAACAATTCGGAGATTTCATCCGCATGTTGTTGCATCAAAACCTTAGTAGCCCTTTCGACTTTGATCTTGGCATAAGCTTCAACATCCCCTACCCGCACCCACTGACCATTCGGGGTATCGGTAATTACCAGAATGGCTTGATGGGTATCGGGGTCGTCCAAGAATCCCCGGACGGTATCCATCCGGGTCGAAATGTCAAATTTATTCATACTCAAACCACCACTTAAAGGGACATACAGCTAAATTCGAATTGTAGTAATCTGGGTTGCCCGTAACCTCTTGGGTAATCCATTCCGGTAAATTAAACAATTCTGTTTCGGAAGTCAACTCAATTTCTGCGACAACCAATCCTTCGTTCAAGCCGTGGAATACATCAATTTCCCAGAGCTTGCCTTGATGAATCATATGATACCGGGACTTGTCGATGATATTGGAACACATTCCCAACAAGTCTTTGGCGTCGTTTAGATCAATTTCCTTTTCCCATTCGTACCGGGATAGGCCGTTGTCGCTGGATTTACCTTTGATGGTAATGAATCCTTTATCCCCGGCGATCCGAATCCTGACGGTCTTGTCAGGATCTTGATTCAAATAGCCTTGGGCGATTCGGGTTGGGGTTAAGCATCCCGGCAACATGGTTGCATCAATTAGGAATTTGCGTTCGATTTCAATCATTTTGATCTGCGAACCATTCGGTAATGTCTTTCCAATACCGATCAGACGCTACCAGAAATTCAGCCCACAAACAGATATTCGCGGAATGTATATCCGAATCCCAACTAGATTCACCCTCGGTGATATCTTGTGGATAAATCTCATACAGCAACTCTTGATCGATGCATGTTTCACCGGCTTGAATCAAATCGATCAATTCATTGGCTCGTTCGGTGAAACCTTTCCCCAGCAACCAAAACGCCCACGATACATCCTTTACAGAATCGTGCATGTAATAGTCGGTAAAGCTTTCCCCAGCGCTCAATTCCCATTCACGGATTTTATCCGCTAGGGCGATTTGTGTTCTTTCCATCAATTAGTACCTTTAGATTTGGCCTTCATCAGCATATCCATCAATTCATATGCTTCTGTGATTTGTTTGTGATACAACGCTTCTGGATCGATCTTTGTACACCATGCTTGGTCGCAGGATTTGATTAGTGGCGTCTTGGAAACTCTATCAACTCGTTGGTATCTGAGCAGATTGGTATTACCACCCAGCCTTTTGGTTTGTTCAAGAACCAACCAATAGCCTTTGTGGTAGCCGAGGACAATATCCCCGACTTCAATTCCTTTACCTTTTACTTCCATACCCTGAATCCCCATAGATTCCACAATAACCACGGCCAACTCAATGCCAGCACCAAATAGAACCATTTATTGTGTTTATCAATCAAAATCAATATAGCCGAGGCGATAACCCAGCCAAGGGCGTAAACAATCATTACGCCCCATAAAATGATCAAAAGCATTACATCAATGGAACCGAATTACTGACCGGGGCTGGTGGCTTAGGTCGTGGGTTGCGCAGGTAATTCAACTGACATTCAATTGCTTTCCCGGAACGTCCGAAGACTTTACCAATATCCTCGAAGCTTGCGCCGTTCTCCCGCAGGGCTGCCATTGTTTTGATGTCTTCTGGTTTCCATGCTCTACGGGCGTTGTCAATACCCTTGGCAGGTTTAACCGGTTTGGAAGCTTTCGTAGTATATGGCGATTTTGGGGCACCCGCTGGTTTACGCGGACGGCCACGGGTTTCAACTTTAACCGATGTGGCTAGTGGTTGATTAACCAATGCGCGCAATTCTGGGTCGGTTTTGGTATCGGCATTACAGATGGCTTTTGGAAGTTGTTCCCGAATTGCATCCCGGATAAATGTTGTGGTGGGAAACGAGTGGGTTTGCTTGCCACCCGGCATAGGTCGTTCGGACAATAGGTCAACCGTAGACACAACCCGAAGTTGATTGTCTTCGATGATAATTTCTTCGTTTGGGTCGCGGCCTACCAGAACGTTGAGCAAGGCTTGTACGGTGGTTTTGGTTTTCATTCTATCAATACTCTCAAATTTATGAATTGGGCCGTAATCTCTGACAACCTTCCCGGTTAGATCAGGGAGATTGAATACTGGGTTATTTGGATCATATGGCGGTAAATCCGCCAATACCGCCCGGAAGTTTGCAATAGCTTCCGAGCTTAGGTTTACTTCTGTGTACATGATGTTTTGACATGGATTGAGTAGTCGCCCCAATCCCCTCCTTGTGGAAATTCTTTTTGGAGCTGCAATTCGGCTGCATGACAAGCTTCCAGCGAATTGTATTCTTGATTGGATATGGCAATACCGTGGGAACTAAGCATTACCCACAAGATGAAAATTTTCATTATAAATTCCCACAGTGCGGAAGAATATCCAGAATTGTCAAAGTACCGCGTTTATACCTACCGCAGATATCATCCAGAGCTTCTTGACGGATTCTAGCCAATTTGGTCTGTTCATCCCGTTGCATCCGGGCGGTGGCTTTCATGGCCTTTTCGGCATCACGATCAGCGGTAATGGTATCCAGCTTGAGTTGCAGCAATTCCATGTCTTCGGCCTTTACCCACTGACCTTTCTCAGACGGGGTAATTGTTAGAGCCCCTACATAGCAATCCTCTCCCCAACTTGTGGTGGCTTCGGCGTAGGCTGTGATATCGAACCGATTCATGACAGCAGTTCCATCAGGTAGTTTTCGGTGTGGTCACAGAACCCACGCGGCCAATCACTCACATGACCATCCCTGTTGCAATACATGGCGTTGTTCTCGAATCGGATAACAACCCTTGTCGGGTCAACATCACCACGTTTGATCAAAACCCGGAACGCATCCAGAAGCATTGCCTGAGAAAACAAGATGGTATGTGAGGATGTATCATTCGCCGCCGCGACAAAACTTTTAGCGATTTGCATAGTCTTTGCATCAGGAACACAAAGCCCGTCTGGGTGATATTCTAATGTCAGCATTACCAGCCACCACAAATGTTGATGCCCATGACTTCGGGTTTACCATTCAATCGATCAATAACCTGCAAGGTTTCGCTCAATGTGCTATATGCAACATCAATCCCCTCACCGTTCAACTTGATCATAAAATGACCATATTGATTTTGGAATATATCATATCCCTTGTAGGTGAATCGTTCACCGGGGATAATAACATCAAACCCCGGAAAAACGTATTTCAATTCGCCAATTGTTGGTTTGATACCCTTACGCAAAGTCATTCACCCACCATTGCATCAATATCGCGGACAACTGCATCAATTTCCGCATACCAAAGATTGGTTGTGCAGTGAGCCTTGGAATTGCGGATGTCACGAACCAACTCACGGAACCGTTTGAGTTGCTTATCCCGGCGATTCAGTTCTTTGTACAACGCCCGGTCTGTGCTATCCCCATACTTCGAGAACCGCATTAACCATTGGGCTTGCTCATTATGGATCTTACACAACGCGAAATGAAAATCGATGCTCCGGCGTCGTTCATCTGGGAACAGATTGTGCATTCGTTCCGCATCTGCTTTGGCATCCAACAGCAGTTGTTCATCAATCAAATTGACGATCTTGCACTTTGGGTCTGAGCCGAACAGTCGTTCGATTACATCGCGATCATCGATCCCGCACAAATGCAACTGTTGGGTTTCGAGGTTCACAACAGCCCATCCCAGAACATTAGTCATGGTCACTATCCCAGTCCTCTTGATTGCGCCGACGTTCCGCCAATTCCTCGGCTTCTTGCCATTCTTGTTCTGTCAATCCAGACTCCTTGTGGCCGAGCCACATTTAGGGCATGAATAGTTCGGCCCCATGAATTTCCAATGCGCCCACCAAGGGCAACGAGTGCATTCGACATATCCCATTACGCGGCTTCCAATTCTTTCAACTGTTTCCAGAGGTGGTCCATAACAATCATGGTGAATTGACTCGCCAACGCGGCATACGCGGATTGATCTAGAATGTCGAGGACTTCTTTAGCGGTTGGGTTGGTATCTTTTTTCGCCATTTCTGCGAACTTGACCGCCATCGATTTATCCAACTGACCATCCGGGGCTTCACCCAACATTTCCAGCAAATCTTTAAATTTGTTCATTATTCCACTGGCCTGATGTATTTGTTCCAGTCATCGTCTTCGGTAAGCAATACCGAATCAATGACCTTGTACGGTTCCCCGCGTTCTTTCAAGAACTGAATACCGCCAACGCATGGTTTTGTATTGTCTTTATGACACGCCCATGTCTTACCGTGATGTACCCGCATGGTGCGGATATCCCACGGTTCCGGGAGGCAGCCATAGTTTTGAACCTTTTCGCTTTCCATTGTGAACGCGAACGGACAGGTAGCGTCCGGGTCATCATGATCACATGTACTCAATGCATCAATACCGCAGCAACTCGATGTTGCAGGTAGTCTTTGAAACCATCGGTCTTGTGAACCAGATTTTCTTTATGGCGGTGGGTTGGGATTCGTGCGTTATCACACGCGCAATGCACGTCTACCCGATAACTTGGATTGGACATATCCGCCAGCATAACCGCGTAGTTGCCTTCCTCGGACAACATAACCTGACGTTCGGCCAAAGTTAATTCGACCAAATTTGGATCGGCTTCCAGAGGAACAAAGTAAAAGCCCGGATATTTTGGATGTTCTTGATTCATTCTATTCTCGTTAAATCAACAGTGAATTTCAATTTTTGTAGCTATTAACCCACCAACAGCTCTTGGGTGTTGTCCGCAGACAGACCCGACCACAGGGCATTGAGCTTCTGGTAGATATCGATGCTCAGATAGATTTCCGGCTTATCGGCCATACCGATCAAATTCGTCACAAAACCGATGTCGTATTTCTTGGTGGCATCCGGGCGCCAATCCAACTCGTAATCATAGAAATGATTGAGAGCGTCAAAGGTCAGGTCAGCCACATCGTACATATTCGACCAGAACTTGTAATTGATCGATTCCAATTCACGGTTGATACCGTAAACACTTACGACTTCGTTGGTGCCGACTTTGAACAACCCAAGGAACTTGACCGGTTCGTAGGTGGTGTGTTTGATTCGAGCCCGTTCGTAATCGCCCCACGCCTTACCAGAGTCCCGGTATGCGTCAAGCTCAGCGGTATCTGAAACACACTTTGCTTCAAATTCCAGTCGATTCGCAACATCTTGTTGTTCAAGAAGCTTGTTTTGTTCTGTGAGGTATTGCAATACAGCGCTTGCCTTGGTGGTAAGTTCTGTACCAGTGATTTTTACATATCCATCAATATTCATACTTCAACCTTATCAATTCGGATTGTATACATTACTTCCGGGGTGTCGAGCTTCCAGAAGTTGCGGCGGATTTCTGGGATTTCCATTGCTCTGGCAAACTGCATCGCGGCTAATGAAACATCATTCCATTCCATCGACGGAAACTTGACTTGTTGCAACGAATTGGTTCCATGATAATGCTGGGAGAACACCAATTGGAACAATGGATCTGGGGTTTCTTGATCCAGAAGTTGTTTACCAACCCGACATTCAGCATAAGATTTACCAAAGTCTTCCGGGGTGAACCAATAGGACAAACATGAACTATGTTTATCCTTCCAGTCAGCGCGATCCGCGTAGACCACATCACCTTTCTTGGCGAAGAAATAATCTTGGTTGTACACCAATTTGATCATTTCACGCTTGGCAATTGATTCGATATCACAATTACACGTCATCGGTTTTCAACCATTTAAAGAACCGTTCGAATACTTTAGCGTCTTCCATACCAGCGAGTCCGTAGCAAACCGAAACCAGCATAAAAATGAACGATACAAGAAATTGCAAGAACCCAAACAAGATATTATGTTCTGGTAATGAGAACATCCCAACCAAGCTCAGGAAGAACACCCCACCAACGCCAAACCATTTATGTTTCGATTTCAGTTTCACAATACAATCTCCGGTGTTTGTGGTAAATAGGCCCAACGCGGATAGCAGACCTTGTATTGTTCCCAGTGGGTCAGGGATACAATCGTCCACCGTCGCTTATCAACTTCCCAGACGATGATATTACCCCAAGCATCACATAGCTCGATTTCGGGTTGATATTCACCATCAGATGGATAGGTGCCTTGCAGTTTCTCGGTTCGGGTTTTGTTCAAACTCATTTGCATCAATTTCAGAGTGCGAACCACCCGCAACATATTTTCTTGAAACATAACCCGATCAAGCAGTTCTTCATCCACCGGCTTGGCGCATTCTGGACATTCTTCCAGATGGTGAAGTGGGTATTGACACCACATGCAAGGGTGTATTTGATTGGCTGCCATGTTGATTCCTCCGTCGATGTGAGAATTCTACCACGATTCTATTCTATGTCAAACACTTTCGAAATAAAAAAGCCCCGGTTTCCCGAGGCTTTGTATCAAATTACAGGTCTGCGATGTTGTATCGCAAACTCAGCAACCGTTCTACTTCATCAGACGCATTCTGGTCTTCTGGTTTGAGTGGATCGATGACTACATTGATCACAAATTCATCATGTTCCAACATCGCATCAATTTCGGTGAATGCTTTTTCCACCGCATTGTCAACACCAGACGATTCCACCGCATAACTGAATAGGGCCATATTAGTGGCGACTGCTACCGAGAGAATCATCCGGCAACCTTATCGTTGGTCATGGTAACCGGAGTTGGTTCGATTTTGAGGTGCTTGTAGATCCAATCACGCACTTCAACAGCAAACGGCTGGTCAGCTTGATCCAGTGCGGTAACCATTGCGTTTGCGAACAGTTCGTCCGGCGCACTTACATCCGAAATACGATTGAGTGCATTACCTGCGATACGTTCGGCAAGGTTGTCTTCTGCCAACAGTTTTGGGGTCAGATTGTGGATGGTTTGCATCAATTGCTTGTTGGTTACGATTGCGATTGCAATAATCATTCTTTATTTCTCAGTTGGTGTGGTATCGCATTTCGGATACCCGCATTGAAGGTTGTGGAAAGGACATCCACCGGTTTTCTTTTTGTGCGGGCATAGACCCCACACAGGTTCGGTAACTGGTTTTGGGTAATTCGGTAAAATGTTCCAAGGACTATCCCACCGAGAAGCGGTTGCACGCCCACGGTCATGATCCCGGTTATAACGCCACCCACCGTCAGAGAACCGGGCGGTTTCATAGCCTCTGGTGTCACTGAGCTGGATGCATTCGACTTCGATACCGCGAAGTGTTTTGAACTTATCCCCGATTTTGAACGGAATTGATCCTTTCATACCGTGGGAGAAATCGGTAACCCCAGCCATAGCCAGAATGCCATGAATGCTAAAATTTTCATCAAACGATTGTTTAACTGGTTTAACATCCAGCAATTCGAGTGGCACGTAGCCTTCGCCTTTACAAACCGCACAATCAATCGATTTGTTCAAATCGTATTCAAATCGGCAGTGGCCGTTGCAGGCATGGCATGTGTATAGAGTTGGCTCAGGCATCACGTCTCACTTCAACAGGTTGGATGATATTCAAGTCTTGGAGCTTCGCGTCACGCCATTCCAAGGCGGTTTCAGAATCCATACCGCCACAGGTGGAGTATTCGCGAGAATATTCGACTTGAAGAACCAATTTACCGAAAAATGTACTGCGATAGCGGCAATTCCCGGTAAGTTTCATTATTCCAGCTCGACAAATGAGGTAAGAGCTTGGACGACGGCGGCACCCTGCCCTTGCGATACGACTTGCAGCTTCACGGATTTAACCTTATACAAAACATAATCTGCTTCGAATTGGGTTCCGATTTGTGGGGTAAAGGTTTCATGGTGTTCCCAGACAACCTTACCTTCATCATTTTTAAAAATGGTACTCATGCTACTTCCTTAAACAAATTTGATTTGCGGGCAGAACATTTCTTTCTTGGCTTTGATGTACGCCATAACAATGTTCGGTTCTTTCGGCAATGGTTTTTTGTACGGGTTCCGGGCGCGGTATTGCTTCCACGACCAGACAGCACCGGACACCACACCAGCGGCCAGATAGACACCGAGGACAACACCACCAGCGATCAACTCACCTTTGGTGATAGAAATCAACCCGAACCACCCGGCGATTGCCTGTAGAGGGGCACCCACGAAAACAATAAGTCCCGCTACACAAATCACCGCCAGAAACAGAGCCATACCCATTGCGATGATCAGTTGGCGGATATAGATGCAAAGGCTACTGGATGGGTAGCTATCGTTGAAGAAAGCGACCAGCTTGAAATGCCACGATGTTTTCTTGATATTCATTCTGTTTACTCAGGTTGGTTAACTTGGATCGATTGTACAAGATCAATCTGTTTCGAGTCAAGCTTTCTTGTTGCAAGTAATTCGGCAATCAGGTTTCGAACATCCGGTTCGGTGAACAAACGAACAGAATCCTTCGGGCCGGTACTCCAATGCGAAGCATAGGACGGCATGGTTTCGGAGCCTTGCAGCTCTATAGGGATTGGAGTTTCCCACCGATACCCGGCGACCTTCATTCCCATCACGGTTTCACCGTACATAGTGCGAACGATATCTGTCATTTGATCAGACGTTCCGCGATGGCATTGTAGGTGTAATCAACCGATTGATGCAATTGGCGACTGGATAGCTTGATTACGCCCATCCCACCAATGCGAATGACCAGCTCAAGCGATTCCTTGTAGACCGCAGAGACTTCATTCAGGTCAATCATAGCGGTTGGCCCGATTTCCATCATATTCTGAGGAACTTCCATCAAATTTTTAAGCCAACGTTTCATTCTGATTCTCACAAAGTTGGATGTAGTGGTCTGTCAGGTCACCGAGAAATTGAAGCAATTGCGGGCCAGACAGTTCACCCGCGTCTTTTCTGATAATACCAGCCCGCGTCACAGCGTCTTGGATCGCATTCGCGAACATATCCCGCTGTTGTTCAAGGCTTGGATCAAGATTCGTCGTATACATGCCGTTCCCATGAGTGCATTACATCACCGCGTCTATTTGATGATTCAAGGTGGAAGCTAAAAGTTTCATCACCTATTTCAAAATCACCATAGTATTCACCACCCGGAGTTTCCGGCCCGTAGGACGAACTGCTATTGATGGAAACACCATCCACTTTGCCGTCATTCCAACACGCATCACCGATTCGTTCGAAAATGTCAATGCCACCGTCGAACGAATGTTCTTCTACGAATAATTGGAATTCCCAGCAATCGTCACTTACCAATCTGTTTCCACCCGAGCCTTTCCGCCAACTGGAGATTTTCCACGCGGAGTTCATGAATTTGCCGGTCTTTGCCTTTCAGCGCCATTCGGATATGTTTCATGAACACATCAGATCGAACTAAATCCATTTCTGTCATGAATACGAATTCAGGTTTGGGTTCTGGTGGGATACGAATTTCTTCGTAATCCCGCCAACTGGTGTCACGATCCCCAGCACCATAGCTGGTCATCCCGTTGAATTCGTCGCCTAGATCCGGCTCGTCACTCATCGAAAATGGAACGTGCATCAGTACCGATCATCCCAATATGTGTCAAAACTTGCGAACATACGATCGCGGTCAATCATTTCAAGAGCGTGCAGACGTTCTTCGTGAGTCAGGCGACCGGCGTTCATCCGATCTGCATAACGCTGGGCTTGTTTCCGGGTATGGAACATCCGATGGAAGTTGTAGTTAGTCTTCCCAACCGCCACACCGGAATCTTGAATGGAATGTTCCGAAACATATGGTTTGCGGCCTGTGTAAAAACTACTAGGGTGCGATTCTTTGAACCACAACGACCCCGCCAGAATGGTACGCATGAAACCTTTACCACGTAGCGGTTTCAGATACGCACGGGATTTGATGCTATACGTCTCGACCTTGGCATCACCACATTTATTTTCGAGCGGGAACGCCATCACGTAATACATGGTCACTCCTTGGCGGAAATCTTTCAGTTTTACGTTTTTCATGAAATCGCTACCGTAATATTGATCATGGTGTACAGCTTCCAACCACCGACCGCGCCGATGATCATCATGATAACCCCAACGATACCCAATTCCTTTTGGAACTGACTCCCGATGAATGTCAACATGAACCCAGCACACAAACACCAGATGACAACAAGCCACATGATGATGTAACCCAAAGCCCACATTATTGTGCAGCCTCGATTACGGTATGTTGGAATTGATGTAACCACTGGGACATACCGCCGTAGGTGGCGATATCAGGGCGACCCAATGCGTAGCCGAGCTTGTTGCCGAAATTATCACTCAACTCAGGTTTCACCACAGACAGTTCATCGATAATTTGATGGACAACACCTGTAGGGCTTTTCAGGTCATCCGGGTACAGTTCATTGTACGTTGGGGTGAATTCACCAATCGCGCAGGTGTCGTAGGTGAAATGATCGATCTTGGCTTCGGGATCCTGTTCGGAACAGAATTTGACAAACGCATCGAACTTCGGGGTTACAGTGATAAAGGACATCATTCATTCCTTGCTGTTTGATTTCGACTAGAATACCAGATTCTGTTCCGGGTGCAAGCATTTTATTTCGAATATTTTCGCTGCCACTTGGCGAGCTTCTTTCTCATGATCGGATAGATAACATCCGGGTCAAGCACACCAAGCTCTGTGTGGATCATGTCGAAGCCGCAAAGGATCAAATCAATCGCTTCACCTACGATACCATCGACCCCGGCAGGTCCGGGTTTGGTGCCGTGGGCGATTCGAACCTCGACGGAAAGCTCTCCCAGTTCTTCGAGGGCGCTAGCCAGAACATCTTTTTGGTGTTCTCTGGTGTTCCCGACGATTCTGGCGACTTTCTGGATTTCAACAAGCGGATCGAAAGTTTCGATTTCGACTTTGTATTCTGCATGTCGCTTTGTGGCACATTCAAAACAATAAGACGCTCGCTTATCGACGCCATTCCAACTGTCCTTGCAGCCGGTGCAGCGAAACATATAGCCACCCGGCGCAAATCCGAATGGCATAAGATGTTCCCAATCGGATCGTTCGTAGAATGTAGGGGTTTCATAAATGGTTAGCCCGCTATCGGTTGTGACTGAATTCATACAAGGATCTTCATTTTGCTATGGAAATCAGATTTCTCACGCAGGTAGATTTGATGTGTACCGATATCCCGATACATAATGACTTCAATATGTTTCAGAATCCCGGCGCAAATGATGGTGTTATGTTCCGTCGCATCCAACACCAGTTCGTAAACGCCACCCTTGTTCTTCCCGTTGCCTGTATAGGCGTATCGAACAGGATTAGACATGGGCGTTGTCCGGTTCAAGTAATAGAAAGACTTTCGTGCTGGATTTTGTAAATGTGAAGTTAAACGTGTAAAACCCATCCGGCGACATCAGGATTTTGCTTTTACCCACACGCTGGAAGAAATCGTTGGCGTGGTCACCTTTTAGGGTGTACCGCGTCCCGGCACGGGATCTAAAGTAAATCTGAATGCTACTGGTGCCGTTGTGGATTGCATCAAACTCGAAATCACCACGCATCACTGGAATATGATCCAATTGTTCAAATTCTTCGAGTGAGCTAGGCTTTGGTTGCTGCCAGTACCGACCGAAATTGTACATCGGAACGGTTTGACCATTGGCGATTGCATCATGAGTTGCAATCATCTTATTTTTGAGGTCTTCGTGGTTTAGTTGATACAGGTTGTGTTCATCGGTCAGAATATCCCCGGTAGGTTTATGCCGAATCAGACGCCATGCCTTACTAGGTGTTGTTTTACGAATTGTAATCATACTTTCTCTTTCAATACAAAACCAAATGATAAAACGTAACGCGTGCCTTTAATGATAGGCGTTACGGAATGTCGATGAATATCGGGGCGGAACAGACAGAAAATTCTGTTCTTGATGATTGAACCGGTGGTTTGGAATTCCCCACCAATCTCGGCTGGTTTGACAAAGATGTTCAATCGGAAATGGCGAAGACCAGTTTCAACCGGATCGACGTGCCATTTAATACAACTACCTTGACGGAATCGCAGAAGCCAGAAATCGAATTTCTTACCTTGCAAAAGCCGGAGTGTGTCGTACCCACTGTTTTGTCGCCCGTTCTGCCACTTTAGCCAAGACATTGCGGATATTCCCCATATTGATGCAATAGGTGCAAAGATCCAGATCAGCAACATAAACCCCAGTATGAATGGTTCTGTTACACCGATCACAAACCGTTGCCCATTGAGTGTTGCCGATCTGGATTTTCATTAGCCGTGAACACCCATCATGTGGATGTGGAACAGCTCTGGGCTGGACTCGCCGCTAGTACCATCCGTCCAATTTTCGTAGTGAAACCCATTATGACTATCATCATGATACGATTGCCAATCCATGCACAGTTGGATCATATCCGAAGTGATTTCAACCCCAAGCGAATCGCGAATCGCGTTGACAACTTCGGGCATATCGGCGGTCAGCGATTCCAGATTTTCAGAATAGACTTCATCTTTGATCAGACATCCAACTGCACACATCAACCCATTACCACCGCGATATGCGCAGTTAGGGGTAATCATACCGCCATATGGGGTTTTGGACTGCTTACGCTGTTTGGTTAGGTGGTCGCGGATTTTCTCCGAGATTTGAATCAAATTCGACATGCTATAAATCTCACAATGCCTAAGAGGCTCTGTAAGCCTCTGTAAGCCTTTTAATCAAATTACCTATACCATCGCATAGGTAGTGTTTTAAAAACGTCTGTAATCGCACCACAGCTCGTTGCTGGGGTATTACATCAAACTCCCGGTGGGGTCTTCTTGGCGATGGACTTGAGCCACCCGAGGGTGCTTGCGACCATGCAGCCCAGAAACATGAAGAAACATGAGGCTCCAATCAAGAAATTGTTTTCTACCGGAACCCACCCAATGATGTACAGGCTGAATATGATCCCCATCATTGATAGCGTCATATTGATGTAATGCAAACTCTTTAGATATGTACCCATGCTACTCCACCGTTAATTTGATTTTTATTTCGATATTATTCCTTACCCAGATTATCGTTAGTCGTTCTGGGTTGTTAGGCTAATGATACACCTGTTTCCGATGAATCTAAACAGAATTTGAAAATTTTGTTATGGTAGGCAGGGAATCACGATGGGCTCTTTGACGGCTCGCTGTGCAATCCCAAGCATTTCCAGAACATAACCACGGGTGTTCATATCATTCCACGGGGATTGCTCAGGCCAGACCTCACCCAACAGCTTCTGTTCACCTTCGTAATGGAATCGATCATTGGATTCAGCAATAATACCTAACCGCCGATCTAATTGGACAACCGCACGGATCACTTGTTCCTTTTGGCGCCTCTGCTCTTTATAGCCATTGGTGCCGGGTTTGAATCCCCGGTCATCAAATGCACCACGACTGCGACATTTCTTAACCCACTCAGGGGAAATCGCAGAGACGAATTCGAACTTGCTTGGACGGCGTAGGAAATGTTCGTGGGTGATTGGAGAATCCCCAACATCCCACGCCTTTTCGGCTTTCAGTTGGCGGGTAGTTCGATACACAAACACCGGATCGCTACCGAATATATTGATCGCTGACATACAATGCCCAGCGGTCGGAGCCACACAGATGCGTTTAACACGCGGTTCGTCTTCACCGGCTGAATGTGGTAGGCGAGGTTTCAATTCCATTTCGTTACCCATAAAATCTTGGGTCACAAAATACCAGTACCGCTTAGTCTTAGTTCGAATTCGCTTTGGCATTAGATTTTACCGTTTGAACGTAGCTCGGCTAGATTAAATTTCGGGAACGATGTAATGAATTGATCAATTGGCATTGGGCTATTGATCAGGGTTTCCATACCATGCACTTTGACAGTGGACAGGGTTTCACCCTTACCGCTATACCAGCTATAGTTTGTATCAAACCCATCAATGTATTGTTGGATCTTACTACCGCTACTGTACGACCAAACTGGGTTACGGATCTTTCTCAGGTAATGTGCCTTATCACCGTCGAAATAGTTACGATCTTTCAGCCAAACTTGACGTGAATCATTGAACAGCTCTTGGGAATTACCATTCAGTTTCATAACAACACCGAAACGAGCCTTGGTGTCTCGGTCCTGCACAATGGAAATCAGGTACTTCCAAGTTTGTTTCGGCTTTTCAATCGGCTTGCTTGGGTCGAGCTTGTCTTTGTACTGGTCATGGGTCTGTTGCATCCATTCCGAATGCCCAGACGCGTGGAACTGTTCGGTGGAAATCATCAATTGCCCAGCCCCGTATAGGCCGCAGCTAGTGCGAACCATTGTCGGGGTATATCCGACTACCACACCTTTGTCGAACCAACCGCGATTCCCGGCAGCTACCACGAAATCGCCCACCTTGAGTGGCCTTCCGAGGTAATCCTTGTATTCTGTCATTTACGCATATCCGCCAATTTCTCAAAATGCTTTACAGCATGTTCCTTTGTCTTGAGTGCATTCTTCGCACCAAAGAAGCATGGGTCTTTCAATTCCGCTTTGATCTGGGAGTCTTTCCAACTTGCCAGCAATTTACGACCGTGTGGGGTGTTAGCCAGAGCCATACGAACCGATTTAACCAGAATATCAAACATACTTCTTACTCTCCCATACGATCAGTAATACGCTCAGACCAGTCAAATTCGCGTTCTACAATACCCGCGATATCGTGAAACATGGAATCAACGTCACATAACATCAAATCTTCTACAGCTTGGCCGGTGCGAACAGAAAAGTCTTCCATTACCGCACGGCTAGGGTTGCATTCAATCTTTGTATCAAATTCTGTGTGGAGAATCATTTATACTTCCCGGCCATATGACCTTTACTGGTCGCGTGCCAACCGTCGCAGTTTTTGCAGTGATAAACATTGGTTGCGGCGTGACGGCCTCTTGATTTGACCATACCCACAGACGTAACCAGTCTGGCATCAGCTTCGGTGGCGTAACGTTTCTTGAAGCAGACAAATTGATTCGAACCAATATTCCAACCAACAATTCGACCATCAAACAGAACTTCGGACACACCAAACTTTTCGTACAAGGAATTGACCTTGTTACGACGGACGTTCGGATCACGATATTCGCGATAGGTAGCAATGGCGAGGTCACGACTGAATTGATTTGTTGAATACATCATAATGCTCCTAATTCTGTTTTGGTGGTCGGCTGTATCTGCCATATGGTGTCATTCTACCGCAGTTTCCGCCTATTCTAAACACTTTCAAAACAAAAAGATTTTGTATCGATAGAATCTGTAGGCAATAAAAAGCCCGGAAAACCGGGCCTTTTATTATTTGTATTGCGCACAGCCAAGCGGCCACGGTTCGATGTTGGATCGATGTGGGTGATGATACCTATCGGCAAACCCATATCGTTCCCGGTAATGAAGCGTAGCCCGGTAAACATGATCCCAGTCAGCAGGATCAAACCCAGCTTTATCATCTACGATGATGGAGGTGTAAAACTTTGCATCAAAATTCCCAGTCTGGGTGTTGCCTTCCAGTGGGTTGCTGTTGACTGCGAATACATGGATACCCGCATTCTTGAAAAACTTCAATACATTCGGAATTTCTTCCGGGTGTAGAGAACTCCAGAGGATGAAATGGGTTTCATTAAATTCTGAGAGCTGTTTCAAGATGCCCGGAATCTCTGGCGAAATCCATTCATATGTATTCTGTTGGTAGTTCCCATGCAGAACCGTACCATGCAGGTCAAGGGACCAGTAGATACGATCATATTTGCGCTCTTGGGATACCCGGTAAGCACGATCAATTGCTTTGAGAAGTGACATACTCTTTAATCTTCGCAGAGCCAATCACACGATCACCGGCTTCGGTAATCAGGGTTGGGAGTGAACGGATGTTGTTCGCTTGGGCTTCGTCCGGGAATTCATCGATATTCACATACCGAACGTACTTCGGATTTGCTTCATATGGCGCAGAGGTTTCACGTTGCTCGCTTACGATATAGCCGTTTGCTTCGAGAAACTGTTTTGCGGTTTTGCAATTAGCACACCAAGTTGCGCCGAAAATCTTTGTTGTCATTACTAGCTTTCCAATCCTGTGTTGAGTCGAAACAACGCCGAATCCAACAGGTCCATATGATCTTGATCGACTGGTTTACCCAATTCCATCAATTCACGCAGCGCTTCTAACGCTCTGGTGGCCTGTTCGATTTGCATCAATTTCGATATTGTTAATTCGATTGTGGAGTCGTCCACTGAAAAATTTCCCCGGAAACGGTTTGTTTACATGAGAATCATTGAAATCTGTACTGATTAGCTGGCGCCCCAATCGGGATTCGACACAACCAATACAGAGCATACCTTTATTAGAATCATGGATCAAATTCCAAGTCGAATCGGCCAGCATGTAATGCTCACCGATTTTACCGGTATCCACTTTACAATCCATGCAAAGGAATTTGCGACGGCTATTGCTCATTGGATGCAACCACCTTCGGCAATAGCTCTTTCGGATACCAGAGAGCGAAACGTGGGAGTTTGATCACCTGTTTCAAACGTGCCGGGGTATAAGACTGGATCTTGTCACGCGGATACGCACCGGCAAATGCCGGTAAGTGTTCATGGACGGCTACATGACCTTCTTTCGGATAACCTTCAATGAGGTACAGACGACCTTCATTGTTTTGATCCATTCGAATAAACCAGTCACCCGGATACATTTCTCTGCCAAATCTGTCAACAAGCATTACCGACACCCATTCTGTTTTGGTACGACCATAATACCATACCGAAACAGAATTACAAACAGTTTAGTGTGAATATGGGCTCATATCAGGATGGGTTTCATCCACGAACTGAATGTAACCGGGTGGAAGAATTACACCACGGGATGGGGTTTGGATACAGGACTTGCGATCACCAACCACATAATACGGGCCGATGTATGCATAAGGTGGTTGCGAATCGCGTACTCGACCTAATTTATGGGTACTGACATTCCCCTTCTTTTCATCGACCTTTCGAACCACATGAATTTGGGTAACCGCCGATTGACCTTTCAGGGCCGAATAAACAACGATGTCACCAACCTTATACGGCTGGTCGATTTTATCAATTATAGGTTGCATCAAATTATTCCGAGCAATAAAAAAGGCGGCTAACGCCGCCCTTTGAGGGGTTGGGTTGTATTACTGAACGGTTGCCACTGGGGCCGGGGTTGGAACAGGGTTAACCTGTACCACCGAAGCTGGGGGCGAAATCACCACCGGGGAGACTACTACAGGGGCCGGTGCTTGAACCGGAGCTGGTTCGCTCCGGGTGATTTCCACCATCCGATCACATGCCATCGACCGGGCGACTTCTTCACAGTCGAATCGGTTTTCTTTGGTCTTCGGCCCATTCAGGTAGCATTGGTTGAACTGTTGGATCACCAACTGTTTCTGAATGAGGGACGAGCAGTTGTAGAATACCCGCGTACCATCGGTTCGAGCTTCGCTGTGCTGTTCGTCTTGTTTCGAGGCACAGCCTGTCAGTGCCAGAGAACCGAGTGCAAGTGCCAATACCATCATAGAAGTTTTCATAACAATTTCCTTTGTTTATCCAATTGGATCGGTAAGAACGAGTTGTCCGGTGGTGCGAATCATCCAGTTTGACCCGTGACAATCCACTTTCGCATCCGGTAACCCAGCCATCCAAATCACAATATCTGCTAGGTTGTTTGTATTGTAATTCCGGTTCCCGCGCATGTCAAACTGATATCGCAAAAAATCTGCAATTTTCTTTCGCTTGGCATTCAGAGTTTTAAACTGATTGCTAAACCATTGATTTCTACAGAGTTTTACAACATTCGACATACCAACACTATGAACGATTTCAGACTCATAGAGCCGTTCCATACAGGCAATTGCTCGACCATCATCTACAACCAGATTATAAATTTTCGGCATCAATGGATTTAAATCCATATGCCGGGTTACATGCTCCGCGTACTGAATCCAAGGATCGGACCCTTTCCACGACAGCTTGAACACCTTATCAGAATCAATTTGCCCAATCACCGACGAGTAGAACCCTGTTCCGTGATATTTCCAACCCACCGGCATCAAGCGTTGCAGCTCTAGGGTTTCGTGGAAAACGCGGGGAGCATGTTGGAATGCCCCCTGCAAATCACCAGTAATTAGACAATCAATCAGTTTTTCGACATCCATGAAAACGACGAGCCTTGTTCCAATTGCGTATAGCCACTACCTGTATCACAGATCGGGTCTGTCAGTACCGGAAACCCGCCCCGGTGCATAACATTGTCCCGGCTGATGTCATCACAGCCGCGTACATCTTTACGATGTGATTCGTAAACCCGAGCTGCTTCAATTGCATCTTTTGGGCTGTGTTTGATGAACTGGCCGAATGTAAATTCAGCTTCGTCCATGTACAGGTTTACATCAAAGTCAGGGCTATAGGATTCTTCTGACAGGTCACCCAGCGAACCATCCTCAAACGACAGGCCAACACCCAAATGCAGATGCTCTACCACAGCGATGTACAGATGTCCACGCTGTTCAATCGATGAAAGGTTAGGAATGTACGGGTTCCCTTGATGCTTGGTGCAGGTCTTCATCCACCCAAACCCACCGTCAACCGGCGAATGAAAGTTGTCATGGCAGTTGACTTTCAGCACCCATTCAGGGTCGATGCTGAAAACCTCCGCGAACGAGCCATTCCCGATGAAAATAAAGCACTTACCCAACACTTCGGAGATAAATTCGATGTCGTACCCACTATCTCCGACATCATCGCAGGGAGTAAACTCGCTGCCGAGCGATTGCTTGGTTGCATACTTGTCGAAGATTTTAATCAAATTCTTCGGAAGGTTGCGGACATCCCCTTGGATGACCTTGACATCATCGACTGCTTGATGTACCAGATCGTCGTAGGACGGACCAAATTTGACTACACCACCTGCAAAGGAAATGCAAACACTTTCTGCACAACCCATATCTGCAACTGCCGCAACTGCGCCCATTCCGACCCTGCTCCTAATGCTTTATGTTTTTGGTTATTTTTTGTACAGCTTGTAATCAGGTGGGCAATGTTCGTTCCAGATCGAAGCGTCCAAATCCAAAATTGCCTGTTGACGGCAAAGTGTCTCAAACGCTGCTCTCCCCGAGCGATACACCTTGCCGTCATCGCTATACTGATAGAACCAGTCGTGACTTGCAAGCAATTTTTTATAATCAGATAACAACATTCAGATTTTTTTCCGTGTTCTCCAATTCCATCCAAGCTTTGTGGTAGGTCTGAATCCTAGCGATATCGCTAGGACGCACGCCCTTGAGCCTTGTAATGCAGGAGTTGTGTTTAAGATCGGCCTTTTTAATCCGAATAATGTCGATCCTGCCCGATGCGATAATGCGTTTGATGAAATCCTCATAGGATTCATCAGGGCGCCGGGTCAGTAAATCCAGACCAGATTCGAATTCGTCAATGACACCGTGGGCTTTGGCATGAATCAATAAATGTTGAAGCAGTTCCGGGTGGTCTTCCTTGACATCATGGCAAGCCGCGAGTGCAAGACTGACTTCGCTGGTAACGCCCATCTTTTGAGCATTCTGCATTACGGTAATGCAATGCAGGATGTATGCCTTACCACCCTTGTCCACATCAAATTGATGTGCCAATGCGGCGACTGCGAAAATACCACCCAGAAGTGTTCCCATTACTTGACTTCCTGTACCTTAGAAATGTTTGGATACCAGCTCAGGAACGGTACGCGAATACCATTGGTATGGAACTGATACTTGGTATCACGCTTGATATCGCCGTAGATGTCGGACGAATTGAATTTCCAATTCAACCACGAATCTCGGTTCTCGAATGTGCCATGATCGGTATAAATCAGGTACGTGCAGTTGCCGACCGACTTACAGCGTTCGCCCTTGTCGGACACAGTGACAACCACATCATTGCCGGTAGCCAGATACAGAATCGCTTTGGCACCGCCAAACAACAGGATCACCATCAGAATTGCGCCGTAGATCAGTAATTCAACCGCCGAATTGCCTTTTTGACTTTTCATCAAATACCTTACTTGGTGTAGTGGTTGGCAATCGCCAACAGGGTGTTAAGCTGCTCAGACAGCTCGATTTTGTCCAAACCCGGTTCTTTCGCCACCGATTGAATCAGGGCTTCGATGTTTTTGCGTTCTTCAAACGAAATCGGCAGATTGTCGGCAACCCAACTGAGGATGGTGATAGCCGAAACAGTTGCGGATTCGTAGAAGGTCTTGCGGGCAGTCAGATCCCGAACATCACCGATATTCAGTTTGATCTTTTGGGTATCAGCTACCGCCGAATATTGCACCAATGTATTGCTTAGTTGTTTGCTCATGAGCCTATTCTATATCAGTTTTGAGTTGTAATAAACAGAATCGAAAAATAATTATCGAAAGCTGGATTCGTAGGTGCCGGTAATACCGATTTCGATTGTGAAATCCTCACCCATATTGAATTCGTTGAATTCCCAGCCACCGAGATACAGCAAATCGTGACCGTTCGCCTCGAAGAAATCCCAACATGCAGGTGAAACCTTTACATCAAATTCCAGCTTGAGGGATTTTCGATTCAACCCGGTTACCGGGGCGTTAACCATCGCCTTGGCGATGACTTCTTTGATTTCGTTAAGGTGAATCAACACACGCTGCGAAAAGATCGTGACCGGTGTTGGAACGCTGAGCGAGTTCATGCATCAATTCCTGTGCGTAGATTTTATAAAGGGCTTCCCGATCTTGGGGCTCCCAGAGATTGAATGTGGTGATTCTCAAGCCCTTTGCAAGATTGAACGCTGTAGCCGTACCACCCTTGACCGTTTTGCCTCTTGGTGGGGCACACACGACGACCAAATCAGCTTTTGACTTGAGGTCGTCACCTAATACCTGAAACACGTTGCGGGTATGGGCGTTCTGTCCAAATTCATCGAGTTGATCAAATCGGGTATGAAGTCGGCTTGCTATTTCGCGGGCTTCGAACCAAACATCCCCGAATGTATCAGGGACTTTATAACACCCGGTATTAGGGCGACCGTTGAAATTTGGTTCTGGGAGATAGATTGTCTTTCGATCAGATTCGGAAAATCCCAATTCCCAAGCACTATCCGCGCCTCTAGCACCACCAGACCGCAAATGCCAGCCTTTATTAGCGAAGACTCTAGCGACTTTCTGACAAATCTCAAATTGGATTGCATCAATATCCCTAGAGCCAATACCGGTGACGATCAAAGCTGTTCCATCAAAAGACGAATCAGCTCGTCGCCGCTTACGTTGGTGCCTTTCATGTCATTCAAGAAGCCTTTCAGGGCCACCGGGTTGACAGGTTGAACCAGAATATAATCGGTTTGATCATCGAACTTGGTGTAATGCGATTTGAAGTTTTCGGTGAAACGTCGCTTGACGATCATCGTACTGTGACCGGTTACACCAAATTGGAAACCGTCATTAGCACGTACCGAGGCGAAACCTTTTAGAAACAAATTTGGGATCTTTTTCATATTAAAAACCCGACTTTCGCCGGGTTCCTTATTCAATTTTGATTATTGAGAGACTTTCATATCCAGCATGAGGTCTTTCGCAGCTTTGATACCTACCAGTTGTTGCAGGGTTTGTGCATCGGATTGACGACCAGTGCCATCACCAGAACCACCCATAACCAGTTGTGGAACCTTGGCATGTTCGAATGCGTTAGCCCAAACCTTTTCGATTTCAACACGCGCCGCCAGTTTCTGAGTCAAAGCACCATCCGCCATGATTACCGCTTTCTTGGCATACGCCTCGGCTTCGGCTTTCTCTTTGGTGGTCTTTGCATCAATCTGGGCTTGTTCGTATTTGATCTGAGAAGTTGCTTTCTCAATCGAAGCCTTTTCCTGCTCACGATTAGCATTGGTCAGTGCCAATTGCTTTTCGGTTTCGGCGTTGGTGGTACGTTCAACCTGATCTTTCATGGTAGTTTGGCGTTTCTGCTCAACTTCCATTTCACCCTTGGCGGTAACCAATTTCTTTTGTTCGTCGGCAGTCTGACGACCTTGGCGAGCAATAGACAAATCAGCTTGCGACTGTTGAACCGCTTTCATACGCTCTTTGAACTGAGGCGACGGATCGATGTTCAAAATGTTCGCATCGGCTACGGTTACACCGAGTTTCGAGAACTGACGTTCCAGACGAATCGGCAGACCGGATTTTGGGTCGAGTACCTTTTCGGTGGTCACAACAGTAGTGGTGTCGCCGCCGAATTCACCTTGAGCTGTACCATTCTGTACGATTGCACCTTGAGCCGCAGCACGGGTGTTCTTGACTTGTTTTTCAACGCGGCTCACAACATACGAACCATCGGTGATTTGATCTTGAAAGCTCTGACGGAATTCAGTCGAACGTCCGTTGTAGTAATCATCGGCGGTCATCAACTGGGCAGTCGATTGCAGCGTAGATTTCATTACCGGCATGATCGATTGCAGAACAAAGTTGTCCGGGGTGCGGTAGGTTCGAGCCAGTTGCAGGAAGGTTTCACCTTCTGGCAGGGCCACACGAACGTTTGCATCAACCGTGGCAACCACACCACCAAGGAACGTTACGCCGAAGGCTGGAATCAGAGAAGAACCCAATCCGTCGAAGTCACCTTTCGGCAATGTCGATGTATCCAGAACAGATTGAACCGACATCTGACGGGGCCACGGGGTTACCGTACCGAAACCGATGTAGGTGTAACCTGTAGTGCTAACAACCTTTTCACCCTGAGTTGGGAACTTGGTTTGAACCTGAGTGATGTAGCCAGCGCTGTTGTAATAGAACATGCTGCTAAACATGAGCCAAACGAACAACAGAGCGGCGACTGCGACACCAGCCATCCAACCGAGTTTCTTGTTTACTTCAAATCCGAGAATACTGCTCACTAATCTATCCTTTGTTTTGTTTGTGGTCATTATGACCGGGTTACATGTACATCATACTACATTTTGATTCTGTTTTAAACAGTTTCGAAATGTTTTTTCATAATTCGGTAAATTGCACTCATGTAATAGGCGATAGTCATAACCCCGACGAATGCCGAACCGATCATGACAAATACGTCTTCGTACATCGTGGTAGGTTGGCTCATACCACAAATCCAACCATATACCATAATACCGATTGCTTTACCGACCGGTGCGGCACTACCCAGAATGATCAAGAAGACCGCTACCGGGCGAAGCACAGGGGTAACCTTTGCCGCGTAGAACGCTTTAATCTGTTTCATTACAATCACCGTTTTGTTTTGATATCGCCATTCTACCGACTCAAAACATAATGTCAATGAATTCTGTAAAAACTTTTTTCGAGAAACCCTGTGTCGTCTTGATCAGGGTAGCCATACGGGTTGCAAATGACATTGGTGTCACCAATCATGTAGTCATGAACGATATGAACGTGGCCGTGGCACCAGAATTTGATGCTAGGGCGATCCAGAATGAATTCGTCCAATACCGAGTGATAGCCGTAGTTCATGTAGTAATTTGATGCATCTGCAAACTTTGGGTCGAGACTACGGGCACTTGGTGGATGGTGTGTCACAACCACACAGGGTTCCATCGAATTACCAACTTCCTCTGCGATATACGTCAAATCCTTGTGATGCTCGGCTTGCCAGTGCCGCGCCTTGAACTTACCATAATGATCAAACTTTTCATCATGGTAATCAATCACCCGGAAATCGTTCATTCCGGTACTCAATTGATATTCCGCGATAGGGTCGCGATCATTCATGTCAGTCCAGAGCGTGGCCCCGACGAAACGAATTCCATCAATTACGATAGAGTCACGAATCAGGAAGTGGATGTTATCCAAGCCTTCCGGGTTCATTTTCTGGAAATTGAACAGGTTGGACATCGGTTTGATTACGCTGCCGTAGTATTCGTGATTCCCCGGAACGTACACAACCGCCTTGAATCTCTGGCCGTATTCAGTCAACAGGGGTGCAACGTTCTCAGCCCGTTTCAGGGTATGGAAATCCCCGGCGATGACCAACACACGTTCCTTGTCACCGTTGATGTGTGGCAGTGACGGCATCGCAAAGGATGCATACCATTCTAAATGTGTATCAGAAATCAGTCTGAATTCCATCAATTACTCCACTTTACCCGGATAACACAGGTATGAATTTTGCCTTTCTTATCCGTGTACTCACAATGAGTCAGGATTGCTTTGTTTCCGATTCGATCTGTAAAGTTTTCTTGCCACTCTTTCGTGACAGAACACCCATTCTGTTTGTAAAATGGGACGTGTGGGGTGATTTTGATTACCTTCCCAGCCATCAAGCCGTCAGGCTCACTGACAGATTTCGAGGGCTTTTTCATACAAGCTACTCGCAGCTTCAACCAAATCGTTTCGGTTGTGGGCATATCCCATGTCTGAGCCATTACCACTGGTACGTTCGGCAAGGCAGTAGTTCAAAATGAATTGAAACTTACGCTCGTTGAATTCCGAACTAGAGTTGAACGGGAGGCTGTCATCGGTTTCGTCGTACATTCTTAATTCCTCATTAGAAACAGAATCATATCACAGTTTCGATTCATTCTAAACAAAAAAGGAGCCTTTCGGCTCCTTTTTATTTACATCAATTACGGGATGCGGATTTCGCTAAACGCCCACTGCATAATGTGGTCGCCGTCTTCCCACACCGTAACCAGTTGGTCAACGATTGTGTGATTGGTTTCTTGCAGTTCGATACGATCCGAGAAGTATTTCCCACTCGAATCTTTGAACGTGGTCACTCGACCTTTCTTCGACCGTTTAACTGAATCGGTGTCCGGGTCTTTGAACAGGTCAGTCCAGATGCCGTTTTTGCACAGTGCAGCCGCTTTCATGGCAAATTTGAGCCAATCACGGTCGCAGTGTTGCAGCAGGGCGCCGCCCATACCGAAAACGATGTTATCAGCAGAGTACATACGCGACTTTTTGAACATATTGTCGTAGATGCCACGAATGCTGGATTCGTTGATACCGTCGCCTTGCAGAACTCGGATGCAGCTCGGCAGGACTTTGTAGCCTTTGCTGTTCACGGTGTAACCAAACCCAGCCATCAGGATACCGATGATTTCGACCGGAATTTCCAGCGGGTTGCCAGAGTCTGGGCGCAGTACAAACGTACCACCGGAATTGATGATTCGGGTTTTGATCGGATCGGTTGCACACCATTCCGCGAAACGGCGAATGCTATAGGTATCACCCACACAGGCTACGATGCCCTTGTGTTTCTCCAGCAGTTGGATCGCCATTTCCAGAGCGTTGGAATCGTCGCGGGTGTCAGCGTTGGAGTTTGCACACACAACACTGTGTTCCGTTGCACGAACCGAGAAGGCAGGCATTTCGCCTTTCTTCACGCCGTAGTGCATTTTCAGTTCGATAACAGCCTGAATGGTATCGCTACCCATCCAACCGGCCACCAAGTGAGCAGCACCACCAATACGGGCCGATTCGTTACTGGATACACCGCGATAGCCGAAATCGTGAAGCTTGAATTGGCTACCAACACCTTCGTCAACCGACTGACGGAAAGCTTGTTCTACCACTTGACGGATGCTGTACGAAACAGAAGCAACCGTAATTGGATACCACGCTTGCAGGAACAGCGGTTCGAAGTACGAAACCAACCATGCAAAGTCCGGGTGGGTGTTTTCAACAGTCCACAGAACGTTGCCGGTAGGAACAACCGTACCTTCTTTCAGGCAGCGGATACGCAGTGGCAGTTTACCTTTGAACTGGGTAACAATCTGTTCCCAACCTTTACGGTTGAAAACGCCCGGTCCCATATGCAGCTCTACCAGTTCTTCGGCTTCATCAACATCTTTCATAGTCAGGCGACTAGAGAAGTGACGTTTCAGAATACCTTGCAGACCGTGGAAAACTGTGTAGGTGTAACCTTCGTTGACACCACGTACAGCGTATTGATCAGATCCACGCGATTCCCCGTAGGAATACAGGTACTGAGCGCCAGCCGGGAGCATTTCCCAGTGACCACCTTTGTATGAATCGGATTTCAGGATCAGGTTATCCGGGTTGAAATCCATCAGGATTGCGTTGTCTTTGTTAAACTCTGTATTGAAAGCTGTCATTCTTTCGAACTCCTCGAAAATTGAATTAGTTTTGTTGTTTCGCAGCACGACCGATCATGGTCATGATGATGTTGTGGTGGTCTTCGAAAAAGTCAGCCGCGTTTTCAGGGGCCGAGATATCCGAGATTGGAACCCAGAACGCCTTATCAGCGTCATCGGAACCGTAAACCCGTGGCAAGCTACCGTCATGATTTGTATCAATCTTGAAAGTAAATGCGAAGGTCATCAGCCGACCGCGAAGGGAACGTTTCGGATTATCGAACCGCTTTTCGTCAATGATCGACTTGCGCAACACCTTTTCAGGTACATGCAGTTTTGTTTCTTCATCCAGTTCACGAATCGCGCCGTCTTCAACCGTTTCGTTGGTGTTGACGAATCCACCGGGTAGGGCCAGTTTGCCTTTACCGGGAATGTTTTTACGGCGAATCAACAGGATGTGGCTTTTGCACAGAACAACAGCATCAGCGGTAACGTCGTTGATCGGGTAAGACGCACGGCGTTTTGCTGGGTAAGCTTGGTGGAACATGTATTCTTCACGGATTGCATCATACTCTGGGGAGCCGATGAATTCGTAATTGACGTAGTTGTATACAGATGCTGGCATCATGTACATGGCAGGTTCGAAATTATCCTCAAACATCAGTTTGCGGATTGATGTTGCCGCCATTTCTTCGTCGCCATGCATCTTTGCGCCGGTTTCTACGAATTCCCACGTTGGGAACAAATCGAGATAGAATGAACTATCATCTTTCTTGTGCCCAACGATTGCGATTCGCGGAGCCTCTATGCCCATAATGTAACGATTTGCCAGACGCATGATTTCAGCGGCCCACAAATCATCGGATGGGTTGTCATTGATGAAGGCTAGGCCAACACCTTTGATCCCGGCTTCACTGGTTGCAGCTTCGACCATTCGAGAACGGTCTTGGTTACTGAATGGATTTCGTTCATCACGCGGAGCGTTAGCACCGCCGAGAATCACAACAACGCGATCAGCAATCGAATCTGCCAATTGAATGTTTTCCAGATGGGCATTATGCAGTGGTGCCATTCGCCCGATAAAAACCGCTAGGTCGTACTTTTTAACTTTGCTCACGCTTGATCCCCTCAATGTGTGGCCATTAAAACAGAATGAAACACGGGTGTCAACATTCTGTTTCGATTATTTTAAGATTGTGCCCGAGCCAGCCAACCGCGTAGGAAAACAGATAGAGACGGCTTGGCCGCTACCAGTCCTTTATAGTAATCAGCTTGAATCGAACGGAAATCGGCTAGGAATCGTACAGGATCGGAAGCATTCAGTGCGGTAATAGAAGCTACCCCAAACACCCCGTCTTCCTGTAGACCTTTACCCTGTTTATTCATGGCTTGTTGTGCGAATCGATATGCTCGTTTGCTGCCGACGTTGACGGCGGTATCAAAAATCTTGGTTGCCGCGTCGTCGTTAATGATGGAATCATAACCATTCGGCTGCCACCAATCGCGTAGATAGATGGCTTTTGCACCGTCTACCGTTAGATTCTTGATATCTACATTCGGGTAGGTTCGTTTGGTAATCCCAAAATTGGTTTCACCACCCGGATCAGCCGGATTGTTGACATACCCACCTTCATGGGCCAGAACAATTTTAATTGCTTTTTCAAAATTTGACATTAGTGATGTCCTCCTAGACATATTTACCTAGGAGGATTACATCAATTACGAAAAATCGAGATTGATCCAAACCGGCTTGATTACCTGAGCCGCATGGGAACCGACACGTTTACCCAGAACATTCCATTCTTCGGAGTCCTGTGCCCGGTAGCCCTCGTCTTTCTCGAAGTCTTCCAGTGCATCACGGGTGAAATCGCCTTGCAGCCTGCCGAACGACTTCTGGTCATACACACCTTTTGATAGAACTGCATTTACGCGGTTCTCGTTCATGTACGAACAAACCTTATCCAGCAGGGCTTGTTGGGCTTCCGACAGGTTCACCGCCGATTTGATCTTGACTTCTTTAACTTTTTCACCGTACAAGGCGTTTTTCTGTTTCAGAATCACACGCTCGTTGCCGATGTAGAAGTCTTCTTCATACCCGCAGATCACAAAACCTTCCGCGTAGTCAAGTGGAGTCTTTTCACGGTATTCAGTTTCGAGTCCGTATGCTTGTGGTACGTGGGTATAGAACAATGGATCAATTTTGATCAGTTCTTCCAGAGTACCAATTTTGATAACCGGCGCATGACGCATACGGTCTGCGAACGGCAACCGAGCGATGAAGTTTGCATCAAATAGCAGATCGATCAAGTCCACGAATGGAACATAACGGCTCACACCGGTATCGAATGTCAGTTTCAGGTCAAATGCCATGAATTCGTTATCAGGATGGTAGTTCACACCATCTTGAACTTTCTTGGCAGACTGAGCGCATTCGCCATTATACCGACCACCGAAAATTTCACCGAACAGATTGATTTGAACCAATCCGGGGAACTCGTTCTTAGCCAGACCATACAGAGCTTTTACAACCGGTGTGTACCGATTGAAGAACCGGGTATGGCCGTAGAAGGTTTCCAATTCATCGATCAAATCGTTACGACTGGCTACCCGAACAGATGTCCCGTCAGCAATCCACGAAAAGTTGGCACCGTGGATTTTCTCCACCGCAACCATCTGTGCATCCCCGACATGCATAGCGCATTTGTCGAGGAAACGTTGCTGGTAAGAGTTTTCGATGGAAGAATATTTAACAAATTCGCTCACAATAGATCCTTTATTTCTTTGGACGACCAGATTCTAACCGGTCGAATAACAACGATTGTTGAAGTTGTGTTAGTGGTAAATCGCCATCGGCATAACCAAGAATTTTTTCCACAATAATATCTCGAATCCTCTGCATGGATGTCTTCGAGAAAGCACCCCTATCAGCTCGGATACCGATATCCACATACCCAATTCCTGTATTTTTGAAGAACAGTTTTAGGTAATCATGAATAATATCAAACACCGATTCTGGGGTATCTTGGTAATACCGAGTAATTCTTGACGAGGTGAACGGCGATGAAACCGACACCACATCAAAAATCACGGTTAGGGTTCTCAATCAATCTGGCCCATGAGAATGCCCAATTTCATTTGATCAAGCATCAGGTTAGATCCCGCAGTATCCAGATTGGTAATAAAACCAACTGGGTCTTCGCCGTTAGAATCCCCTGTTGCCATAATGAAATCAACATCCCCTGTAAGAATCTCTTGATACATTTCATCAAGAGCCGCTTTCATTTCTGGGGTCATCTTTTCTTGAGGCTTGGTCTTAGCAACCAATTGGAACAATTTCTTATCAGTCATACAGTTTTCCACTTTTTACCACGTTGCCATTCACCACCCAGTAATCGTGGATCATTAATATCCAGACAATGAGCGCACGTACCATTTTGATTCACAATCCAAAAACGCTGTTTGGCGTAGTCAGAATAATTCTGTTTTTGCGCATCGGTTCGCTTCTTGCCTTTATTGGCAGCGGAAATATTGGCAGCCCAATTAGCTCGCTCAGAATCTGTCATTTTGTAATGACATGGAATCCCATACATAGGATTTGATTCACCCGGTTTGCTAAACATCCTTATATAATCTTCTTTGGTTAAGGAATCCAAATACTTACGTTGAGCCACGCGGCGTATGTCTGTGTTCCATGCGTCTGGGTTCGATTTAAACCTATCTTTTTGAGACTGTGAAATTTTTGATTTCATATCTTCGGTAAAAATCTTCCCACCACGACCACCCAAATCAAGGTTATATGTATCAGGACGTTCAATAAATTCTCTGGTTACGATTTCAGCTTCTGCGCGATTTAAGGATTCATAATCCTCATAAGTTTCCAGAATATCTTTTCTGAAATTTTCACGACCATATTTCGCGACAGCCTTTCGTATTAATGGGCCAGATCCTAAATATCCATCTAGCGGGTCAGCAGTCTTGTGGACGCCAACATAAATCTTACCGTTGATTAGGTTTGTAATTTGATATAAGCAATAATGTTCGTTCATTAAAAATCTCCTTCTATATCTATTTAGCGATCTAGTAGGAGATTTCTAACAAATTTCTAAAATATTTTTATCAAAAGTCGCCGGGGGCACATTGGTAACACCGGAGTCCCATGCTACGCCACGTTTTTACAACTTGTGTCCTATCATCAAAGACACCTTTTACGTTGTAATACGGTGCGATGTAACGATGATACAAATCATGTTTTACAGCAGAATCTTTGATTTGCGATCCGGTTGGGCGCATACACAGCCCATGTTCTGGGAGATTGTGTTTCAGCAACCATTCCATAGTTTCAGCTCGGCATACTTCATCCCGACCAGATACACCGATCAGTTTGTTACCAGCAACTTCAAGAGCTTTCAAGACTTCAATCACATCAGAATGTGCATCGTCCATTCCAACCTTTTTCCAATCAAATGGTCCGCGAATCCCATTCATTTCCGCAACCGTACCATCCAAATCAAACAAGAACGCATCTTGTTTCAATGAATCATAAGCCGGGGCCATGATCGGAAACTGTTCCCGATAACTGGTATACATTTGCTGCATCACACCTACAGGAACCACTTTAGTTTGATCATCGCGATTTGCATTGCGTTGGATCAAATCATCAAGCAGCATGTAAGGTGCAACGTGGATCAACTGGATTTCAGCACCAAGGCTAGATCCAAATTTGATCAAATGTTCGCGGGTAACTGGATTGATGTTTGTATCTGATACAAATACATTCAGGTTACTACGCAAAGCATTACGAATTAATTCTTCATGAGCGTGGGTGATGCGTTTTTCATCAACACCTTTTGAATACCAAGTTCCGTAGAACTTTTTACGCAACAAGTCTCGCTCGACCTGTACATACCCTTGCGACACAAATTTATGCGCAAGGGTAGACTTCCCACTTCCGGGAACCCCGATTGTCAATACTAATTTACTCACAATATTCCTTAAACTACATAATTCATCAATGCGTTATACGCCCGTGGGTCAATTTGATCTTTCACAAGTTCAGCCCGTCTACGAATTTCTTTGGTTTTGGCCACTTTATAAACAGCTTCGGCGGCTTCTGGGGTATCAAAATATCCAAGGAATGTCACCGCCCCACTGATCATAATTTGAGCCTTGTAAACTGGGGTTTTATCATAATCGGTCTTGTATTTCGGAACCCGTATAGGTTTTATAGAAACACCGGTTGGTAGATCCCCTTTGGTTGACTGTACATGGGTCAACAGACTATTCAATTCCGATGGCACAAACACACAGGTATCAGGTCCGTAGACCTTGTTACCCCGCACCAGAATATCCTTATCCAATGCCCAGCCGTCATTACCAAATCCGATTTGATGTTGGCACCATTCCGCGAAGTCTTGGAATTTGATAAAATCTGGATGAACCGAACATCCCACATAGGATTTGAATTTTCCAGTGGCTTGGATGGCAGCCGAACACCGCTTGAGGAACCCATACCAAGTTTCATATTCTTTGGTGTTCCGCTTACTCTTAGCGTCCCATGCTTCGTGGCGACCCTTTTCATAGATACCGCCACCGACGATCAATTTATTCACCAGACGAACTCTCAAATTCTTTCAAGATATAATTGGAATAGTTCTTTTGCATGAACTCTTTGGCCTGAGTTTCCCAGTCACGCCCAACAAATCTGGACATTTGGATGTTAAACACCCAATCGGAATATTCAGCCTTCGCAGCAATGGCGTAGTCTTTTTGAGACAGATCCTTGTTGCGGTCATGAAATGATTCTACCACAGAACAGGTATGGTTATAAACAGAACTGATACTTTTTTCGTAAGCATTGATTTTGTTCAATACCGCTGGGTCGTCCGAGAACAGAACCTTGAGGTCATCAATCTGTTCTGAAAGGATCAGTTCGATCAACGCTCTGGTGTTCTGTACGTTGTCCTTGTTACGGTGCAACGCCAGATACCACGGGCATTTCATTTTGAAGTAAACCCCTTGTTTGGTCAGGGCTACAACGCCTTCGGTGCCTGTCAGGTTGTTGATTGCAGCCGCCAACAAGCCGGTGTACTGGAATTCTTCAACCCAGATATCGTCAACCCCAGCCAGACCCAAATCATCAATCAGGTCTTGTCCGTAAACAGTACCGGTGTGATTGTCGATGATGCTCAGACCGATCAGTTTCGGTTGCTGATAGCCAACCACGATACGGTTCCACGGCGCGCACCATTCCAGATTGACCGTAAAGTCACGGGCTGCGAGGAACCGCAGATCCGCCAGCAGGGCCGGTTGGGTCTTGAGGAACGCCATTGCATCATTACATTGAACCGATCCGGTAGAACCTTTCGATTTCAGACGCAATTCGCCGTTGGTGTGCAAGTAGGTAGACATCAACGAACCGTCTTCCTTGACCATGCACATTGCCAAATCATCCAGCGGCAATTCCATCGTGAATGGGTTTTCACCCAGATTGAAAAATTTCTTCGGTGGTCGGCAAACCAGATCGTCAAAGTTGCCTTTGCGATCTACCAGAAACATCGTTCCACGACATTCCAGCGCACCGGGTTTGCAGAAATCCGAATAGCTAGCCAGTCGGTAGTTAAAGATCCGATACATACGTTCCGGGTCGTCCGCTGGGAAGTCTTTGAAGAAGAATGCATCACCGATCAAGGTCAATTGCATCAATTGATCATAAAGCTGGAATGGGTTGGTGGACATACAAACTCCGAATTTGATTAAATTTCTTGTAGCCATAAATGCTGGTTATTACCCTTACCGGGTTCCAGTACAGCACCGTCCACCACGTCTTGAGTCAAGACAAACAGCCTTGTATCAAATTGACGAGCGAACAGATGCACGGGATTTGATTCCGAGTCTTCTGTAAGGAAGTAATCGATCACTTCACCATCTGGGATGGTTACCGTCTCATATATTGGGATATAATAGTTTTCAACCGGGTCATAACGCACCAAGCGATTGAACGTCAACTTATCAGCACCGGGTACAAGTTTGATCCGGTACTTTTTCCGGGGCTCATCTACAATCGGCCCCAGACGACTTCGTGTGGTCATGCAGCACCCGCCAGATAGCGTCCGATATGATTGATGGAATTGATTGTTTCCTGAACAACCGTGTTCATGTCCGAAATGATTTTATTCATTTTCGGAGCCTGCAACAGCTCGGACTTTTTCAGGTAAATCACCTGTTCCGAACCGTTGCGCAGGTAGTCTTCGACAGTGAAGAATGGTTTCCTCGATTCATAGAATTCGAATCGAAACACAATCCCATGCTTCTGGTCTGCCTTTTCGTACATCCGAATTTTATGTTTCGGGAATTCAATCCACGAAACATACCCTTCATCGTCTTCCCGGAATTTGGCTACGCCGCTACATTCCAGAAGGTTTCGATTCTGGAGAATTCGAGTCACCAACAACACTGCCGAATGCGTCATACCTACTCCTAACCGTTTTTACTGACATAAAATGTGTGGGCACCAATCTTTGCGGTCTTATTGAACGCATAGACCCACTTGGGTTTTGATGCAACCTTTGATTCATTCAGGTAATGCGTAGCCCCACGGGTAGTATCTTTCAACACCCCTTCGTAGGCAGTCCACGCCACATACCCAGCCATGTATTTTGAATCGGTGTCAATCATCCGCCGATCTTTCAATTGGCACATATAACTGAATTGACACACCCACCCAGTTTTCTTGACATATTTCTTTTGATTCACAACCGCCGCGATGGAACTAGGGAACCCATCGGTATTGGTTCGATTCACGATTACATTGGCGACTGCTTTCATGCCATCCAAACCGCCCCCGCGATCCTCGAAATAGGTCGCTTCCGCTAATTTGTAGCATTCCCAGTTTTTAAAACACTTTTGAGCATACGCAAACATCCGGTCTTCGGATGGAGCTGCATCAATCGTTTTATGAACATGCGCCACAGGTTTTGATACAACCTCTTTTGCCGGTTCTGTTTTTAGAACTGGTTCACTGACAGCTATTTGCTGTCCGGTCAATTCAATTTCGTTGAGTTGCCGCGCCTGATCCGGTACATCTGCTTTGTGTAGCTGCGCGACCAACAAAACTGATAGGCAGGCCGATACCACGATCAGCCCCTGTTCAATCCGTTTGGTCATTAGTTTTACTCTTATTCGAGCGGAATCGCATACGGCTCAGATGTGATTTTGTCATAGATATGACGCATTCGATCTTCTGGGCAGCGAGCCATCAACTGGCGATAGCTCATGTACGTGAATCGCGCCCCAGTGATGGTAACCGGGGGTTCTCGCAATTCATTGATAAACGCAACAAAATACTCGTCGTTCTCAGCGGTATCATCGATACCGAATTTGAACAAAATGCTACGAATCACCAACAGGGTTTCGATAATTTCTTCACGTTTAGCACGTTGGACATCACGTTTTGACAATTCAGACACTTACAACAACCCCCGGCAAAAACGGCCCGATCATTCAGGCCGTGCGATTAATACTGGAACCTTAAATCTGTTCCAAATCTTCTATGAACAACCCAGCAGGGGTCGCATTTTTCCAGTAATTCCGTTTTGAGTCAAGGGCTTTCGCCTTGCCCATCTGGACTACAATTTCATCCTTGGTCAGCGAGTAGAATTCCATTCCTAATAGACTCGGAACAATATCCTTATCGAAGGTAGCGGTCAACTCCTTTGTGAGTGCCGCTTTAGTTTTCCCTTTAAAATCAAGCTTCTGGTCGAGGATCATACCGATAAACTTGATCTTTGCAACCGCTACCTTGAAATTATGTTCCGATTCCGCCAATTGCTTTGCGATCCTATCGGAATAGAATGGCAAACGGAAGTCGCAAAACTCCCTAACAACCTCATGCGGCCCACTGAATTTCCGCAGCTTACGATCCTGATCCAGTACCGTAAGGTTTTCTGTGAAAGACGAACGCAGCTTGAACAATTTGATCAATTCTTCGTTCGACTTTGTATCAAATCCACGCTTCAAATCCACAATGAATCTAAAGCCGTGGTCGCCGCAATCCTCGTCGTAACGCAGGATCAGCCCGTTTTCTTGCAGCTCGTCTAGAACCGCGATGTATTTCACCCGGTCGTACTTGAACGGTACTTCACTGATGATGGCGGTAGTCTTACCTTTCAGTTCGATAATACCAACCTGATCAAACCCACCTTTTGGGTTACGTTCGATCTTACCCTTGAAGCCGTAGAATGTCGGGATTACATCAATTGAATCGATGTCCTTACCCTGTACATATTTGATGCAAAGGTTTTTTACATCATTTAATGCATACGGTGGGATGTCCGTCGCATACCCAGTTGCAACCCCGGAAACACCATTGACCAAAACCATCGGGATGATTGGCAGGTAGTATTTCGGTGGGATGTGTTCCGGGTCTTCATGAGCTGGACAAAGATCGTTGTCTTTGAACAGCTTTTGAACCATCGGGTGAACCTGTGCGAACACATACCGAGGGGCTGACGGCTCTTGAACCAGTCGGTCGCCAAAGTTACCGTCGCCAAGCAGGCATGGTTGGTTGTTCGACCAATCCGCAGCCATCTTTTGAGCGGTTTCCTGTGCGGCTGCATCGCCGTGGTGATAGCCGTATTCAGCAATCGCCGCCAATGACGACACCTTGAGCCAGCGATTTGATGCATTCTTAAACGCGGAATACATAATGAATCGCTGTGATGGTTTGAACCCGTCAATCAGCGATGGGATAGCCCGCTCGCTGATTGTGTACAGGGAGAAATCGCGCCAAGGGCCAGCAGCAAATTGACTTAATGTAGTTTCGGTCATACGTCACCAATTAATTTCTTACGGGCATCACCAAATTTATTGTATGAGCCATACATTGCATCAAATAGTACAGGGTCATCAATCTGTACAGTAATCATCACTGGGTTTGCCAGAATGTCTTTGTACTCAGTTTTCCGCAGCGAACCAAGACCTTTGATGTATCGGATTTCATAGCCTTTCAAACCGCTAGATGCGGCTTCGTAATCAGCCTTGTCATAGAAATATTTCCGTTCATCTTTCTTGGTTGCCACGTAAAGAGGCGTGCGAACAATTTTGATTCTATTCTTTTGATACAGTTCCGGCCAAAGCCAAAAGAAGTTCAACAGCAAACCTTGAATCGAGAATCCATCGATATCTTGGTCAGTCATGATCGCAATCGTACCGTAATCTGGTTCGTCTGCTTTCTGACCAATTTTCAACCCAAGGATATTGATCAAATCGCCAAGCTCTTTGGTTTTCAGAATTTCAGTGGTGGTCATGTCGGTAATGTTTGGAATCTTACCGCGCAGTGGATACCCACCGTAAATCTTTGCCAGATCCTGTGTACGGGCCGAAATGAACGGGCCAATAGCAGAGTCGCCTTCTGTGATGAATAGGGTCTTCTCGCTCGCCTTACGGCTTGTAGCGGGGATGTGTTTTGCAACCTTCTTGGCTTGCAAAGCCTTTTCAGCCAGAGTCGCCGCCCGAGCATCAGCCGCCATTTGTTTGGCTAGCTGTGCCTGAATGATCGGCAGAATCAATGCATCATTTTTCATGATGCCCTGAGCCAGCTTGTCAAACTTGACATTCGCAAACAAACCAGATACTTCACCACGCGGGTTGGTGATTCGTTCCTTGGTCTGAGAATCGAATTTCATGTTCTTCATACCACGGATCACAGACACCACTTGTAGATGGCTCTTAATCTGACCGGGGGTAACTTCGAGCTTGTGTTTCTTTTTGATCAAATCCCGCAGAACATCACAGATTTGACCCAAGACGTAATCAATATGCGTACCACCTTGACTGATGTTCAAGCCGTTGACCAGTGATAGGCAACGGAATTCTTCATCCGTAGAATTCATGAACCCGAGAATGATGGAATCATCGTGGTGTAGAACGTTTTCAGGGGCGAACTTGTCTACCCACGCCTTTGCTGATCCGGTCTTGATCGATTCACCATTCAACTTGAAAGTAATCGCCGGGTAGCAAATCGCCAAATTGATCAATCGGGATTTGATCAAATCAATAAGGGTTGTATCAATTTCTGTAACACCGAACCGTGGGAAATCTGGTTCGATATACACCTCTGTGAATTTCTTGGTCGATTTCTTCACCGACACATCACGAATTGTCGCGTTGTCTTCACATGTCACCACCAGATGCATTTTGCCGTCTGAGGTTGTACCTATGAATTTGGAACTGAATATGTTAGCCAGTGCCGAACCCACACCGTTCATACCGATTGTATCCCGGTCTGTATCAGATCCGAAGTTCGATCCAGCCTTGGTTTTACACCACGCGGCTACAGGGGTATAGATTTTCTCGCCGTCTAGGTCATCGACTAGGACAACAGGGATACCCCGGCCATTGTCTTTGATCCAAAAGCTTTTGGCATCGACCTTGATATCAATCGCATTGGCAAATTCGCCATTGGTTCGAATGTGTTCATCGATTGAGTTGTCAATCAGTTCGTTGATGATCTTGAACAGACCCGGTACGAATTTCGCGCTTGTCCACTGATAATTCAGGAACAAGGATTGGGTTTCTTCAACCACCGATCCGCAGTACATTCCCGGTCGTAGCAGGATATGGGCCTTATCATCTAGAATCTTGAAGCTCATTAGTGATTCCTTTAAAATAGAAAAGGGATTCTATCACGAATCCCATTTCATCTAAACACATTACAGGTCGGTAATTTCCATTTGACCCATTGCAAGCTTGACGCAGTTCTGCATTTCGATCACAGCCTTGGCAATGTCATGGCGTGCATCATGCATACGGAAACCCGGAATGGTTTTGTATTCCCGATCATCCTTGTACAGCGTAGTCGCGGTCAGATCCATCAAAGCCCCGGAAATGAACGAACGGATATCGCGGGAGTTCCAGAAGGCACCCGGCAATTTCAACCCGACCGTACCCATTGCATCATCCAGAATCGGGATGTCGAAATCCTGACCCCGGCAGAATCGGTAGGTACGCTTTTCACTGCCTTTGTTGACACCACGCTCTGACAGATATTCCAGAATCTGTTTCGAACCTTCTTCAATGCTCACGTCTTTCGCAGATGGCATCAGTTCTTTACGAACCACATCATCCTGACGTTTCCACCAAGCCAGTGTGTCGGGATCGATCTTACGACCTTCATCCTTCTGTTGCTTCACACTGAATTTGATGTAAAGGGCATCGTTGACATATTCGTCAAACGTTTTTGTTTCGTTGAAGTCAAAAACCAGAAACGCCGCCGATACGATTACACAACCGGGCTTTGTGCCCAAGGTTTCGATATCGAAACCATACAGTTTGCTATCGTTACCGACTGTCAGCATTAAAGCGCACCAACCATATGCAGGTCGGCTTCTTTCACGAATACACCGTCGATCATTTTACCTTTACGGTCTTTGATCACGTTGTACGATGCCAGCAAAGCGTCATCAAAGGTTTCTTCGATCAGCAAGCAGCCAGCCAGTGCGCAGACCAGACCCAGACCATGACCAATACCAGCTTTCGCCAGTGGCAGGTTTTTCTTGTTGATACCGGTAGCCAGTTTACCGAAGTTGGTAACAAGGGCACGGATATAGGTCGAATACTCAGCTTCGTCCTCGAAGTACACCAATGTTGCACCCAGACCCGAGGCGTATTCGAAACATTCCTCGACTGTAAGGCCCATCTGTGCTGCCAGAATGGTCAGAACCACCGCAGTATCACCGATACCGTCTTTGATTTCGGCGTAGTTGCTTTCTTCCATGCCGGTAGTGATTTCGCTGAATTCCTCAATCAGTTTCGAGAACTGATCTTTCGGAGTCGCACCCAGAATCAGATTGCGGTCGGAACCCCATTGGCGGATCAGATCGAATACAGGTACGGTAGCGAGGGTAATAGGAGTTGTCATAAAGGTGCTTTCTTCCAAAGATTAAATTCAAGTTGAGCTTGTAGCCCGGACACAATATTTGATTCAAAATAACGCTGAATCTCACGGGCGGATATCCCATTCTTGATGCACTCATTGACATCTTTGAATTTGTAGGGCCATCCACGCCAGTTCACAAACTTTGCCTTGCGATCAATCAATTGTTGATATCGTCGCAGGACTGAAACATTTCGCGGCTCATTATCGAGCGAGAACACCCAATCATACCCTTCCGGTAGATCATTAGGGTTCGCAGTGCCCCCGAGAATCGCCGTAGTGTTGCTTAAACACATTGCATCAAATGCACCTTCCAACAGGAATACCGGCGCATTCTTTTTCGCCTTGTCCATGCCCCAGATTTTGAGGCAATCTTGAACCTTGACGGTTAGGTATTTCTTTTCATCCACATCTGGGTCGAGACTCCGACCTTGAAAGCAGATCAATTCCCGCTTCTCGTTGTAAGCGGGAATCACAATCCGAGCTTCCTCAGATTTGATTGTTTTGTATGTATCCGGCTCAAATTGGTTAGTCAGTTCTTTCCAGCTTTCACAGAAATACAACTTTTCTAGCCAATGCGTTGGTAACTTCCGGTCTTCGATATAAGCCCGTGCAAAATGATCATGTGGCAGGCTTGCAATCGTCGGTAAATCGTGAACCAATTCTGGATCACCCATATGACGTACCGGCTTGGCTTCTTGGACCGAGCTTTGACGCTTGCCGTTACCATATTCCCTGAATTTCTCAAGAGCCCATTCAGAATACAGCGCTGGGTCATGACGTTTCAGAAAGAATCCAAAACCGGACCCGCATGTATCGTCGTTGAAGCATTTGAACCACGTCTTACCATCATGGCCGATGAACCATGCGCGAGCCTTGTACTTATTCTTAGCCGAGTCGCCGCAGATAGGACATCTAAAGTTGTACCGTCCGGGTGATTTCTGCTTGAACTGATCTAATCGGAGGGAAACCCGCCCGATGTACGCTTGGTCTATATGATCCATCTTACCTACTCAAAGAATTGACCCAATCTTGGGTTAGCCAATTCAATCAAAATGTCGCCGTGGCATTTCTTCGGTTTGCACCAGCAAATCAAATCCTTACCACAGAGTTCATGAATGTCATTGATCAACCCAGATGAATACAGGTACGCACGGAACTTTTGAATTACTTCTGTGCGATTTCCATCAATTCCAATTTCATATGGATTCTCCCATTTTGAAGGGCGACCGATGTAGATCGCCCCACGCGGGAGATTAGACTGATTTTGGTTCCAGACCCGGTTGCACATGTTGTTCAACAAATTTGAGGTAATCGCGTTCGTAGCAACCGGAGCGCAATCCATCAATGGTCTGGCCTTCGACGGTGATTTCTACGATAGCACTGGAAATCTTACGAATATTGACCAGATACAGGCGATCACGATTCGGAGCCTTCACCCACCATTGTTCATGTACCGCAGGAACTTGCCTGACCGGTACTGTACCGCTGGTAGAACTTGCGGTAGTTGTACCACCAGCACCACCGGGATGTTTCTGGAAATAACGATCCAGATTGTCACGATCCATTGGGGAGTTTCGTTCACGCATCACACGTTCAACATGATCCCAATCGATAATAAAATGCTTTGGAATGTTAAATCGATTCAAATCGTTCATATGCATTATTCAGCACCAACTGGTGCCGGGGGTTCTTGAACGACTGGCTTGGTGCCGATCAGTGCCGCCAGATTGGTATGTGCGTTGGTCGCAGCATCAATTTCAGCACGGCTTGCGTCAGATGCAGCTTTCAGAGCTTCGATCTGAGCATCGTTTTCTGCAATCTTGGTGTTGTGGGTTGCTACAGCCGCTTTCAGTTCGCTAATCAGGTCAGCGATACCCGACAGGATTTGATTGACTGGTTTGGCAGCCGAGGTGCCGCCGAACAGGGAGGAAAAGGAGAAAGGCTTGCTCATAATGTAATTCCGGTTGGTTGTTGTCACAAGAGAATTGAACTATACCACTATTTCCGGCGAACCTAAACAGAATCGCCTAAAATTTGTTTTGAAAGGTTTTACACCGAACCCCATACCATCGCATGGAATTTGATGTAAAGCCTCCCAGAATCGATTTGCGGGGCTTACCAGACTACTTTCGCAGCCTCTGGGTTGTCCCCACCTTTCTTACGTCGCCCCGGCACCTTGGAATCAGTAGCTATAGAAGCCGACTGATGCTGGGTTTGAGGCTTGTTAGGTTGCTCAGCCACTTCCGCGAATCCGTTATTAGGAAGCTCAGACCAGCGTTGTAGACCCTTATCCACGGCGATAAAGAACCGGGACCATTTCGACTTGTCACCGTATCGGGATTTCACCTGCTTGAACATCTGTTGACCTTGCTGGGCCAGCTCGTCGGTTTCAACGATACCCAGAATAAAGTCAGCGGTGTGAACCAGACCAGCCGATTCAGCGGTGTCGCCCATATCAATGTCGCTCTTTTCCCACGAACCACGGGTAGTCTGTGCAGCGGACCAGATGCAGGTATTGGTTTCGATAGCCATACCACGCAATTCCTCTGCAATCGCCTTCACGTAGCCATAGGAGTTTTCACCACCGTAGCCGATCCGGGAGCTTGCGCAGATCCCTAGGTAGTCGATGATGATAACATTCGGAACAAAATTCTTCTTGGTTTTCAGCTCTTGCAGAAGGGTACGGAAATGCCCTACGTGCGCAGCACCGGTTGGGAACTGTTTAAAGAACAGCTTACCTAGAGTCTTTTCCTTGAGCTTGGCGATCTTTTGACCAAAATACTCTTTAGGAATTGCATCCAAATCATCCATACTGACATTCAGTAGGTTTGCATCAATACGCTTACCAATGGATTCTTCCGACATTTCCATCGAAATGTATAGGACGTTTAGCCCTTGGTTCAAATAGCCAGCGGCCAAATGACACAACCCCAGAGACTTACCGGCGTTGGAACCGGCTAGAATCAGGTTAAGGGTTTTGTACTCGGCACCACCTTTGGTGACCTTGTTCAAAATCTCAATGTCAAACGGAATCTTGGCTTCTTTGTTGTGATACGACTCGTAACGAGTTTCCCAGTCTTCCATGTAGTTATGGCCGACCGATGTATCAAAACACACGCCCAATGCATCACGCAGCATATCAGGGATACAGCCGATGTCTGCAAGCTTTTTGTTTCGTTTGTCCGGGGACATTTCAGCGTTAGCCTTGATTTCCAGCGCATCTTTCAGCGCATTGTACAAAGCTTGCTGCTTACAGAAATTCTCAGTTTCTTCAACCATGAAATCTGTAAGGGATAGATCCGGTCCAGCGGTCCTGAGATTGTCGATTTGAGCCGACAACGATTCATATACCCCTTCATTCAAAGAGGTATCTTTCTCAAGTAGCAGTTTCAGAACAGTAGTATCAGGGCGTTTGTTGTACTTGTCACCAAACCCCCTGATATACGAAAACATACGCTGATCAGCAAAATCCGAAAAGTATTCTTTTTTCAGATGTGGGATGACTGTACGAAAATAATCTTCGTTGTAGATCAAATTTTGGAAGATACTTTCTTCGATCATGCTACACCTTTAATTTAAATCAATTGGTCTGTTGGTTAGTTCATCGCGTTCAACTTCACGGCGAAGAATGTCTTGGAATGCCCGATTGAGCATCAATTCAATTTCTTCGTTCGTGAACTTGCGTTCTTTGTCGATACACACCCAAGTGCATCGAAGCTGGCCGGTATCATCGATACCAGCCTCCGTCACTCCGATATTCTGTCCGTTTAGATCAAACAGAATATAAGGCTCTCCAGCCTTATTCATTCTTCGAATCCGATAGGAAGTTTTCGAATTCTTCCTGATGGTTCGTGTCAATTTCAGTCGCTTTCAGCATATACGTGTCTTCGACGTAATCACGGAACGACTTGCGTTTCAGGATTTCCATCAAATAGTTATTCGTTGCTTCCAGCTCGGCACGACGGAATTTCTTACCTTCGTACAGGACTTCGCCGGTATCCTTGTTGACCATTTGATAGAATCCTTTGGTCGGACTGACAAGCGATCCTTCCTCAAGCGCCAATTCAAAGATCCCAGACAGTGGCTGTACACCACCGGCAAAACTAACGTGAATCGGGAACTTGGATTTCTCAACCACGAATCGGGATTTCTCCACGATCAACGTAAACTTGAATCCAGTCAGTTCTGTACCGTCCTTGTCCTGCGACTTGGAAATAAACAGAACCGTGTTCGAGGACAACATACCGCCCTGACCACCACCCATGATTTGTTTTGGGAACATACCGATTTCGTTGTATGTGTGGTTAATCACAATACAAGGAATGTTCTTACCTTGGAAATGCGGGGTGATAATACGGAACATCGATTTCAATGCACGGGCACGGGTCATGTCCGCAGCGCTGTTTTCGTTTTCCGCGTTCTCAACTTCTTTCTTCGAAGCCAAGTTACCAACCGAGTCCACCAAGAATACAACTTTCTCGTTACGCTGAATCTCTTTGAGCTGCGCCGCGAACTCGAAAGTCAATTGTTCGATATGGTAAATCGGGATGTGAATCACACGATTTGGATCAATACCAAACGATTTCAGGTATTCAGGGGTAATACCG